TTGTATACTTTTAAAGCAAAAATTAAAATTCGCCATTTTTTAAACACTCATGATATTTTTCAGAAATAAATTTCATACTTTCTTCAGCTTGTCCGTTTTCCATATTATGTTCACTTAAAAGTTTTTCATAGTTCTTATATGTTTTAAATACATTATTAAAAGCTTCTCGATTTTGCTTTTGACCATTAGATAAAGAAGAGCAGAAATCTAAAATATACTTTCTTTTTCTCTCTAAATTATTATCCAATAATTCGGATTCAATATTTTCAATACCTTTAGACATTTTAGTAATCTCTTTATATTGCCAATTATCATGTTTTTCAAGAAGTGAAATTCTATCTTCGATAGTTTCTTTGTCTTCTTCACGCCCAAACTTAATACGAAATCTCTTTTTGAAATATAAACAAATTTCGATAATTTCTTTTATTCCAAATAAAATTGCAAAAAAACCTAAAAATATTAATATATAATTAAGCTGTGTTAATTTTTCAATAGCTTCCATTTATATTTACCATTTCCTTCCTATAACAATTGAAGGAAATTAGATGCTGATATTTTAGTTCCATCACCACCGAGCTTTTGCTTTGAAGCATTAACCAATCCATTGCCATATGTGCCAGGATATTCAACGCCATTTGGGTTATAACCATTTAGATACATTAATATTTCAGCAGCCGTAACCATATATTGTTTTTCACCTTTTTTAACGTAATGAGAATCTAATGCATTTTTTGATGCTGAACCAAATTTCCCATCTTCTACAAGACCTGCTCTATAATCCAAATTCATTGCGTGTTGTAATACTCTTGATTTCATAGCTTTGGTTTCATTTCCGACTTTTCCATCTGTTGCAATATTTACACCGGTAAATTTAATTGCTTCCTGTTGACCACGTTTAATTAATGAATTACCAGAAACAATACCTTGAATGGTTGTAGAAATTGTATTCTGTGATGTTTTAGAACCATCCGTATAGGCAACAATTACATGTTTGCCAGGTGCAACAATAATATCCCCACATTTAATATATTCGGATTTTCCAAGATACTTAGATGCAGTTAATTCTTTAAAATAACCAGTTGCAATTAATGCCTTTCCAATATTGCCAGAATATACAGATGAAGATAACATAGCTTTACTAAAAGCCACATTTACCGAACACGCAGCTAACTCAGAACAATCAATCTCGCATTTTGTTTTTACATTTGCAACTATCCAACCTGTATTTTTTAAAGCAATATATCCAGAACTACGATGTGTTTGACAATACCCAAAATAGTTATTTAAAGCAATTGCTTTCGCAGCGGCACCAATTTTAACAGCTTTTGATCTATCAGTACAACGATATACTCGTGTCTGTCCAAAATTATAAATATTTCCGCACCTTACTTCTTTACCAGTTTGATCACCAGGATTTCCACCCTTTAATTTTCCACGCTCATCAGAGGAAGCCCATGCACACATTACTGACATAAATTAATCCTCCTTTGGTTTCTCGTATGTTAATGCTTTATTAGAATCACCAAAACCTTTAGTAGTAGGGTCTGTAATTGCATTGAAAAGAGACATTAATGCCATTACAACAACATATGGATTACTAATTGCAGCAATAAAAGTTTCCCATACTTTTCCCCAAGTTGTTAAATCAGATGTTTGTAATCCGAAATATGTAAGAATAGGAATTACAATAGAAATAGCAACTTGTGCAATGAATAAAATATTCTTTTTGTTAAAACGAACTTTCCAATTAATCTTCATAAACTTTTCCTCCTTTACGTTTCATCCATGACCAATCTTGAATTTGATTGCATTTAGGACATGGAGTAGTATAACAATCCAATTCTTTATAACATCTTGCACAATAAGCAAAACCACCATCTAATTCTATTTCTGGCTGAATTGGAGTGCTAATTGATACATTTTTAAATTTTTCATTGGTAATGATTTGTTCATGATAGGTCATAATTACACCATTTTTTATATACTTCATTTGTATCCTTTTTAAGAAATACCATTGCAAGAATTGTATTATTTGTTTTTTCATCCAAACTGGTATACATATCTATTGGATAAACCTGATTTTTAATATATAATAAATATTGCTTTGGATTAACAATCCTAACAACTTCATGAGGTAAATAATCTCTTACTTTCTTTAAATTTGTTTTTACCATATTTTCCTTTTATTCCTTCTTATGTCTTCATAGCGTAAAAAATAGGGAACACAAAAACTAAATGAATAGTAATTATGTTCCCTATTAAAATTCTTTAAAATCACTATTCAACATTACTTTTTGCCTCTTTTTCAGCTTTTGCAATAATCTCCTTATTAACAGACACATTGCCTGAATTCTCTTTTTTACTTATTGTCTTTTTAGTTTGTACTTTTGCGTTCATAATTGAAGTAATAGATTTTTTATAACTGTCACTAAAATTGTTCTTTTTAGATAAATCAAGTTTGGTTAATTTATTTTTTGCTTCGATATCTGAAATCCTTTTATCTTCAAATGCTGAAGTTATCTCATAAATATCATGGCAATTTTCACTACAAAATGTAAAATACCAAGATTTCTTATTTCTGTCTTCTGCATTACAAACTGGACAAAAGCTGTATTTCTTACCGCAAATACAACAAGTTCTTAAATCTTTTTTTGACATATTTTCTCCTTAATAAAAAGGGCAGTAGTAACTGCCCTTAAATTATTTTAATTAAATGTCATCTTCTTCTTCGTCAATGTAATAAATAGAGAATAACTCAGAATCAGTAGAGCAAGCATTTAACATCATAGCACCTTTATAATCCATTGTCTGAGAATCACCGCCCTGAAGAGCAAGAGTAAATTCTGGACTTGGCATGAATGATGGAATATGAATAATAGCAGCCTTTAAAGTTTCTGTATCACATTTATCAACTACTAACGCTTTGAAGAATAATTCATGAGCTTTCGGGAATTTATTACCAGAGTTAGTAATTTTTGCACCACTATGAATTGTTTTCTTAAATTTAACGATATACTGAGCTTCATCTTTTGCGGTTGGTGGTGTTAAAATATCACTTGCTGGTTTAGCAGATTCTGACGGTTCTGTAACTGCATCTGTATGTTTAATTGAGAATGTTGTAGCAGTAGCATCACCAACACCTAATTTATATTCTTCTTTTCCCATAGAACCTTTGGCAGAAAGAGAATTTACAACAACTGATCCTTCTACATAGTCAGTAATATCTAATGTATCACCTGCTTTAACAATCTGAATCATTGGCATAACAATACCTTTGTCTTTAGTTGCAATTTCAGCATCGGTAGCAGAAATTGCCTCAATAACTGCAAGATTTAAGAATGCATTTGTAGCAGTTACTTCGCCCTTTTTACCAGTATATTTACGATATACTAAGTTACCATCTTTATCGTTAATATCTGTTGAATCTGCTGTAATATCAATATTAGCTTCTGTAAGCTGCGTTAAAGCATACAGTGGTGTACCATTAGATTTTGCACCATAACCAAACTGTAATCTATCAACGATTACGTCACCTAATTTAAATGCCATTATTTTTTCCTCCTTTAGAAATTGTTTTTATGCAATAAAAAATGAGCGATTAAATTTCGCCCATAAAATTGATTAAGTCTTGAGGGATATCTTTAGCTGAAATCATGCCGGAATATAATCCTTTTAATGCAGCTGTTCCCTGTTCATATTTTTGAATTCTGTTTACAGAATCCATGAATTGACATATATTTACTTCTTTCAATTCTTCTAATTTATATTTAAAACCTGGATGATTAACACAGCTAGATATAAGCGGTAAGAGAGTAGAATCATTTTCTTTATCTTTATCTTGTGCCGCTTTCATCTTGTCTTCTTGTAATATCCAATGTTTTGTTGTTTTACCTTTTGCCTTTTCCACCTTTGGATGAACATTCATCATGGTTCGAATATACTCTGCTATTTCCAAATATTCATTTTCGAAAAGTAATATATCTTGAAATTCACTATATAAAGCAAGAGTGTTACATTCTTCGCCATTTCTATTTCGTTCCATATGAATTAATTGGAAATCATTAAAATCATTTTCTTTAAAAATTAATTTCAATGGTTCAAATATAGTTTCATTATTTGCATTTCTTAACAATTGATATAAAATATAAAACACTTCAATATCTTTTGTCTTATTCCAGTCTTTTTTGAAAGCATCATAAAGAAGAACTCTTATAGAAGTAGAATTGTTCAAGAACGGTGATAATGCTCTATAAAAATTAGTTTCACCAATATTTAAAATACCACCGATAGTTGGAATTGAAATAGTTATACCATTTATTGTATAATCCTCACCAAAATACATTTTGAGTTTGTCAAAATGGTATTCTGGATGATGACTTTTTTCTTGTTTCTTTTTTATATCTTCTTCGGCAGCGGATTGAAGATTATCTAGTGTTTCTAATACATCCAAATAATCACCGCCTTATACCGTAATTCATAATAGAAGACTTTCCATCTGTTGTTTTATGAATTCCATTAGTGTCAACAACTTGGAATACAAGAGTGCGAACAATATAATTATTATCTGTCGTTGACTCTTTAGAAGATACAAGATGTGTTTGCATTCCAAATATATTCGACCAATTAAATCGCTCTCTTATTATAGAAGCAATAAGATCGTGTCTTGGAATACCAGTTAATTTATCATTTCTGTCATTACCATGAACAAAAATAGTAAATGTAACATTTGTATACTTTAATGTGTCCTGATGGCGAGGCATTTCATCAAAAGATACTTGGTAACAGATGTAATGTTTTACCTCAGTCTGAGTATCAGGAATAAATAAATAAGGACGGATATTAGATGTTCCACCAAAATATCTATCCCATTCTCCAAGAGGCTCGTATTCCTTTGTTTCTTCATTCCACTCCCAATTGATATTGCCATCATCATCAAAAAGTTCTAGTTCTAATGATTTCTCATTGAGTGCATATAAAAGACATGGATTAAGCATAAGTGCTTTTTCTATTTTCTTTTTATATTGAATATTTTCATCGTCAGGAGTTGTCTTATATGCACGAAGTTTATTCAACAAATCATTCTTTGTAATTAGTTTTTCTGCCATAAAACACCTCCTATTCAGTTAATTCCAGCGACAAAATTTCAGATTCAATCGGTAAGTTATCCTTAATAATTTCACACTTAACAGACAGTATTTTGCCGATAGTAGAAGTGTCGCTAGGAAACTTTGCTTTCTTTTGGTTGTACTCTGTACCAGCTCGCCATGTTACTTTATCAGTCCAATCTTCATCGTCAATAGAGCAAGTCCATGTAAAAGTTGCATCAGCATATTCAGTTGTAATATCTTCATTGGAATCATTAAATAGATTTACTGTGAGATTTTTATAGCTGCCACCAACTTTAATAGTTGAAGTGGATGCTGAAATTCTTGCTGTAATAGAAGATGGGGGAGTGGTTGGAGTAGATGGATCTGTTGGGGCGATTTCTGAATCGAAATATGAAGCCCACATACCAATAATATTACCATTTTCGTCTTTCTCAATATAATCTCTATTGTCAGACCAAACAGTTTGATATATTGTAAGTTTCTGAATCCCGACAGGTTGAATGTTTTCAATTTTTGTACAAGCCCATATCAGAGGGTGTTCAGTAGGAGCACTTACAACAATTCTCATTGTAGTATCTTCGCTATTGGTATACCAGAATTTCTCTGTAAGTTTATTTAGCGGTAGCCAGATTTTATTCTGATTATCTGTTCTTGTAAATACACGATCCGTGTACTGCCCGATTGTGTAAGACGATTGCATTCTTAAAACAGACCACATTCTACGCTTAATTCTGTCTTTACCATTTGTCTCAATCCAACACAATTCATAATCACATGGAAGAACGAGATACTTCGGAAATTGGTTTGCTCTTTCTTCACGGCAAATCAACCATTTATGATAAACTCCTCTATCGTCTGGAATATCAATGTATTCGCCTACAGGAAATGTATTTCCATAAACAGATTTGTAATCAGTTTCAAAATAATATAATTCATCATTTTCTGAAAATCGAACTGCTTGTGATGGTCTAAACTGAATGTAATATTCTACTTGGTCTTTATCCATAGACTGATATGACTTAACAATAAACTTTACATCTATGCGTGTTTTAGTTGTATTCTCATATGTCATACCTTCAGCTAATCGTGGCTGATCGTCATGATAGAAGTCGTAGATATAACAGATTTTACTTTGGATATCGTTGTCCCATGTCCAATTCATCATGTCGTCAGACTGTTCCTTATAAATCTGACCAATCGTTTTAGCACCGTTGTTCTTGGCGTTTGCGACACGCCTAGCTGTTTGTAGACTCGGCATCGCTTACACCTCCCTCAAACATCTGCTTAATATATCCGTGAGAATCTAAGATTGCCCTACGGAATTTTTTGTAACTAAAATGGTCGCTCCTAAAATTATCCATAGCACCTTGTAAGGTTGCCATAAGAGTTACTATAAGTCCGTTATCATTAAATAAGGTTTTTGTGCCACCTAATTTAAACATAACATTCTCAAAGAAGACGAGAAATGCTTCGTCATCTTCAAATATTTTCTCTTCAATTGTTTTGTCTTTGTAGAGCAGTAGTTTGTGAATATCACCATGCATTGCACGAACTGCTTCATTGATTTGCTTGTCTGTGAAGTTGCCATATATGTATTGCATATTAGGACTCCGTATTGATATAAGAATTATACATATATCCGTAATCACGAATACGTTTGTTCAATTCAATTTTCATGGAATCCAGACGGTCAATCATATTTTTATGATTGTCAAGTATCTTCTTTTCTTCCTTGCCACCTATCATTACTGATGTGTGCATAATAGAATCAACCTGTGGCTGTAACCACTCAATCGTCATTCCAAGTACAAGAATTCCTACGACAAAATTCATATCAGCCGTTTCATCTACTGAATTATTCAGTGTGAAATCCAACTGTTGAATTTCATCATCGAGTGTGAGAGAAGAGAATAGTCTACGCACTCTTGGATTAGAAATTACATTATTTAATCGCTCTGTATAAATTTCAAGCAAATCATTTTCGTCAAGAGAGAGTTCCTTCGGATCTGAAATTCGTCCTCTTGTTCGTGAAAAAATTGTTTCGTATGGAAGCGTCATTGTGAGCCTCCTTTACTATTCCTGAACTAATGTAAGTAACATTTTTGTACCAAAAATTTCATCAAGAGCCTTAATTCTGTGAACTGAATCAAGTGCATGAGATTCAATCATTGTAGAAGCAATACCTTTAAGAGCTTCCTTTGCTCCCTTTGGAAGCTTTTTAATTGTTTCTGACATCTGCGGAACAGGAAGATTTAAAATCTCATTTAAGTCACTTGTTTCATACATGGATTCATATAAGTCTTTTACAGACTTATTCTGTTCAACAAAATCTTCATCTTCAATAATAATTCTTGGTGAATAAATGTTTACATCTTCACGAGTTCTAACGAGATAAATTAAATCTCTATATTCAACATCAACTACATCTCCACAATCAGCCCAGCTATAAAGGATATGTGAACGTGCTCCCTCAATATAAAGTCCACCACTTACTAATGAGCGACATGGAACAGTATCTTCAGGTGAGAATGTTTTTACATCTTCTTTAACTTCTGTAGTTCTTGTTATCTTTTCTGTACTACCAGTAGTAGCAGTAGTTTTCTTTGTATATGCCATTTCCTTTTAATTCCTTTCAAAATAGGAGAGTGGCAATCCACTCTCCGTATAATCAATCTATAAGTAAATCTTACAGATCCCACTCACCATGATAACGAGTCATAAGAGTTGCAACACCCATACGTCTCTGTACCTCATAAGACTGCATATCATCCTTAGTAGCACCTTTTTCGTTTACTTCAAGTTCAGTCTCTCCATAGTCAACAAACTTGATAAATCTATCATCAACTGCTGGCATAATATAGAGCTTCTTATTATCAACGATAGGAGTAGCAAGAGACTTATCAGTAAACTTCTGTGGAATCTCCATAAGAGGTGTTCCTTCATAGCCACCGATAATACCTGTGTTTGCAACAGACTCCTTGATTGAATTAGCAGGATCAGCCCAATCAACCTTTGTAAGAGCATTAAGAGACTTTAATGCTGTCTTAGTACCCATGATTACAACACCGCTTTCGTTAGCAGCACCAACCTTTTCGATAATTGCATCAAACTGAGCCTTTGTAGAAGCAGCTAAAGCACCAGTGCCCTTGAGAGTAGCAGGAACAGGAATAAGGTTTACACCATTTGCAAACTGAGAAGAAATGAGTGTCTGAACCTTCTGGATATAAGCCTTAACAACCGCATCCACGAAAGCACCCCAATCCTTACGACCAGTTAAGAAGAGACGAATATCTCCACCAACCTTGATACCATATACTGCTGTATCAACATGATAAGACTGACCAGAACCTAAACGCTGGATGGATAAATCATGTGCGTCACCGCTGACCTTACTTACAGTAAGTAATACTTCATCATCAGCCCAGAATTCATTTACGTCTCCATCTTTCATATTCTTTGACTCAACATAATTGTTGAAAAACTCATTCTCAGAAAGACCATGAGCAATCTGAGTATCAATAATTTCCTCAATTACCTCGAAGAACTGTGTTCCTCTCTCAGAATTTAACGCTCTCTTAATCTGCTTATTAGAAGAATCCTTGGTAAGTCCAAGGTATTCAAAACAAGCCTTTCTAATTGTGTCACTAGCTTCTGCCTTAGAAATTACACGATTAGAATCGGCATCATAAATTTCACGACCTGCACCGAGGTCAAACATAAGATTTTTTACACTTGTATCTAACATTTATTTATTTCTCCTTTCTCAAAAATTAGGCTTTCTTTGTAAGCTGCATAGCGGCAGTTACACCAGAAATGGCTTTGAGTTCAACACCGTCTTTAACAGCGATTTCACCAGAAAATCCATCTGCTGAAATTTCAACTACATCACCAACTGCGAGTTCATAAGCTCTAACTACCTGAGTAGGAGCATTTGTATAGTTGCTTTCTTTTTTAAATGTGTTGCTATATGTCTCCTCGATCATTGGCACCTGGTATACAAACAGGGCATCTCCAGGAGTTACTACTTCTACATAGAAATTCCCATTATTTGCCTTACCAACGACCTTTCCTTCAAATGAAGTAGGTGCTGCTGCTTTATAAAGATCTAACTCTACGAATTCACCCTTACCAACGAACCATCCGTTGTCTACATAAGCACTTGCTGCTTCTGCTAACTGAATGTTATAAATATGCTTTCCACCATCTCTTGCGAGAACTTTAGAAGGGAAAGCCACTGCATGTTTTGCAATAGTCATCTGAATCATTTATTTTTCCTCCTTAAATTTTTGCATTAAAAAAGACACTCAATTTGAGTGTCATTACATTGATTTATATTTCTTGTTTTATTTGCTAAAAAGATTTCCGTAACGGTTATCCTTCTTAGACTTGTTTACATTAGCAAATACTTTTACGGTTGACTTTTTCTGAGTTTTATCAGTGGTAGCTGCAAAAGTTTTCATATTAGAATCCGCATAGATAAGTTTTGCTTCCTTCTCTAAATCTTCGAGAGAGTAGTTATCCATATTTGTATACAGTTTCTCAAAATCCTTATTAATGAATTTTCCTTCTTCATCTTTTTCAGAAATAGAAGCAAAATTTTCATTTGCAAGAATTTTCTCACGTTTTGCATGAAGTTCATTCTTTTCTGCTGTCTCCTTAAACTCTTTGAGTGTAGCGTAGTTTGAACGCATAGACTGTAACTCTGCAAATTCACTATCTGTTAAAAGTTCACGATGTAAATTGTATCTTTCTCCATCAAAAGCTACATTATCACCGTCTTTTGTATAGTTCTGACCGAAGATTTTATCACCATTCCAGTTCTCATATGTAAAATGATCATCGTAAACAGCGTTGATAAAGTACCACTCATTATCAGCATCTTCATATTCAGATAAAAGCTGGTAAAGTGCATATCTTGTATCTTCATGACTGATTTCATATGTACGAACAATCTTTTCAAAAGTCTGACTTTCTCCTTCATTACCATCTGGATCAGAAGCTCCTTCGCCATCACCTTCTCCATCATTGGAAGGCTCACCAGATTCTCCGTTATCTGAATTGTCTCCATCTGAATTGTCATTATCGAACATCTCAGCGAATTTTGCTTCAAGTGTCTCATCTGACATTTCTACATAGTCAAATGTTATATCTTCAGCAGTCTTACCATATTTGGCAAGTAACTCTTCAAATTTTGTCATTTTGTTATTTGTTCCTCCTTCCTTTGATTTTTGATTTATATCAAAACTCTCAAGAATATTAGTTAATTTCTCTAAAGTTTCAACCAATTTGTTGTCTGTGTTAAACGTTACTGTTTCCGCATTTACAGCAAAATCTTCAATTTTGAAATTGCTTCCTGCCATACCAGGGGATACATCCTTTGACAGAAGAGTAAGACCTGATACATAAAAATCATCTAGCTGCAATGTTTTATTGGCAGTATTAAATGATAACTCCCTAATGCATAATTCCACCGAACAATCTACAGTTCCACGTCTATTCAGAATCTCAATTGCATCTTGACAATACTCATCGTATAAATAACCATGTAAAACTGCACGATTTACGTTAGCATCTTCATCATATTCAATAGTAGTCTTTGTACCATCAATAACACCGATGGGCTGTTCTTCATATACAACCTTGTCATTACCATCTTTATCTGTAGTCACATAGTAATCGTGGCTACCGAAGTCTAATTCATCATCTGAGTTAGTAGTGATGTGCGCTAAGATGGGGCGAAAGTTTGCTGATGGGACATTTTCATTGAAAGATTCTTCGGAGATTTCCGACTTGTTGAGATTGACATGATCGTGAAATGCACGACTGACGAATGGAGTAAGAGACTCTTTATGTTTATCTTCATCCTTAGAAGTTTTTTCAAAATTACCATTCATACGAACCATAAGTTCTTTACCGAATTCATTACTATCAAAATGAGCAAAATTATTCTTTAAACAGAACTCATACAGCTCATCAATAGACATAATTCGTCTTTTCTTCTTTTTTGGCATTATTTAACCTATTCCTCCTTTCTTTGTTGATATACCACTCAAAGTAGGAGAGTGGTTAGAATGTTAGCATGTTGCTATACTGAATTTTATTATTTGTATTTTCAAAAGTGAGAGAGTGGTTATTCAAAAATGTTGCCACGTTCCCATCTTGAGATACCAATTTAAAACCTTCTTTGAGAAGATTTTCCTTTGTCTCCTTGTCGGAGGTTTTAATAAAATTGTATTTCATATTAAGATACCTCCCTTATTTATTATTGAGATCCTCGTCTCTTGTGCGAAGTCCAGCATCTGTAAGTTCTGTTTCGTCTTTTTCTTGACCGCCACCTTGATTAGTACCAGATTGCGTATATGAGGTGTTAAATGGTTTCAATTTCTCGCCAAGATTTAAACAATCTTCCTCTAAGAAGTTCATAGCAAGAGTATCTTTCTCAGATACACCATTTAATGTGTTATAAAGAATTTTATTTGGTAATCCGTTTTGGCAAGATTCCAAAATTGATTTCTTAAAGTCATCCTTTTGATAAATAGAGACATCAAAGAATTTAACTTTACAAGGTTCAGATATCCAACTAGATAAAAGTCGATTTACAATCGCTTGAATCTGTGGAATAAGAGTTGAAATAGAAAATGTAGAATCTGCAAGTACGCCATATTTAAAGGCAGTAGAGTTAGAAGCAGAGTTTAGATTTAATATCTGAGCACCACCAGCGGTATTAAGAATTTCTTTTGTAGCTTTTTCAACCTTTGTAACATCACCTGTTGCATCATCTGGAAAACTAATTTCGTGTAATTCACCAGGAACAATAGCAGCAGAGATATAGGGTGGTAATGCTTCTTCAAGCATACGATTGAAATATTGAATCATTATATCTGGATTTACAGCCCAATCATCTACATCATTACCCATAGTTTTCATTTCAAGCCATACCAATTTATAAATATTGGCTGCCTGTTGAACTGCTTGATAATCAGAAGCGTCCATAAGATCAATCAATGATAAGAATATAGGAGTAAGTACAGGAACGATTGTTTCCCAATCCTCAGATCTGAATTTAATACATACATTATATTCTTCGGGAATTAACTGATATTTTTCATTTGTACTTTGATATGTATTCCACATACTATTGAATGGCTCTCCCCAATATTCCAATAGTTCAGAATTTCGCTTAAAATAGCTCATATCCATTGCACATGCAAATGAACCATCAGGAAATACACCTGCGATTCTCATATATGATGGATCTAGCGGAAGAATAAACATTCCTTGTCCTTCAGTATAATAAGCACATCCATAAAATGCGTCTTCTCGAAGTGTTATAGATGCGGCTTTACGAAACTCATAATTCAATCCGAGAGTATCTACAACATCAACTGTTTCCTGATACTTTTGCAATGTGGATTTTACGTCATTATTATCTGAAATTATAAATGGGGGAACTATGTTACGAATAGATAAATCAATTTGATTTGCATAATATTTGCAAAGACGATAGTAGATTTCTGAACGATAATAAAGATAACGGGATAAACTTCTAAGATTTGCTTCACTAGAAGAAATGTTTTTAATATAATCTTTTACATCTTCCTTGGAATAATTACTAATTGTAGTATATGTCTTAGATTTCTGAATATCTCGAAGACTTGTAATAGCACTTGTTGCGTCTTCATAACGTTCAAGTCTACTTTTATTTTTCTCATACCATTCACGCATTTCATTTGCGGTTGGCTGTTTTGGAGTAGAAGAAGTGTTTTTCTTCTGTGAATTATTTATTTTAGCAGGTGCATTAGAATTTGCATCTACTTTCTTAGGTCTAGGCATTTTCCGTTAATGCACCTCCTTAATTGTATTTTGCTTTACGGATTGTAAGCTTATTGATGAAACTTGTAGTATCTTCAGTTGGACGTTTTTTATTTGTAATGGCTTTTCTACGTTCACACATGAGGGCGTAAGAAGCCATACAGCATGTATCATTATGTTACTACCTATAAATAGGCGATTAAGGTACTTCCAAGAGTGTCTTTACACTCGACCTTAATTCTCGTATTTTAATATTAGATTATATTACGAGTTCAGACTATCGCATCTTCATATATTTTATAGAATGAAGTTTTCTCACTTAGTCGTTGCAGCTACCATTACGCTTGCTGTGGATTATCCATCTCTGGACTTCCCCAATTAATCAGAGAAAATTTGCTATTTGTAACTTATCTATTTTCATTACAAAGTACCCTATACAAGTTAAGGCACGGTCATCGTGAAGCTTATTAGCCTTCTCAGGTGTAAGTTCAAAAGAATCTTTTCCAGAATCTCTTTTCTTACGAACCATGTTTACAAGTTCTTCTTTTAAAGCATCAATATTAGCAAGAGCAATCTCATCTTGCCAATCAAGTTTTATAGTCTTTGTATTAACAGATTCGATTTTTTCTAATTCTTCGTTTAGTTTAGTTTCAAACTCTTTTTCGTTGACTTTTTGTTTTCTGAGTTCAGCAGAAATTCTTTCTTTCTCTTTAGCCAATTTTTTTTCATCAACATCAAAAACAGTAAGATAGCCTTTATGGTCATATTGTGCTGTAAAGCTGATTTTATCCTGGTTCATAAGTTCTATCATTGCTTCATACATTTCAGATTTATAACCAGCAGGAGACATAAGATGAACCTTGTCTACTGCATTAGGAAATTTCTTAACATAATCAGCAGAATATTCTTTATCAATTAATCCTCTATGAATTATACCAGCAGAGTCAGTCCAATCAGGCATTAAATAATCGGCTATATTAACCCCTGATCCGCCGCTACCTGCATCAATGTATATACCAACAATATTTCCATATGCGTCAGCTCCACCGTTATAATCAAGAATTACTTTTTTTAAATATTCAATCTGATCTGGTGTCTGCATAGGAGATTTTATTTTTTTACCAACGTCAACAAGATTAATACAATTTACCAATCTCATTCTTGTATCAATACTTCCGTCTACCTGTTCGTATTCATAAATTTCACCAACAAGGATTACCGAATTATCTCGACTTCTAGCAGGATCATATGTGATGACGAATTTTTTATCACCTGTATCATTGTAAAGAAGAGGTTTTCTTGTTTCTTCGTTTCGTGTAATAACACCTCTACGAATAATTGCATCAGTGCCAGCATCTGTAGTAAAAATACAATAATACTCACGTCTTGCTTTTTCTGGGTTTGTTCTCATTTCCGATTCAACAGTATTTCGAGATAGAAGAGGGGTGACTAATTCTCCTCTAAGAGTTGGTTTAAATGCTTGTTCGCAATCTATATGTAAAACACAATAATCTGGATTTCCCATAATTTGCTGTTTAGAAAAGTCACGATACAGTCTCCAAAATTGAGTATCAGTTGAAGAAGCTGAACTTATATAATATTTCTGATATGACAAATCTCGTGGTAAGCACCTTTGACGAATAGGATCTATTGAATTACCATCTACATCTTTACCAGTTTTTAAACTTTTATTTACAACGGCAAATGCACCATATACATTCATCATTTCATCAGATAAGAAACCACTTTCATCAAAAATTACTGTGCCTCGCATACCTCTCTTGGCATCTATATTTCCGTTCAATGTCCTAGTCATAGATCCGTTATAACATGAATAGGAAAACCCATTGGACGAGTGTGAAAATCCGTCACCTGCTGCATTTTTGATTTCTATCTCATTCTTGAATAAAGAACCAGTTGAACCATAAAATGTATCAATATTATCATTAGCGAGTCGTTCCAAAGTAGTGAAAGTTTGTTCAGCCTGACCACCTGTACCGCTTGCAATATATGTCCATACATTACAAAAACACATATCTTTAGACATAATCTCAAGGTCAATAACTGTACTTTTACCATATCCACGAGTACATACTGCAAGTACATTTGGGCAAACCCAACTTCTTTGTACAAGAAGTGCTTGCCCATCTAAAAGTTCTATATTGAAAAAGAGATCTATAGCTTTTACTGGGTTGCATTGCAGATATTTTTGGATTTCAGCGATTTGAATATAAGATTCAATTTTACGAGAAGAAATAGAGTAACCATGTGGTTTTACATATATTCCGTATTGATTATAAAAATCCTTATCATAATCAAGAATTTCATTCTGATAGTAATTCATAATCATTTGTTTATTCTGATTCATTTTCAACAACCTCCTTTGATTCTTCATCAGGAGATTCTTTCTCTTCGTCAAATTCCGCAAAAACAGAATAAACATCTTTTAAATCTTTTAACTGTTCTTCGTTTAGTAAATTATTTTCTTTTAATGTATCCCTCAAATCAAGATTTTCTCTCAATAAGATTCTATTAATTTCTTGATAAGCATCCTTTTTTTTACGAAGACCAGTATTAACGACACGCATTTCAGAAACCATATCCGACCACTCAGATTCATCAAGTGCCAATTGTTTCATAATAGAAGCATCGCTAATTTCCTGAACCTGTTGCATACCTCTACATGTATCAATATCAAAACCATTAACCTCACCACTTCGCAGGTTAAGACTCTTAATTTTCTTGATTTTTCCAGTCCATGTATTTTCACCTTTTTTTGCATTTTTGTTATGCTTTAATGATATACAACTGTCTTGAGCAAGACTTGTGATAACCGAAGTTATTTTACCTTTGCTTTCCTGTAGGGATTTTATTGTTGCAGAATTGCGTTCAATATTTGAAATGTCACACATCAACTTTGATATGGTGTCATCAATTTTAGATTGTTGTAAGAATCCACGAACAATAGAAATAGCAGAAGAAGTACGCATCATATCTTCGTTTGCGTCTTCACTAGAATCTAATAGCCCTAATAATTGAGAATATAAAAAAGGTTGGTCTGCTATATCTTCTTTTTCAAAAGGGTCATAACTGAGTAATCGAATGACATCATTTTTATTTTTTAAAAAACTGTCATATGTATCTAGTCCTGCATGAGATTCAATAAGTTCTTCCTCAGTAGTTGGTTCTTTTGCTGATTCGTTTTCAATTTTATCTTTAATAAAATGGTCTGAATCAAAGTAGGTCAACCCTATGTAATTTGGCATAGCAATCTGACGAGCATATGCAGTCCATACGTTAGATTTAACTTTTCCAGATGCAAGATTCTCAACTTCCTGAATGCTTGAGTCCCATACCTTTTCGAGAAAAGGTTTTCCCAAATATCTAAGGGCAAGTTGTACTGATTCCCTCGTAGGCTCTTGATCAACACCATTTGCAGTTCTCAACGCTATCTTTTTTGCACAGTCTTTACAAATTGGAGTAAGACCACTTTTACTCATAGGATCTGTACTTACATAAAATTTATCTTTAGCTTTATGTGTATCACACATGTAACACCAAGCACCTTCTTTAAGTGACTTGATTTTCTCTTCCTGTGTTTCAACTTTCTTCTTTAATTGTGCAGCCGTTAATTTTGTAGGCTGTGTCTCTTTTGTCGTAGCCAAACTAACGACCACCTCCTTTTATTCCAATAAAATAACACCTATATCAAAAGATAAAGGTGTTCTACTATTCATATCTCCATATATAATTATATAGAGGTTTATTTATAAAATTTCCTACATATGCTTGAGTGCAAAAATGTCTTATTGATGAAAATAAATATTCACTATTTTTTATTTCTTCTTGAGTCCATGTTTTTATAAAATTATTCATCTTATCAAATTGATTAATTTTATAAGATGCTGTTTTGACTCTAATGTCTCTAAGGTATTCATCTGTTAATTCAAAATCATCATTCTCATACAAAAATATTTTTCCTTTAATTGAACGTCTATCATGTTTTAGCACACAAGTTAATGCTTTATAAACAACAGATTTTTCACCATATTCATTCATTATTTCAACAGCATTATTCCATATTTTATTTATATTTCCATACAAATCATATTCAATAATTCTTGGACGTGGTTTAATGTATTTATCCACATAAGTATTAATATCAAATTCTTTACTATAATATTTAGATTCATACACCCATATAAATCCGTGTGCTTGATATTGATCTCCATCATCACGCAAGCAATTCATAATACCACTAGCAGGAAAACCAGTTTCTCTTGCTGCATAAGAACCACTTCGCCAACGCTCAATAATATTTCCATTCAAATCTAATTGCAAAATTGCTTCTGGATTTCTTATATCTGATAGATGTTGTTTACCTTCATCACTCCATGAATAGCCATGAATTCCTTGTCCATCAAGTGTCATATTGTAACCGCATTTACCATTCGTTGCATTGTAATAATTGATCCAGTATATTTCTCTTTCATCAATATTTTCTACTGTACATTCTTCAATAATGTTAAAAATAAATTGACTTTCTCCATATTTGTTCCATGCATTTTGTAAATGTTCATTATGATGTCTGTTTCCATTTAATTCTTTTCTGTGGTTATACCATCTTATTTTTATATCAATACTTTGACCAATATAAACTTTACCATTTACTTTGTTTTCAATTTTGTAAATTCCTACCATTCATCTTTTCTCCAATCTCTCCATATCAACAACAATAATAGAAGAGAAGAGTGACTGGATATGGAGTACAGCCATTCACGAAGATGATCAGTCCTCGTTATTCTTCTCTTAATTCCAACTACCTGCAATCGAAACAGTAACAATCCTCTTATAGTTGGCTATATATTTATTCTCTTTTCTATCTTGATTTTGGGTAGAGAAAAGTGTATACTTAACCCATAAATTGAAACTTGACAACTGAATAGTATTTAAGAATGGAGGCTTCTATGAAACACCCAGTAAAAAGAATTGCTTCATACTTAAAAACAAAGAAACATTTCATTTATAATTTTTTACAAAAGAATGGCTTCTTTGATGAAATAGTTAGAGGAATTGTAAAAATGTTTTTCTTTATAATTATTCTCTACTTTTTCAAACAAGTAGTATGGTAAGCAAGCCTTGGCACAATTTTTGTGTCAAGGTGTAAGCGGTGGAGCATGTGGTTTAATTCGAACATGACCGGCCACATTGGGACTACATTTACTGGGTGTAAAGGGAGCGCAAATAGATACTATTCAGTTTTTAAAGAGAGGTGCAAACCTCTCTTTTATTTTTGTACTTAACGGTTAGAGTTGGATTTGAACCAACGGTACAAATATATGCACACTTCCTTAGCAGGGAAGCACCATAAACTAGACTCGGACATCTGACCATAATAAAAGAGCCATCTCAACACATGAAATGACTCTTTCTTCCAAATATTTAATAATCAATCACCAAACTGATTATAATTTGATAGGGTGGAAGAATACCACCCATTATTTTACAGAATAACTTCTGTTTTACCTTCAAACTTAGTATTTAAAGCACGAATCTCGGCAAGCTTCTTACCGATTTCTTCCTGAATCTTAGTAGCGAAAAGTTCAACTTTTGCCTTACCAAGTTTCTCAACACTATCAAAAGGTGCTTTGACTTCTGATTCTGGAATCTTTGTAACATCTATAGAGAATGTAATATGAAGGTTTTCATCTACAACGAATGACTGGTTGATAATATCTTTTAATTCAACAGAGATAATAGTTGAATCATCAACTTCACTATCGGTTGTAACTGGATCTCCATTAGAATCAGCTTTCATATTAGATTTAAAGGATATCTTAGAATATTCGATTGTTCTGACAAAATTATGTAACATATCTTTTTCAGTAGCAGCATCAGTATCCGATGTACCTAATTCTGCGACAGAAATATCTACACCAATAATATTTTCATCAATAGTTTTGCTAATATTTAATTTCATGAATTTGTACCCTCACTTTCGTTTGCAATTATTTGGTTATATGCGTCTTTGAAACTGATTACTAAATCCCTTAAAGTATCTTTATCAATAGTACAGTCCAAATTGCTCATATCAATATTCGGATTTGATACCGTAAATTCCAATGTATTTCCATTTGGTGCAAATAAAACTTCCACAGATTCATTGAGTAGAAGAGTAATAGAATCAATTTTATTTCCATTATTCGATGTTACTCGTTTTACCTGACCGACTTTTAATCTATCATTTTCAATAGATAATCTACTTGCCATTATACATACTCCTTTCTTTTATTTTTTTCGTTTTCCTTTTAATCTAACTGGGGTAGTAGGATTCGAACCTACGAATTTAGCAGTCAAAGTGCTATGTCTTACCGCTTGACGATACCCCAATGTTCAGCATAAAGCACTAACTAGCTGATATTGGACTGTAAACATCCAGTTATTCACTAATTAATCCATTTATAAAAATCAGAAAAGACAATTTGCCATTTCTTGCAAAACTCTGTGGATGGTTTTACTCATAATAAAGGTTCTCATTAACGCAGAGAAGCACGAACATCTTCTCATTTCTAAGGCTGAGAGCAACCGATTGTCCTAGATGTCGGTAGAAAGATATACTGCATTAAGGTTTCGTGCGCACTAGAGTCGTTATATAGTCGGCTCTACCAAAATGCAGTAGTAGGGCTTACAATGCTGCATGAATAGCAAATGCCAAGATGTGTATTATCACACTTGTATTTTAGCAGTGAACGCATAGCTTTCTTTTATACTCTGATTCGCTTCCGAGTTTGCAACGCCAATGAGCAGTAGCGAAGGTGTTTTTAGAGTAGCAACTAACTCAATATTTTTATCTCGTACTTTCATATACGGCTTTACGAGTGGCTGTTGCTCACTTATATATTATCTGTTTGGTTGCCCATTTAAGGGTTCTTTTATTTATTCTCTACATTGTCGTCACCTCTCGGCTCAAACAGTTAAGATTGATTAGGAAATTAATGTCGGTTTACGTTGACATAGGTTTTACGCTGTTGAATGCCATCATCCAACATATCTGTAAAGACGCAACCTAATCTTTGTATATAGTAAGTTCTTTCAGATTTATTTACTTTCTGCCTCATTTTTCTCTTTTAAAGCATTGATTTTTTCCATAACTTCTGCCTTAGTTTTAGGTTTACAATAGAAGGAACGGGTTGTTTCTGTTGATTTGTGGTTGGCAAGCTCGGCTGCTAACGCTAAATCGCCAGTCTCTTCATAAACCAAATTTAGACGAGATTTTCGTTGGCAATGAGGTCTATAGTCAGAAATTCCAATGATTTCACCATATTTCTTCATTCTATCTCTGATTGCGCTATCACCCATAGGTCTATATTCTCCATTGTATTTTGTAATTAACAATGAATCACATTCCAAATGGTCATAATCATTCTTTCTCATTTCAAGCCACTCTTGAATAAGTTCTTTTGCAACATTACCGAAAACTACCTGTGTACGATATCCTTCCTTTTCTCTTATATCAATAAACATGTTATGTTCTAAATCAAGTTTGGATAACTGCAATCTTAACAATGCACCAATTCTGTTGGCAGAATCGAAGCTTACCTCAAATAAAATCTGATCTTGAATTGAATACTTATCATTTTCAGATAATTCTCTACGGATTGTCTGAACTTGTTCTTCTGTAAGGAAGTAAGAGTTCAAAATATGTTCCTCATTAGCTTTCTTCATTCTATCAAGTTTGCCGTCAAAAGGATGATACTTAACGAAGCCACGCTTCATAGACCAAATATAGAATGAACTAATAGCAGAGATTTTCATATTGATAATCTTTTTATGATTCAGAAGTGTTTCTTGACAGAACATAATATAGTTCTCCATAATATCAACGGCATTCTCCATAAACTCATCTGAATATAAATCTAAATCACCATAGTTTTCACCTAACCACATAAGAAAATGATGAAACAATCCTTCATATCTTTTATATGTAGTATCTTTAACATCCTGATTTTTTATAATATTTGATTGGAGATATTTCTTATATTTCTTCAAGTTATCAGGATTTATAAATTTTTCCTTATCCTTTGTAAAATATTTTACTCTTGTTACATGTGCCACTAAATCACTTCCTTTCATAACAAAATAGCGAGATAGTAGTTACTCAACTAAATCGCTATTATAAATATTTAATATAATTAGTGGGCAGAGATGGACTCGAACCATCGAAGGTAAAACCGCCTGATTTACAGTCAGGTGTAATTGCCGCTATACGACCTACCCATGTAAAAAGAGTGTGCAGCATACACCACACACTCTTACAAATATTTATAAAATCAACAAATTTGTCTATTAAACACTTACACACTTATTTTTATTTGTAACATAAAATGAGTTACAAGCAAAAAGTCCAAAAGCATTTAATAACTTCTCAATTTCTTCATCTAAATCTTCGAAAATATCAAGAGAAATTTCATCATGTGAATGACAATTATCACATCTTTCGTCACAATCATATTCATCACTTGTATCTTCTGCATCTTCACCAATATTGAACTCATGCATAATACAACCAGAATTCTCATTTTCCTTGACAAATGTAGAATCTACATCACCATGAACAAATACAATATCAGTCTCATCAAACGGAACACAATCTGACTTCAAGATGCTTACAAATAAATCATCCATATCTAAACAAAGAACATATTCACCGAAATATTCTGTTAAAATAGGATTTCCAAACTCCTCGCTAGACTCTAACTCGAAGTTTGTATTCTTAATAATCGAATTTACAACATCCTTCATTACATCATATTTTGCAACGACACAAAGACCAACTCCGATATTTTCCTCTACACGAAGTTTATCAACCGTGTCTGCTAAATACTCGGCAAAATCATTTGTATCTGTAAAACCAAATGTTTTCAATATATTTTCACCACCAATCAAATTAAGCGTTTTTAACAGCATCCTTAAATGCTTTTCCAGATTTAAAACGAGGTGCTTTTGATTCTGGAATAGAAATTGATTCGCCAGTAGCAGGATTTCTTCCCTCTCGTGCAGCTCTTGTTGTAGCTTCGAATGTGCCAAATCCTACTAACTGTACTCGATCTCCACTAACTACTGCATCCTGAATTGTTTTGATAACACCATCAACAATAGTAGTTAAATCTTTCTTAGATACTTCAATATCAATATTTTCCTGTGTTTTTGCGATTAATTCTGTTTTATTCATTTTTTAAAATCCTTCCTTTTTCTCAATTATTTTTTATTTTTCAATTAAAAAGAGGGTAGTGTCCATATAGGTATACTCCCTTTGATAGTGGCTTTGTCAGCCAAAAATAATATATTAATTGTAGCTGTGAATATCTGCTTCCACAATTACTCCAAACTGAGCCGAACAGTGGACTACAATTGTTATTTAATTTAGTCAAGTTGTATGTCATATAAGCAAATCAATCCATTATCACTTATAACCGACACTGTTTGCTCAGGGCGATTTACCTTTCTAATTGATAATGCAAATTGATCACTGCCCGACACACATCCCGACTCAATTACTTTCGTGTCATAAACCGTAGTTAAACCATTAGTATGTCTATGTCCAAGCAATACAATGTCTGGCTTAATATTGAACATCATTGTAAAATTCTGCACAACATTACTTGGTGAATCTTTATGACCATGAGCAGCAAATACATTGTTGCCACGAATATTAAACATTGCAATTTCAGGCTCAATGGTATTATCACAAATAGTAATATTTTTTATATTCTGTATTCTTGCCTTTAGATAGAAAGGTAGCAATATGTCCATATTTTCGCCATCTAAAGCATCTTCCTTCTTAGGGGAAATCCTAGAATGATTACCAGGTGTTGTATATACATAGATATGATTAAAGTGATTTGCTAATCTAATTAGCATAGCAGAAATCAGTTCTGAAACGTATTTAAACTGTTCCATAAGATCCATGTTATTCTGTAATCGAAGATTATTGTGAATAATTCCACTAAGAATTTCTCCAATAACTAAATAACAATTTTCTGATTCATGCATACCTCGAATATCTAAAATATCAGAGGTGAATTTTTCGATTCGTTTCTTTAAAATATCTTCATCAAAATCATTCTTCCAATTATGTATCTCAATTCCAGTATGAATATCTGTTAAATGCACAAGTAAATCTGTTGAACTGTTAAATAACGTATAATGTACTGGAATATTCATTGGTTCAACATCTTCGCAAATAATTCTTTTAACCATATCAGCATATGATTCTTTACGAGCCTCCTGCCTAATGAGTTTATTATATTCAACTCTAGCATCAGATAGTTTTATTTTCTCTCGTCTTAATTCCTGAATTTTTACGTCCAATTCACTATTCTCAGACACATTCTGATTTAATCCAGCCTTATACTTTTCATACTCACTTCTCATCTTACCTCCAAACGGAGTAGAAGAGGACTTACGAATAGTGTCTGAATTACAATTAATTCCATATTTATCCTTAATTTCTGACCAATCGTAGTCGTTTTCGCCATCAATTTTTGAATCAATATCTGTGATAATCTTGTCATATGTTTCAAGAGTTAGTCCATATTTTGAAAGTTCTTTTTTGAATTTTTCAATATTAAACAATCATTCACCAACTCTCTACTCTTCATCAGACGGAACATCCAGCTCCTCATCTGTCTTTAACGCAACAGTAAAATCAATTACCTGATTCTTAAATGAAGTAAGCAGATCAGCTACCTTTACTTCCTGCTCCATATCATTCTCATCTGTGTATGTAATAGTAGTACAATCCTCTGAGAGTGTACCTGCCTTTACTGTTAATTTATCTGTAGTTGTTCTTGTGAACTTTAATTTACTAGCTGCCATTTCCTTTTTCCTCCATAAAATTAAAAATTCCCACCAGAACGCTTTCTGCCAGGATTGTAATATACTTGTTTTCTTTTATTCTGTTTTACTTTGATATACTCACGAATCTTCCTAATATAATTTTCATCATAGCTTAATCTAGCATGTGACTCCAAATAATAACATCCACAACGAGTTGGAATTTTATTAGATAACACATTGTCAATAAGCTTGTATGACGGATTAAGATTCGAGAGATGGGTATGCTTTTCTGTATCTTCTTGTCTACAGATACGATAGCCGTTTTCAGTTTTGTCTATATAGAAACCCTTATATTCAATTCGATTTTTCATAGGCAGAACCTACTTGACATATTTATCTTCGATGTAACGTTTCCCACCACAGGTTTTGTAATAACCTATATGTTCACCTCTACGGTCTACATATCCTCGTTTAGTGTTTCTGATTACACTTTCAGATAATAATTTTTCAATTTCATTTTTTGAAATGCACTTAATAATTTTCACTTCTTTCTTGATTTATTTTCTGCTGAATAGCAGAAGAGAGTGAGCGTGGAGGGATTCGAACCCAGACCCACGGCTTAGAAGACCGTTGCTCTATCCATCTGAGCTACACACTCAAAATAAAAAATCCCATACCGAAGTATGAGATCTTTACATTTTACATGCGCTGAGATTATACGCATATTTAGAAATCTTTACGAGCATTATGTATTCTCTCGTTATCCACCATATGCTGCAAATGCACACATATAGTATTTCCTACGATTGCCTTGTTTATAGAGTGGCTGATCTCTATTTCTACGCATCTACTCTGATGTCCTCATTCCATCGACAATGCCTTGCCATAAATCTCCGCTAAGAGAACTGTGCAGATTCGACCAAACACTTTAAAGCCTTGCGAGACTTCTCGGTGAGTGTATTATCCAAAGATTACACTATTAAACCGCTTTCAATACGCATAGATGTTGACTTTCGCTGTAATATTTTTATATAATTTGATAAGAATTATTCATCCAATAATTTTTGATTTTTGCTATCAATTGTTATTAAATCACATACATAGAAAGTTATTCATACAGATGATGTGCAACACCAGAAGCTCCAATTCCTTTTGAGAATAAGAATACTCCACACCATCATATCTTTCGGTTATCATCCCTACTAAACATTCACATAAGCTAATTAGGCTGTTGCCAGTTCACTCACATAAATGGATACCGCCATTGTGTAATAAGCACTCAGACTATATATCCTCCTGATTCATCGTCATATCTTCATAAGTTTGCATGGATTATTTGATTTGCGGTCAAAAACAACATTCTCAGCGGTCGCCCCTGAATGTGCTTATCATCCCTTATTTCATGATACTATTTCCGTGTAGGATTTACTTCGTTACCGATACGAAACGAGTCCTTTTGAGACTCCGATATGTCAGTTTTGCTTGAATTGACTGTATTTCTACAGCGATAGCGTGTAAGACTATCTTTACATACCTCACGATATGCTATCTTAATGGTTGTCAAGCCAACCGAGTTGCTACGCCTTGGAATCGAACCAAGCTTCGAGAGTTTATGAGACTCCCTCAAACATCCAGTCTGCTGCCAGCTATAATATTTAGAGAATAATCGGCAACCATACTTCAAGAACTGTAGTACAGTCACCGATTTATAAGAAAGAGGAGTACAATATGAATATGTACCAATCTTAAAAATGATCTTTAGAATTGTTCTGTTTGAAAACGCCTCGACTCAGGACGACCATAAAGGTTAAAGTCTCTATATCTTCCACAGAAATGCATGGTACAGTCTCGCTTGATGAACTTAACTGGTTTCATCACACATGCACAAGTTTTTCATACAGCATCACATCAACTAACTTATAGCCATATGTTAGACGAACTTTACAATTATATATTCTCTGTTTTATCAGCCAAGAAAGCTGATTTCATTGTTTTAATTAAAATATCCATTTAGCTTTCTATTGTAATAACGAGTTATTTTTGGTTTCGTCCAAATTTTTGCCTCACATTGGATATTATCATATGTATGAATTTCTTTTTCTGGAATATATTTACATTCCAAACTTAATCCATCTAAAATTTTTACCACTGTATTATCAGTGGGAGTAGTAGAAGATAGGTAGGCGAATATACATTTCTCTGCCCTTTTGAACACTTTACGGACTGTCGCTACATTTATATCTTCCTTCTCTGCGATTTCTTTAATAATCTTTTCCTGTGTAATTGTCAAAAATAATCATTCCTCCCAACTGCACGAATTCGTTTTATAATTAAACACATCATTAAAATTAATATTTTAGTATATAAACTATTGTCGATGTGATAATCTCTTTTGTTTAACTTCGTTAATCATCTGTTCTAATTCAATTTTATCTTTACGTCTTCGTTTCCTTTTAGAAACAAGACTATATTGAATATTATAATCGTGAGAACACCATTCTAAATTTTTTACCGAATTATGTGTTTTATCCTCATCTTTATGATTGACTTCATTATATCCATATGGATTTGGAATAAAGGTTTCTGCAACTAATCTATGTACTAGAAATGTCTTATATTTTCCATTTTTACACAATCTAACAGTTACATATCCTTTATTATTAACTGTTAATTTTCGTATCTTTTCTTCTTGGAATCTTATATTATTATGATGATTGCTTTTTATATATCTACCAACAGATTTAATTTGTCCCTTATTAGATACTTCATACAAGCCTTCATAATTTAATATTGATTTCCAAATTTCTTGTTTAAGCATATTTTACCTTTCTTCCCTAAAAGAAACATTTGATGGGTATTTTTCGACCATATTCAATGGACTATGGATTTTTTGATAAAATATAATAATCCATTGGTTGTGGTCGAAAATTAACTATGTCAACTGGTGGGACATTCTCTGTTTTCTCTTTTTTTCACGTTCAATTCTACGTCTTTCGATCTTTTGACAAATTGGGCAACGAATAAGTTTGCTATCCTTATCAACTTCAAACCACTCACCGCAATCAATACATTGAATGACTTTTGGTTCTTTATATTTAATATTATTCTTCAAATTCTCTACTACATATTCTCCATAACAGAACCAAAATAATTGTTTTGCACGTTTTTTATTCTTATATAAATACTGTACAAGCATATCAGCAATCATTTCTTCCGAATATCCAAGTTCAGCAAATTGATTTCTAATAGAGCAAGCTACATAATGAAGATTATCTATATATTCATCTTTCATATTTACCATATAACGATACTTCTTATTCAATTCGTCATACAAATCAGATACTTCTTTAGGACATACAATATCAGGATTTTTCATCATATCCTTATATTTTAATTCTCCAAGTTTCATACCTCTTGTATTAATTGATTTATTAGGAATACGAGAGTAGAGTTTATTTACAAAACTATCATTTCTAGCATTAACTTGTGATTTTTCCTTGTCTTTTGCATATTCAAAGAATGCAGGAAGTTTCTGATTGGTAAACTCTTTAATTTCTTCACCAATTGTTTCTGGAAACTCAGGCTTATATAATGTCTTAGCATAATCAATAACAAAATTATTCTGGCAACATAAACGCTTGACACAATTAGTTGCATGTTCTTTTTCCTTATCTGTTCCATTGATAAATACGTCATTATTCCAGATTTTTGAAATATTGTTGCTATAAATACCGATGTTTCCACCTGTAAATGCCGCATTTAATCCTTCATAAATACTCTGATTATTCAAAATTCTTGGTTCAGCTTTACGCATATTATAATAGAGTGGTACAACACCATTCATATTACGTTCTGCGATTCTTACAAAATCAGGATCAGCAACTACCAATGATTTATCTCCATCAACATCAAACTGAAGAATTTTACTAATCAGGTCATATGTACTTGTATATACCGCATTTGTTGTAAACCACTCTCTGATTTTATCAACTCGTTCTTCATATACTTTATTCGCCACATTAAAACGAATAGCATGTTCTTTGTAGAGGTGAGGACTTCTTAGGCAGTCAAGTTTATCATATTGTTTAAATAACCAACAAAATACCTCTTTGTCTGCCAATAATCCTTTAGGTGTGTCAATGTGTCCAAACCAATACTCACAAGCTGCATAATAATCTGGAAGTAAGAAAGTATATTTTCCATTTACTTCAAGTTTTCCACTTCTATATTTTTTTAAAAGGCTATTCTTTACTTCACGGATCACGTCTTTTGCATATGTATCGTTGAGTAGAGCAGGGTAAATCTTTACTGCTTTTTGAAAAGCTGTCATGTTTGTATTATAAGGTGTAATTCCAAGAATATCTTTCATGGTATCAACAGAGTTACAGATATTTGTGATTCGCTCCACAGACTTTTTTGTAAGTAAATCAATTTCTTCGTCTGTTACATTTGTGAGAGTTTGTAACATCTGATAATTGATTTTTGCATTTTTAATTCTATCTTCCTCAGTGTTACATCTGCCAGCTTGACAATTATATTGCTTAAAATATGTCTTATACTCATCCCATGAATCGTAAAACTTATACATCTTAAATTGACTTTTTGTGAAAATTATTCTAATATCTTCAGCAATTACATCATGGTCTTGCCCATAAATATCTGTGATAATAGGAGAGCAATTATTTACTTCAATAAACTTTTTAAAATCAAATACTCCCAATAAACCTTTTACCCATGGGGCACGAAACATTGTATTTTTCGTCATTACGCTTGGTAATATCATACCAGCTCCATCAGTATGAGTAATCGGAACAGTACCGGTTTTTCTCTCAATCGAATAATCAGTCTCATCAATAAAATCAAATTCTCCTGGCACATTCGTCTCAAAATCATCTACAACAATACATCTGTCTATATCAAAATCATTCCACTGGTCAGTAGCTGAATTCGCCAATGCCATATACGCAAGATGTTTATTAACATTGTTTCCACCCTTTGAGTTTATTTTATCAATAGTAAGACCACACATGACTGTCTTTTCAACTTCATTCCATACTGATTCTTTAATAAAAACAGCTTTTTTCTTACGAATTTGACCAGCAGAAGATGTAAAGTATCTGTATTTTTCGCCATTATACATAAATCCATAAAAAGATAAATCTTTAAATACATCAAAATAATAAATTTGAACTACAATAAGAGCGTCTGTTAGTTCGTCTTTTTTAATGCCGATAATACGTGTAAGGGAAGATTCAAATACTGAAATGATATTATTATCATTTAGTTCGTCTTTTCCTAACTCTCTTAATTCGATTTTTTTATTATATGGAATATTATGCGATTTGCAATACTCGATTTTATTCGATAGATTCTCTTTTTGAATTGTCTTGTTTGATAAAAGATTCAGAAGTTTTTGTTTTGATAAATTTGCTTTCTCTCTTTTGTGTTTTATAATCAGACACCACTTCATATATTCTTTTACGGAATCATTTTCTTGTTCATAGTAGTCTTCAACGGTACAACGTTTCCAATTAGAAAAATCATCTTTGTTGTAACCTTGCGTCACGAGTTCTTCTTCTAATTTTGGAAGCATATTATTTACATAATTTCTTTCACGTCTGTATTTACAGTTCATTTTATGTAAGTATTTTTCATGATTGCTATAAAAATGACCTGTATCTACAGAATACATATTAATCTGTGTATCTAACATTTATACCCCCTGTTTGTTTGCCATTTCAACAAATCTTTTTAACTCTGTGTTGATATATCTGTAATAATCTTCATAGCTCCACTTTTTAAAACATCTGAAAGGAACTTCCATACGATAAAGTGGAATATTATGTTTCTTACAATATTCATTTTTCTGAATATCTCGTTGTATTGCTTTTTGTCTTTGAATTTGTCTTGGTGAATTACCAAAATGATGATCTTTATGTTCCTCATCATCTACTTCGATAAGATAAACTAAAGAATTATCAGAATTTAGAATTGCAAAATCGAAACGTAATTTTTCATTATTATCACCCATTAAATCATCAAATGAGTATTGAATTTCAAAATTACAATGTGTATTTATTAAATAATCATATACAACCTTTTCATTAAATCCCATATTACATATAGGACACCATCTACCTTTCTTTATATTATTTGGCAGTATATCCCATATATAATTGTGTTTGTTGCATCGTACAGTCACATATTCACCTGCGCTTTTATATTCACTAAGTAATTTTCCATCTTTTTCTTCACATAACTTAGCTAATTCATTTTGAAAATCACCTGCACGACCTGAACAATATGGACACCAATGTTCACCACTATATAATGCATCAGCAGTAGTAGTAAAAATCGGATGGTCTGGATTTTCACATTTAAAATGATATATATCTTTTGCCCTTGTCCATTCTGTTTCTAAAACATTTCCACCACGTTCTTTACAGTATTTAACTAATCTGTCGTAATAAAACTGTTTATTTTTCTTATCAGCTTTCTTTGCAGACTGTGATTTCCTTATAGATTGGCATTTCTTACATGGTAAAAAATATGGTTTGCAAATATTTTTAGCATTAATTGTTGTATATGTATCACCATGAATAGGACAGTGATAAACAAGGTCAATAGGGTTTTCTGAACCAATATATTCTCCAATTATATCAACTAATCCATGATGATAATCTTGTACTTTTTTCTCAAACCATTCTTGAGATTTTCTTAAATGTCCTATAATTCATTCCTCCTTCATAAAATTAATTAATATGTTTCACTTATATATTCTCCAAATGAAATTTCTATTTCTCCATTTCTTTAACTTCAGTTCCCAACCATTCCAATAAATGTCTAATGCCGGTTATACAATCATAGTGTGCATACTCACCAAAATTATTTTGAATATATTCTTCACCTTCATAAATTCCATTGTCACATATAGAACAATGATATGTAGTTTCTGTTTCCTTATCATTTGGACAGCCAGGTAGATGACCGTTAATTCTTCCACATAAATCACAATACATATTATTCATTCACACTTTCGTTTCTATATTGTTCATCAATTTTCCAAGATGCTATAATTCTATTAACCACATCATGACTTCTTTCATATTCTGTATCAAAATCAGACTGGCAGATAATACCTGCATCCTGATTTGCATATTTATGGTTTCTTGACTCGATAGTTACTGTTTTGTTCATTTAATAGTTCTCCTTTACTGTTTAAAAATAATTTGTTCATTGCAATCAACTCCTTTTTTGAGTGCTGCGTTAATAGTTTCTTATACTTTATTATTCTCCAAAATCTCTATCTGTTTTCTGATTTCCTCACATGGATTGTATTTATCATCAATCCTTTGACCGTGTTCATCATGAATAAAATGTCTATAATCGACAAATATCTTTGGGGTAGTAAGGAATCTTTTCTCACCATCTTTAATATAAGATTCTCTCTTCATAGGCTGACATTTCACAATTTCAAGTTTTTCTAAAATGTCAACTATGCGCCCTATATATCTTTCAGAAAGTCCAATATCCTCTGAAATGGTTTTAAAATACCGATAACAGCATAGTGGTTTATCCTCTATACGGTTCAGATTGACACGAATATAAGAGAGTAGAAGCAGGATATAAGCAGATGACATTCTTGCAAGATCTATATCCTTACCATTCAACTCTTCCTTGAAATTCAATATCTTGTCCAATTCATCAAAATAGATGATTCCAAAACTATCAGGTACATCAAATTTCTCAATATTTAGCTGCACTTGCTGATATTTCACCGAATTGGTATTTTCTTTTAGACACTTCTCGAAATCGGGACACGATTCAAAATATCCATAGTGAGAGAGAAGTAATAGAACTTCATAATATTTTTGATTTATCTTTCCATTCCTGTAATTGGGTTTCAGTTTAGACCAGTGGCAAAGTTCAGTTGTAGAAAATGCCACTGTGTCATCAAGTGAACGCCTTGCACAAAGATATGAGAAGATTATCACACGTTTAGACGAGAGATCTTTATCATAAATGATTTCTCGTGGGATTTTTACATAATTCAAATTATTGTTTTTCACCTTCTTTCTATTCTAAAATAATATTCTCCATCTTGGCTTTCAAAAGTCGTCAACTTTTACATTTATGAAATTGTCAAAAATTCATTTGGGTACATGTATAGCGTACCCAAAAGTAAAAATTTTCTTCATTTGGGTACATGTCAGGTGTGGATTTGTGTAGGTCAATATCTATATAGACTCATATTATCAAGAGAAGAATATTTCGTTTGTATTTCGCTTACGCTACATACAAACTCTTTAAATTTTTGGTTGATTTAGTTGTCTATAGTATTATTCTCTTTCTGAAGTATCGTTTTGTTTTAAATCTACATATTTATTACAAATATCTTTTACAAAGAATACTGGTAATCTATTATGAAGTCTTTCATATACTTCTTCGTCTGGTATATGTACATAATATAATTTATCTTTTTGTCTTTGCTCTCTGATTATATTTAATTCTTTATTGCATTCACCATTTTTTAATGTATCACCTATTTTTCCACAGATAGTACAATAGCTGCTTAATATTGTGTGTATACTGGTTTTGCCATTAAAATCAAATTTATATTGGGTTAGACATTCTTCATACTGATGTTTATGTTTTGATTTGGCTTTGCTTTTTGAAATATCACTGCCGGTAGATTTGTGATATTTTGAAATTTCGTTCACTGTTTCTTGTTGTCTCATTTACTTAAATCTCCTTCTTTTAATATTTGTTATCTGATTACATAATCTTTTAGGTATATAACATCCTGCCCAGTAGACTAATGGATCTGTTAATGGGATTGCTTTTTCAAGATTGCAATCATATACCATTATGTTGTCTGGTATTTTTGCTTCATAACATGGAACTTTGTGTTTGAGATGGTTAAGAGATTGATTATCTTTATATCCATCTATAAAGAACCATAGTCCTTCTTGTAAATCTTCTTTATGTTGGTTATAGAAGAGAGTGTGTTGTTGTTTCAATTGTTGCATAGTATATTCCATTTCAGGATAATCTTTTGGATTCAAATTTTGCCATATTTCGAACATACGGATATGAAGTGTTTGCTTTTGTGGTGTAAAAGCCGTTGAAGAGTATCTGATGATTTTCATTTTTGATGTTCCTTTCTTGATGTGTGATGATATTTAATTATTCTCTGTTTGGGTTTGATTTAATGCGTAAAAATAAGACAGTAGTTGTATTGTCCTTATGTAATAGATTTGTCGCTGTTTTTATTGGCATAGTAAGTTGATTATATGAATATTGCCTATGGTTTTTGAGTACCCCCTATGTTGGGGTTAAATTTAAGAAAATGAGGTTGATTTTGGATTTTAGTTGTTAGATGGATATTTTATTATTGGATATATTTTAATTGAAATTTGGATTGATTTTGTGCGATTTAGTCTAAGGATTGGGGTGTGAGATGGGTTGATATATAGTGATTGTGATTTGCCGGTCATGTGTTAAATGATAAGTGATGTTGTTTTGGTAGTCTGGTAAAAATGGATATCGAAGAAATGCTTATATATTAAGGATATTTTTGATTTTTAATGTTGAATTTGGATAAAAATGATTTTGATTTTTGGATGGTAAAATGGCTGAAAGCATTGATTTTAGTGGGTTCTAACGATATGGGATACGATAAAGGGGTTGAGGTGGAGAAATTGGGATTTTGCTTGGTTTTGTTTGGAATGTGAGATTTTGGACAGGGTTAGATTTTTGAGTTGGTGTGTGGATGAATCAGCTATAGGGTTTGCTGCATTTCCAACCCATCTAATTAGTTTTAACTACCCCCGATTAATCTAAAACAATGTCTAATAGATATATATTATACATTGTTTTCAAATAGAACAAACGTTCTATAAAATCAGATCTGGACTAACTGAGCAGAACATATTCGAACATATGTTTGCATTATAATTTTATCGTATTTTTTGAAAAATAATACTTGACTTTAAAGAAAAATAATGATAACATATACTCAAGTCAAGAGAATAAAATAATTTTTAAGAAATTAGAAATTGACTATTGACAAACAACAACGTATCTGTTATACTTGTATCAAGTCAAGCAAATACCTAGGAAGTAACGAACTTTAAACTTCTTTGTAAGCAATCCTAGAAAATACTTGACAAACACCAAGCAACATGATACACTTTAAACAAGTCAAGCAACAACGACTTAAAAAATAGGGTGCAAAGTCTAGCACACCTTACACCCTTACATAGTGGATTCACTGAACCCGACTTACATTCTTTATTCTATCACGGTTCAGTGAAAAATTCCACAAAATTTTTATCTGTATAACACCCTCCGGGAAGTTGGTTATTGCAACCTACGCACTTACAGATTATGCACTTTGACAACTTCACAACCCAGTCACGATTGAACGATTGAAAAGTAATTTTTCTAAAATGCCCAAGTGGGGCGGTTAGATTGCAATTTAATTTAGTAGTCATGCAACAACGTGGGAGAAAACGTTGGACGGTAACTGCTCCGTGCCTAAAATAAATGAGACAGGCTTTAAGTAGTTGGTTTAAAGGTTGAATAGTTTACACAATAACTAGCTCTGCCTTGCTTCTAAAGAATAGAAGAAATAGGCATTATAAATACATAGGTTATACATAGTTAGAAGGGTAGACAATTGATTTTACACTACCAGTCTACCCTTTTATAGTGTGTATAACACACTCGACAAATAAAAAATAATGGGAACTACACACATACTCCCAAAACAAAAGGTGTAGAGAATAGGAGCATATTATGGCTAAAAATCAGATTAACTTTTCAAAAATGAGTAAAGAAGCAACCGCACAGTTACAGTCTTTTAAAGAATCAGCACTTGCTATAGCAGTAGAAGATTTAAGATTCAAAGCTGAGATGAAACCACTCAAAGCACAGCTTGAAAACATTCTTGCTAACCGGCAGAATGACATTGACAATGGATTATCTATAGAGGAAGTGTCTGAAAAATTCCCACGGCTCGAAGTAGATAATGCTATTCGTAAGGCTGAAACTGCACACAAGGCTATTGTTGAGCCACTTACAAAAGCTATGAAAGAAACATATATTTTTATCCCGGAAGGTATGCATGATGCCTATACCAAAAAAATCAACGAGCATAAACGTGGTGATTTCCTTGCTGCCATTAAAACATTTCTTGAGAATCTCGGTATTGAGGGATGTTCTCAGGCACAGATTAGTAAACTTGCTGAGAATATGTCAGATATGTTTGGTGCAAGATACGCACAGTCTAAAAAGATTGTAAATGACGGTACACTTCATACAGCAATCAGTAAAGTACAGTTTAATAAGCTTTTCATGGCTGTATTCTGTGATATGTATATCAAATAAGTAACTTGTAAATATACAATAAATCCGCTATACTATAACTAGGAAGGCGGTGGAAGGATGGATAATATGCCAACGGATATTCAATTCAAAGATGACTTACGCAAAGAACTCATAATGTATGAGGATTATTTAGATTTGCTTAAAAATGGAGAAATAGAAAAACTCAAGAAAAAGTTTGAGGATAACATTAAGCGAATCAATGAAAGTTTACAGGATTAGTGCATAGTTAGAGGAGCAGACTAACGCAATTGGTCTGCTCTTTTATAGTGTGCATTATCAAGATAGCACTTGAAAAAAGTCAAATAATATGCTATCTTTGAAATTGTAGAAATGGAGGTAAAATATTTATGATAGTATATTATAAACTTGACACACTTTTGTCTGAACGCAAAATAACAAAAACGAAATTATGTAAAGATACTGGAATCAGCACAAACGTTGTATCTAAAATAAGCAAAAATGAAGTGCTAAAAACAGATACATTAAATCGGATTTGCGAATATCTCCATGTCCAACCAAGCGAAATAATGGAATGGATTCCAGATGCAGAATATAATAAGGCAAATGCCGAAAAACAAGCCATCGAAGCACAAATAGCAGAATTACAAGCGAAATTAAAAACAATGTAATTATGCTCATAGTATCATAAAGCACAAATCAAAGCATCTTATCAATTCGATAGGGTGCTATTTTTATACCCAAAATTAAGGAGGTGAACGCAAAATGAAAAAGAAAATAAAAAAGAAAATAACCTACGCATTGACCACAATCGCACTTATATCTGTAGCTTTTATTCTTGGAAATAAAAATGCAAACCGGCAGATAGATTATATCCCAGTAGAAGATATAGCTGTTTGGTACATAAACGATGGTTATATTACCATGGAATTAAAAGATGTAAATAACCAGTTTGACGATAAATCAAAGGCAGCTTATACAGATATATTGTCAAACACACCATACATAGAAAAATAGGAGGCAAAATGAGTATAAAAATAAAAGAATCACACAAAACTTATTGTGATTATGAAATCGCAAAGGCAAGTAAACCGGCACGGATTTATTCTGTAAATGCAGATATAACACGAAAACCAACTGGAATCAAAACGCATAATAAAAGCAAAGCGATGTTAGCACTTGAGTTAGCATCGCTTTTTTAATACGCAGAAGGGAGAATAACAAAATGGGCAAATCAAAATATGATGCAATCCGCATTGCAAAACAATTATGCTACAGCGAAACAACAATTAACAGAATCAAAACAGCAAAAACAGAAAGCGAAATTACACGGATTTTGCATGATGCAAGGGAGGCAATGGAATGACACAGAAAGCAATAGTATTTCACGCTTATAACGGAATGGAAATTATAGATGCAAGACCAGAAGCAGAAATTGCATATGAAAATATGTGCTGTGCAGAAGAAATTGCATCAAAAAGAAACAAAAGGCAAAACAAAAATCATAAAAGCTTTGCAGAAATATTATCAGCATTGCTTTAGATAAAATAAAATCAAGGAGGTAAAGCATGAAAGGATATAACACACCAGAAGGTTACAGAGGACTTGTAAAAGGTAGATATATGCTCTTTGCAAGCGAAACAGAATATTATGAGTATATGTTGGAGAATGAAGAAGTATGACAGAAAAACAAGTAAGAGAAATTAAATGCAACCTTTGTGTTAATTGTGGAGACAGATGTTGTTGTCACGGAATTGAAAGCTGTAAGGATGCAAACGAACATGTAAAGGCGACTACAAAATAATGTAGCCGTTTTTTTATTACAAATTATTAGGAGGACACAATTATGTGTAAGAGAGTTTATTTAACGGCAAAAGAAGCAGAAATGGAAATGCAGGAAGCACGGAACGCAGAAGGATTTACCGGCAAAATGGAAACTGATTATATTTCACGGATGATTAAGGATGCAAAACGAAACAGTATGGTTGGAGATAAGCTTCAGCTTGTAGTAGATCCGATGTACATTCACATACCTGAATGGCAGAGAAGATTAAAACTTGCCAGGGCATACACAATCGGTAATGCATATAACAAATATAAATGGGATGTTCCGAAGGTATTATTCCACAAAGGCAGATTATATGTAATTGATGGTCAGCACAGGATTTATGGAGCATTTAAAGCGAAAATGGATTCTGTAGTTGTTGAAATTATGGAATGTTCTCTTGAGGAAGCGATTGATTTGTTTATTAACCAGTCACAGGATAGAGCAAAAATGCAACCTATGGATATTTACAAGGCTGCTATTGCAGGCGGTAAGGGAGATTATGTGAAATTACAGGAAATTTGTCACAAAAATAATGTTGCAGTAAAAGGAGATGATGATAATGAAAACACAGTAGGAACACTTACATCTATTTCTGATGGAGTAAAGTTGTCAAAGACAAATCCAGAACTTTTTGATTCAATGCTTGCATTACTTGGTAATCTTGGATGGAACGGATACGCAGATTCTTACAATGGAAAAGCATATACGGCGAAAATTATCCGTGCATTAAAAGCATTATATGCATATTGTGATGGTCGTATCTCTGAAATGGAAACGGCGTTGCTTGAGCATTGTAAAGGAACAGAATTTTTCGTTGAAAACATCATGGATAAAACACAGGCACAGATTTTTGATTATCTATCAGAAATTGTCCGTTATGAAATGGAATCTCCATTCACAGAAAAGAAACGTACAAAGAAGGCAACAAAGACAAGAGCAAATGCCATGTAGAGAATAATATAACGAAAAGGCAAGTGATAAAAATGAAACACAGATAAAGCATAGCTGGAATAACGGCAATACGGTTACATTATAATAAGGAAGGAAGTGATACTAGATGTGCAGAAAAACAAAACAGTTGCGTGAATTTGAGCCAATTCTTTTACGGAATGGATATAGATTCGCAAGATGCAGTGGAAGTCATTTCACATACATAAATCGAACTTCCCATAGAATCATAACAGTAAATAAGGATTTGAACAAAATGGTAAAGGAAAGACTTATTAAAGAATATGACTTGGAGGTGTGATAAATGAAATGGAAAGAAATTTTACGGAAAGAGGATATTGCTTTATTACAAAGCGAAAGTGATACACAGTATGCGGTTGTAAGTGGCTATGATCCAACGCAGCCAGAAGATCAGCAGTGGTTATATGGAACATATTTTACTTATTGGAACGATACAAAAAGAAAGGCAGCCTGTTTACAAAATGCATTAGACCGTTTTAGAGAAAAGACGGAGGAGCATTTTGTTAATAGAGATCAAGAATACCTTGAGTTACACAAATCGGATTTTAAAAGCGATTATGAGTGGAATGAAGTAATTTGTTCATTAGGTTTAGCTGATTGTGACATTGATGATGATTTTGGATTTGGATGTTTTTGCATTGTAGACGAAGAGAGTTTGTTAAAACATAACGAAGAATAATTAGGAGGATTTTTATTATGACAAAAGCAGAATTTGAAGAAAAAAGAGAAGAGTTAAATGACAAGGTTAGGGAAGCAATTGAAGAATTAAATTGTAGCTTTGAACAGTTAGGTGCAGCATCAAACAACGATTATAATACAGATAGCGAAGTAAGCAATGTAATAGATGGTGCCGAAGCTGACTTGGAAAATATAAAACACCACATAAGGTATCTTGAAGATTCTATAAATAATTTGGGAGATTTACAAGACGAATTAAAGTGGTTAGACATGGAATACGATGAGGAGGACGAAGAGGAAGAAAATATGGAGAATAAAAGTACAGAAGAATATGTTATTGGTATCTTATTTCCAACAGATAATGAAACAACAATAAAATATGTAACGGAAGTTCAAACCGACCCGAAAGTAGCAAAATGGGAGGATGGAAAAGAAGCTAAAACATTTTCAAAAGATTATGCAAACGATTTGGTATTTGGATTATGTTTGAACGGACATCCTGCAATTTCAATTATAAAAACCGGGTGTCTTTTATTAGAAAATCCAGAAAAGAAAACCGAAGCTAATTTTGAGAACAATACGAAAAAAAGGAGGATTGTTGAACTACGGAAAACCAGGATAAACCATTAGTATATTATTTGAAAATAATTTTCAAAGAACCATATGAAAACAGAAAGATATGGTATTTCAATGATACCTATTTGTGCGATTTTGTAAATGCACCATTTTTAGATAAATCACAATGTGAAGAATGGAGAAATTCTTTGTTAAAAGAAAGAGAATATCCATACGGAGAAAATATTAAAAGTATCAGACTTTGTGAAACAAGAACGTGGTAAAAATAAATTGATAAAGGAGGTTAATTGTGAAATATTGCGACAATATACTAAGATCTATAGATGAAAGACTGGAAAACTCAAGACGAGCGAAAGAAGTGAGAAAAGCAGTTAAGTTGTTACGACCATTGTTTAATGGATTTACAGAAAGCAGATATAAAACTATAGATGTTTTTGCAACAATAGACAATGTTAAAGGTGATTTTATTATAGTAAGGATTGACGGAACTCAATATGATATTAATGTAACGGGTAAATGTATTCAATCAATGGTACGGTCAGTAGTAGATAGAGTTATATTGAAAATATAATAAAAGGAGATATAAAAAATGCCATTAGATAAAGAGCATAAATGTATTTACAAAGTAAATGCAGATAAAAGAATTAAATGTGAATGTTGTATGTGCAGTGAATGCAAAATAAATCCAAACTATATACCTAGAACACGACTTGAAGAATTGGCAACATTATTTAAAGACGGACTTATTGAAGATGATAAAGAATCTGCAATGGAATACTTTAATGAAGTTTGTGAGATGACAGATGAAGAGAAAGAATGGTTTGGAATTGAAGAAGACAGTCCGATAGCGAATACTAAGTTTGAAAATCCTATGTACAACAAGGGTTATGATGATGGATTTAGTGATGGTGCTAACAGTATAGCAGAGTAAATGCGTGTTTCCTTGGAAGAATGGAGTGATGAATTATGCTTAATGCAACGAATTGGAAAGAATTAAAGAAGCAATTACGGCAGATACAAGGCAAGGCAGTTTTTAAATTAGAACGTGTTAATAGCATGAACGATGGAACATTTTATAGAGTGTTACACCAGGTAAAACCACATGAGTTAGTTTTCTTTGATGGAAAGCAGCCAGTGTATTTACAAGTAGACACAAGAACGGAAAGTGAAATTGAATACTTTGAGAATGGGTTCAGAATTGCAAATTGTACCTATACATTGGATAGAATTATGGAGGTGTAACCATGAATGCTGTACAGGAAGAATGGGAAAAAATGAGAATTGCATATCAGATTAGATATGCAAAAATGTATAAAAAGGTAACAGATAATGAATTTAATACTGATAATCACGGAGCATTACTTGAAATGAGCTATGTGTTGATTGAAGTATTTGGATTAACTGATAAACAGGTGCAGGAAATTGAAAGAAATGACGGATTAACGAATACGGATTTAGAGTCAGACTAAATTCGCATTTACCAGGAAAATGGAGAAAATGATATGATTAAACTTTATAAAGACGAAAAGAAAAATAACAAACTTAAAGAAGTTATTGCAGATTTGAGAAAAACACAAAGACCATTTTCATTCAAGTATTATTTACTTGATGAAAAAATATGGTGGGTTATGGATAACTACAACCTTGATTCATGGAGTATGGCAAGGAAAATTACTTGGATTTTAACAGGTGATTGCAAAAGGCAGCATGAAATTTGCAAAACTCTCGGTAGAGAATATGCAATGTATGATGCAGAATGAAACTAAGATTTCTTAGGAAGGAGTGAATGGAAATGATAACGGAAAATACACGGAAACAGTTAGCAGATTACAGAAAGAATGGTAAGAAACTCAAATATCTTATCAATTATCTCATGGGGTTAGTTGAGGACGAAGATGATTTTGAAAATATTATCATAAGAGAAATGAAAGCACTTGCATTCAATGAGGACGAAATTGTAGAAATGCTTGAATATGATTTCGGATTTGATATGAGTTGGCATCCTATGAGTGTAAATTATGGAAAGTAGGCGATTATATGGCAAAACCAAAAGAGAACGGTTTTATTATTGAGACATATGATGAAGAGAAAGATATGAGAGTACAGTTCAATTATTGGACTTGTGGAAGATATTTTTATTCAAGTACAGAACTTGAAGACGGAACGACAGCAAGAAAAGGCAGGATAAGCGAAAAAGAATATATGGATGCATTAGAAATATATCATAATGCATAAACACAAAGGCAGTTAGGAGAATAATCTACTAGCTGCCTATTTTATTACAAGAAAGCGAGGAAACGAATTATGAAAATTGTAATCAGAAACATTACAAAAGATACAATGGTTGACTTTAATAATGACCATGTAATCACATTACCTATGGATGAAGAGAAATTACGGAATATGTTAGGCAATGACGAATGGATTATTATTGATACACCTGTTGGAGATGAATTTACGAATATTGAAAAGTTAAATGCATTGTTAAATGAAACTGATGAAGATAATTTGCGAATTTTAACAAAGGCTTTTTTACTCAATGAAATAATGGAAAGTGGATTTGATAATTTCGCAATTGTTGATTTTGATGCTGAAACTTCACAGTATAACGGAGGCAATGGAGTCATAGCTGATGAAGAATGGTATGGAAGAGTACTTCATGATTTGGGATATATAAATTTCCCATTTGCATATACAGAAGATATGGAAGACTATGTAAAATGGGAACAACTTTGGTATACAGCGAATAGTGACGGTTGGTGCAATGTTAGATATAACGGAAATACATATCTTGTAAAAAGGTGGTGTTCATAATGTTAAATATCAAATGGGATAACGGAGTTACAGGATATTTAAGCAAAAGCGAAAAAGAACTGTGTGAAAAGATTGATAGAGAAATCAGTGCAATCAATGCAGTAAGCAAAACGGAAATATCTGTAGTAATCAGTATTGAAGGTGGCAATCAATTCCACATAAAGAAAGATACTGGTTCGATGATTGGATATATGAACGCAGAACAGTGTTGGTATGCATTGAAGGGAATTATGACAAGTTTGTTATACATGGAAAGGCAGGTTGATTAGTATGAAAGAGAAAGTCACACGGAAATTTTTAAAAGAAAATTATCATATTATTAACATTGGTAATCAGCCAATGCAAACATTATTTACTTTTGAAGATGCAAGCTATTATTGCACAAGAGTAGAAGGATGGGCTTGTGATGCTTATGTATTTGGTGATTATGTTATTGTAACTGGATACGACTGTCCAGGGAAATTGATTCCATACGAAATTACTCAGAAATATGAAAAGAAAGCAAAAGAAATTTATGAGAAATATAGATACAGAGACTCAAAATATTGGACACAAAAGAGAGTTACTAATACATATAGAAAGATGATTGAAAAATTTATTGAGGAGGTAACACTATGAGTCAATGCAAATTATATACAGCTCATTTAGCTGGTACTTCATATGACGGAAACAAAAAATATGAAATGGTGATTATCACAAAATGGAAAGATGCAACAGAGAATTCATCAGAAGAAGGACACAAGACATATTATTTTACACCTGATAATAAGTATTTAAGCGAATGTATTAAGGATGAAGACTGGTGCAGACGAATTTATGAAACATTTCCACAATATAAGAGATTCAGAATTGAAAGGAAGGTAGAGTGTTATGTTGAAAATTGAAATTAAAACAGGTAACGCAGCTTATAGAGATGAAGATGGCGAACTTGATAGAAGTGCATATGAATTAAGACGAAATTTAAAAGAGATTGAAGAAAAACTTGAATACGGATATCAATCTGGTTACATAATGGACATCAATGGGAACAAAGTTGGCAATTGGACACTTGAAGATTAGCAGGAAATTGTAATTTACAGTGAAATTTTAGAAAGGTAAAAGGTGATTTATATGAAAAAATATGTAGTAATTTGTTATGCAGTACACGAAAAAGAAATCGCAAGTCATGATGCATTCGATAATGAGGATGATGCTTATGCATTTCTCGAAAAGGATGCACAGAATACTTATGAAGAAGAAATGAATAATGCAAATAAAGAAGATAAGGACTCGATTGATTTTACAATCAGTGATGATGGTTCAGCATATCTTTCATCTTACGGTGGAGAATATGAATGGACTTGGGAAGTAATTGAGGTTTAATACAGAGAATAATAAGGCAGACGCAAACAAATGTGTCTGTCTTATTTATTTGGGAAGGAGAATGTGAGATGCAGTTGATGAAATTTGTAACAAGAGACACCAAAGACAAAAACAAAATTCTTGTATGGTGTACGACAAACAAACTAATTACATTCAGAGATTTCATGCAGTATGTATTGGATAATTTGAAAAATCCTAAAGATTTTATGATTATTGATACGGAAAAGGATCTTGTTTATGACATGTATAAAGTTGCAACAGAAATGTATGGAATGAGAAAGAGAACCTTTGAAGAAAGAATGAACGGTGTTTATACAGGAAAATGGGCGAAATATTCTAACGATGAATTGAAAAGTTTAGAGAAAGGAGAATGTAAAGATGATTACACGGAATTGTTTTGGAGAAATTACCACACGAATAGGTAAATATGTCGTAGAAAAGCGATACGATGGAAAATGGGAAATTAATAAAGAAGAGTATTGTTTAAAGACAGCAGCAGTTGTTGGAGATGGTGTTTTGATGTGGATTGGAATTGAACCATTTGATTCAATGGTAAAGGCATATGCATGGTTAAAGAAACATGTAAACGAATTATTGTAGGAGGTAAGCGAAATGATTGAGTTAAAAGATTTATTAGAAGAAAATGAGACACTTGTGACATTTCATCTTTGTAATGAATATTGGTCACGGAATGCAATCACAGTAAAAGGAAGTGATGATATTTCTGGAGCATTAGAAATGACATTACATAGAATACTTGAAGCTGGTGGAACAGAAAATGATGTAAAGCGAATTATGGGTGCTGAAATTCCAACAGAAGATGAGTTGAAAGAACTTGAAGAGTTTGATGAATTTAGCTGGATAGACTTAGGTTATGTATTACCTGGTTTGATTGATTTATGGGAAGAAAGCGAGGTTGATTGATATGACAATGGAAATATTAAAAATCAGAATAGATGAAATATTAAAGAAAATGTGGGGTGTAAATGAAGATGGTGGCATCAAAATTTATACTGACTATAGAGAAAGAGAACTTTCTGATAGTTTTTTAAAAGAGATATTCGAGCATGATAATCCAAGGGAGACATTTAATGATGAATTAGCTGATTGGGCTATGGATTATACGATAGAGTATGGAGAAGATGAGCTTGAAAAGGATATTCGTAAAGAACTGACAGATGAAGAGGAAGAGTATTTTACAGATAATTTTGATGAAATATGGGAATACGTAAAAGAAAATACATATTTTTATTACAATGCAGAGGATTTTAATGATGAAGTCAAAGTAAATATCATGGTGGATTGTGGTAATTGGAATTACGATTGCGTTTGCGATAATGTTCTGAATTGGTATGGAAATTCGGGAGATGGAAGTATTGATAAAGAGTCATCTATGCTGTGGTTAGCAAAAACACAAGGTAAAGCAACTGCATTAAGAAAAGCTTGCAAACAAGTACATAGGGATGACGGATATTATGTAGATAGAGATAAGAATAAAGACAAATTTATTGAAAGCTGCATACAGGAATTTGAAAATCTTCCATCACATATGGCAACTGTAACATTTCTTGTAAAAATGCCGTTATTTGATTTATTTGATTTAATCGAATTACAGAATAAAGAATATGACGAAAAAGGGAAATACGATCCACGAAAGAATGAAAAATCAAAATCTTATATAGTTCTTGGAAAAGAAACAATGTGTGGTTTATATGATTCTTGGTCTGGCGGTGGTTCTGTATTAGAAGTAGAACTGGATAAGGATGTTAAACTTCCTATTAAATATGCAATCTTTTGTGTAGAGGGTTGTAAAATGCATGGATATGATATTGATGAAGTCTATGGACTGATTGATAGTTGTTGGAAAGAAACAGTAAAGGAAATAAAAGAGGTTGCATAAAACCAAAGGAAAGAACTGTTTCATGAGAGTAGAGAAATCTACTCTCTTTTATTATGGAAAGGAGAATAATATGAAAGCATATAAACTATTACGAAAGTTATCTGACGGGAAATTATATCCGTTGTTCATTCACAAAACATACACAACCCCATTTAATGAATGGATGCAAGCTGAGTGTTATCCAACAAAGGGATTTGCAGTTCGATGTGGTTGGCACTGCTGTTTTAAACCATTAGCACCACATCTTTCAATGCGGCTTGCAAACGGAGAACAGAGAGTATGGGTTGAATGTGAAGTGGAAGATTGGGATAGTTACAATCGTCCAGAATCACAAGGCGGTAGTTGGATATTGGCACAGAAAATGAGGCTCGTAAGAGAACTTACAGCAAATGAAGTTGAACAGATATTAAAGGAGGTAGCGTAATATGACATACTACGAAACAAAAATAGGAAAGATTATTGAAGAAGAATTCGATTCACGAATGGGAAATGCGGTTGTTTCTTACATTATGGATAAAGGTATGAGCAACGTAAAGGAGATTACTGACGAGCAGATTGAGAAGCTCGAAGGTAACGGACTTATGACACAGGATTTTGTTCAGTTATTAGTAAGATGTGCAAGACGGATATGTAATGAGTGTGAGTGGATTGAACTGATAGAGTTCATTAGATTGCATTTATGGTGTACTCCAACAGTACATGACGTGTATTTATATAAGGAAGATTTTACTGATGAATCGTTTGCAGAACTACTTGACAATCTGGATCTTGATGAAAGTGAGGTCGGTGAAGAGATCAAGTTGTTTGCAGTAGTTGACAAGGATTGTTTAAGGGAGTGATTGATATGATGACACGAGAAAGATTTGCAGAGACAAACTGGAAAATGAGTTATGAGGAATATCAGAAATGTGATTGTACTAAATGTAAAAAAGAAGAGTGTCCACACAGAGGAGCATATAGAAGAGTACCTGAAATTGATGGTGGTCTTGGTTTATGTCCTAATCTGAAAGGAGAGTGATTAGAATGTACAGAGTATATCAATTAACGGATGAAGAGAAAGATAAAATTGTGCGATGTCGTTGGGATGGAGATACACATTACTATGATGTATTTGAATCACAAGAAGAGTGCGATGAAGAACAGAAAAGACTAGATAAAATTGAAGCAGAATATAAAAAACAGAAAGCTGATTATTTAAAAAATTGTAAGGGAGAGTGATTGAAATGTTCAAATATATTATCAGTTATGATGGCGGTCAGTTAAGAGACAGCTCCGATTTTGAGTGGGGATTATTTGATTCCTATGGTGAAGCTGAAGAAGAAGCCAATAACGCAAAAGAAGAATACATGAGAGATTGGGACATTGAAGGCAGTGAATATGATCCTGATGATTTCTGTATTGAGATTATGGAGGTGTAGGTATGTATCAGCATATAGAATTTATTGATGGTAGTAATCCTTATATTAGCAAAACGGAAAAGGATTTCAAATGGATGTGTGAACATTATGTTCTCATTCCGATTGCAGAAAATTTCTGGAAGGCAACCGATAGAATTTATTATAAAGTAGTTGGCTTTGTAGATAAAGACAAAAGAGCTACTTTTAATAGAAATTACAAATCAAAAGCAGGTGCAATGAGAGTAATTCGGAAAGCAATTAAAGAGAATAAATTTGAGCGTATTGTACTTAGAAAAGAGGTTGAAGATTTACGGAATGATGAACACTTTGATATTTCAGCAAGTACACCTATTAAAACATGGAATTTGGTATAGATTGGAGTGATTGAAATGAAAAGAACACCAAAAGTAATTAAGCAGCAAACGGAAGAATGGTTAGATGAACGGTGGATGATTGCAAATATGAAAGATGCAAGACCACAGGATATGAGTTATTACAATGGAGCTTTGAAAGCTCTTGAATTTGCAGGTTACGAATGGAAACGTAATGCAGATGGCAAGCATACATTATTTAAGTAGATTGGAGTGATGAAAAATGAAAATTACGCAGACAAGGGTAAAACAATATAACAGTACATACAAGACAGTTATTGCGGTAGATGGAGTACCTGTATGTATTACACAGAGTAACAAAAGAGCAAGTGACATTGTATCTTATTTGTCAGGATATGATGTTGAAATTAACGATGGAAAATTAAAGAAGCAATTGGATAAAATTAGAGTAAAGGAGCAATAGAAATGAATAATATTTTTGTGATTGATAAAACAACAAAATGCAATTTAGGAATTCTTGATTTTACACCACGGAAAGATGACAGGATTTCTATGAAAGCATCTGAATGGAAAGAAATAGAAGTAGTAGTTGAGTGTGTATTATATGAACCGTTAGAACACGCGACATTAGTTTTTGTGAGCATTGTCGAACCATACTACACAGCTATGGTAAAAGAAATTAAGTGGTAAGAAATAGCAATTTCAAATGGAAAGGATGGTTGATTTATATGGCGAGATATAAAATGATAATTAATACAGATACATATAAATGCGGAAGATGTAGTAAAAAGAATTGGGAACCTGGAACTCGAAATGATTATATGATTGCAATAAACGGAATAACGAGAACTCTTTATAATATGAGAGAAGTAATGTGGCAACTTGAGTTATTCCATGGAAATTCATTTGTTAAGTCAGAATATAGTGATGATAACCCAGAGGAAAATTATGGACTATCTGATAGATATGTTAAATTCTTAAAGAAAAACACAATTAAATATCACGATAGACTGTGTGAACTAGATAGACAACAGTATTTATCGGGCTATGGATGGATGCAAGGATGTTTTGATGTTGGCGAAATAATGGAAAAATTAAAAAAAGAAGGAACTGTTAAAATTCCGTTTAGTTGGCTCTATGATATTAGGCAGTATAATAAAGCCATGGATGGTTGTTATATGGAAATAACGAAGATTGCGTAAGGAGTGATTTATATGTTAAAAGCAATAAATATTAAATGGGACACAGATGGAGACAAGGAAGTGTTAAATGCTCTTCCAACAGAAATGATTGTTCCTGATGAATTAGAGGAAATGTATAAGAAAGATAGAGAATTTGCACTTGAAGAGATTTCAGATTGGTTATCAGACGAGACGGGATTTTGTCATGATGGATTCGAAGTTGTAAAGGTGATTACAAAAGAGTCTGTTGAGAATGAGTTATACGATTTTTTCAATGACAAAATGGAAACTGGTGATGCATCTGAAATTGAAAGAGTTGGTCGTTATCCAGATATGTATGTCACAGGAGACAACGGAATTGTTATTGATTGTGTAGGTGGAAAACGGATTAGATTGATTATTCAGGTAGATTAAGGAGTGATGAGATATGTATAAGGAAGAAGCAAAGGAAATTTTAAAAGAATTCTTAGAAGATTGTGATAAAACGCAGAAAGAAAAAACAAAAACACCTTTAAGAAAGGCTTTTGATTTAGCTTATAGTGAATTATGTAAAAGCGATAATACTCTTTGTTTTACACAAGAAGAAATTGATAAAGTGTGTCAGGCTATTATTGATAGTCCAGTTGATACATCGAGAGAATTACAAGATAGAGTGTTGAGTATTTTACAAAATAATAGTTATTAAAATAGCACAGTAAACAAGAGTTTCAATAGAAAAAAGGGACAATATTATGAATTATAGAATTAGTAAAAAGATTTATAAAAGAGCAGACTTTAAACTGAAATCGTTCATTGCAGCAAATTATGATAAACGCACGACATATGATATTGCGAAAGAAGAAAATATCCTTTCTGGCTTAGAACGTAGTATTTTTATTTCTAAACAGGATAAATGGACGAAGCGAATAAACAATATTGTTGATGAATTAAAAGCGGAAGAACAAATTATGGACGAAGAAATGCAAGGATGATAATCATATTAAAATTTATGATACGCATAGATATAATAATGCAAATGAAGCTATAAGACAATTTGGTTATTATACAGCCAGAGAATGGAAGATTATTGATAATGTCTTAAAAATAACTATTAGAACACAATTCTAAAAATGAGGTGAATTATATGCACATAACAAAGGAAATGAATATGCATAATTGTCAATTATGTAGAAAAGAATGGCTTGGAAGGTGTTTCGGAAAGAAATATGGGAAAGATGTATCTGTTGATAATGAACCATGTAAGTGTTACGAATTTGGCGGTTCAGAAGAGAGACTAAAAGAAATTGAGAATAATATGAAATGAGGAGTTCCAACGCTCAGGCTTTGTTATAAGGAGAGATATATTATGGTAAGAATTAAAGATGGAAATTATATAGCAATATTCCACGATAGAATGATTGAAGTAAAAGCAGATTCAAAAAAAGATGCTTATAATAAAGCAAAAAGATATTTTGAATCCAGAGAACATAGAGAATTATTTGATGGTGAGCTCAAAGTGTGTCAGATACCATCTATGATAGGTATTCTTGATGAGTAAATGAAACGATGATTTCTTAATGTAAAAGGAGGAAATACGATGAAGCGTGATTTAGTAGATGAATTGTATAAAATCGCATATAAGCGATATAGAGAAAAATATCCAAATAAAAATTTTGCATCTGTTCCAAATTTTTTAGATTCACTTTGGTTTAGCATTGAAGGTGAACTTAATAGAAATGGATATGATGCTGCAAGAAAATATGTCGAAGAAGCAGAGTTAATTGAATTAAAGTAAATGAATCGGCGATTTAGTTAGGAGTGATAATATGAAGGTAGAAAAAGTATTTTGTATAGGACGGAAATATCCAGAAGACTTTGATAAAGAGATAATTGATTATCTTGTTAATGATTATGGTTGCGATAGAGATATAGCTGATATTAGATTACATAATTGTCTTGCTTTTGGATGGGCTTTATGTGAAAGTCCAAAAGGAATTGTTGGAATACAGACTAATTATGACAGAAGCGAAATAAAAGTTGGGCAATGAAACGGAAATTTCAAAAGGATGGTGATTAAATGATTTTATTATTAGGTAAAAATAATGCTGTTGAAAGATATGCAAAAGAGATACTGAACATTGATATGGATAATGATATTGTTTATTATCCAGATGAAACAACACATTATACTGAACTTCCAGAGTGGATAGAAATAGCAAGAGAAGAAAATCCACCTGTTGTAACAACGCAGCGTCTTGATATGATAAATGAATTTCTTCATTCTGATTTAGATTTTAAAGTAATAACAGCAATTGAAGTTGATGGAAATATAAAAGGAAGAGTTCTTGAAGATAAAGAAAAAGCTTTATATTTAAAAGATGTACTTGGATTAGAACTACGATAAAAAGAACTTTCTAGTCCTTTTAATAGGACACAACACATGATATAATATATAATAAAGAAGGTTGATGAATATGGCAGGATATAACGGATTTAGTATGAGTAACAATGCAGTAGCAGCTTACGAAGATGGTGAAAAGCCATTAAGTAAATGGACAAAGGCAGACATTTTTGAGGTAATAGAAGAACAGGAAGTTGAGTTAAAATGTTCAATAGAGAAATTAAAGAAGCTTCCAGTAAAAGTATTAAAGGAAATTTGCTTAATATATTCTTCATGGCATCATACAAGTAACCATTACAATAAAACAGATTTCTATTCATTAGATGTAGATAGAATAGAAAATTTGACAGATGATAAAATTGAAGAATTGCTTTCAGATTATAAAGCAGACAAAAAAGTAGAAAGCAAACCATCAGAAGAGAAATGGGAATGTGCTTTCTTAGAATGGTCTGGCAGTAGACAACATCCAAAAGCAACAGAAGTCATCGAAGAAGGTATTATAAAAGGAATTTGGTTCTATCGTAAGGATGGTTCTAAAAAGAAAACTACGGCAAACGGATTTAGGTTTATAAAACAAATTCAGTAGTCAAAAGGAATTCGATTCGTTTTTCGATAGTATCAATAGCTTTGTCAGATAAACCATTCCATTGCGGTTTTATTGAAAAGAAATCAGTCATTATAATGGAAGCAAAAGCATTAGCATCTACTTCGGCAATTTGAAGGTTATATTCTTCAATAGATGAACATTCATTAGATGGTTTATATCCTGACAAATAAAAATTTTCGTCAGTTTGATATTGATAAATATGACGAAGTTCATGAGCAATGGAAAATACATAATCTGGATTTGGCTTATCTACTTTATTAAGGTAAATTGTATTAGTTTCTGGCTCACATAGAGCCATTGTTGTTTTAGTAGTGAAATGAGTAGTGTCATATGAAATTTTTGGCACTCCTATTTCAAGCAATTCGCAAACGTCTGTTATAAATTCTTCTATCATGGTTAGCTCCTCCGATAAAGAATAGTATAACAGAACACAAATGGAAAGAAAAGAGGTAATGATTATGGCACAATTAATCGGATTTTTAGTGGCAATGTATTTATGTGTGTATCTTCCTTGGAAAGCGAATCAAAAGGAAGAATCTCGTAAGAGACAAGATATGTATAATAATTTAAATAAGAAGTCAGTTGACGAAATGGAAAAATGGAGAAGATAATATAAAAGAGAAAGAGGTTGATGAGTATGTTCGGAGGACTATTAGCGTTTTTAGGAATTTATGCAGGAAGTGCTGTAAAGGCAGCTAAAGATAACTATGATATGAAGAAAATTACTCGTACAGTTGATGAAAAAGGAAATGTTCATTATGCAGACAGATTGTGTAATGAATACATCAACGGTGAACGAGTAAAGAGAGTTGAGACAACAGACATAAACGGAGTTAAGTTATATTCTACAGTTGGAGTAAACAGTAGTAGAGTATATGATACTTCTTATGGAAGAGGTACACAACAGTTATTTGCTATGAGCGAACATGACAAACAGGAAAATCTAAAATACGGGAAAAATGTATATAGTCAATACAATCCATATTTCGGAAAAACTGTTACAACTGAAATCAGCACAGGCAGAACAATTACCTGTTTGTTTAGTGGTAAAAATAGTAAGACTGGTAAAGAGTTCTATAGAGTATGGTATTTTCGACCAGAATGCCAGGGAAAACTTGATTACAATACTACTGTTGATGGCGATATGGGAATTGAAATTACAAAAGAAGAATTTAATAAGTTGAATTTTGGAGCTTTGACATGTACATGTATGCCAAGTGATTATGATGTAGTCCATGCATTATGGGGTGATAGGTAATGAATAATCAGAGAAGAGAAAAGATAAGGCAACTCAAAACTCAAATTGATTTGATTAAAACCGATTTGAAGAAAGTTTCAGGTGAGCTATCTTCTATATTAAACGAAGAACAGAATGCATTTGATAATATGCCAGAAGGATTACAAAGCAGTTATAGAGGAATGTGTTCTGAAGATGCAATTGATAATATGGAAGAAGCGAATGAGAAACTTGACGAAGTAATTGAGTTGTTGGGTGATATTGTGTAGAATGGAAGGAGCAATAAATAATAGTTTCATTTGAAGATTGGAGATAAATTACATGAAAATTGTGAGTGTTGAATGGCTAACAGACGAAATTACGGAACGATTAAATAATGAAAAAACCTGCTATTTGTCAAGTGATAAAGAATATTGGTTATTTACAGATGATAATGTGTTTAATAAAATTGGCAAAGAGTTACATTCGATTTCTGTTGCAGAATGGTTGTATGGAAAGTGTGAAGACAATGATTTATCTACAACATTTATGAATACACAATATGATTGGAGTGATTATAATATGGATGCAGCCTCCGATGTAGATGTGTCTAAATGCTGCAACAATCAATGGGATCAGGTTATGATAAACTATGTGAGAAATGTAGTTGAAGAATCCATTTCGTATAAATTAGAAGAATCGTTAAGAGAAATGGTGAATTACAAATTTGAAATGGATTATATAAAAGATGCTGTAAAAAATGTTTTGGACTTAGAAGACAAATAATAGCCAATGAATCCAAGTTTTCTTGTGGAATTATATACAAAAGAGGTGATTGAAATGAGAACAATGTCGCTTACAACATTGGGTAAATACAGGGAAAATGCAAAACATGATAAAAATATTCCAGATGATGTATTGAAGATAAAATTAAATTGTTTAATTGATTCTGTTGAAAATGAACATGTTTATAATAGAGGCAATATCATTGTATATCAGTTTGGAAATTGTATGTTTTATGTTTCTAAAAATATAATAGTAGATATAAGATGGGAAACATCTGACAAACATCCAAGTAATTATGAAGTTAAAAAGATGGTTAAGTTGTTTTTAAAAAATGGGTTAAATAAAAAAGGAAATAAGTTTGCAAAAGTTAATGAAATCTAAGTTTGCTTGCAAATGGAAAGGGGAAAGTATTATATGACTCAATTAGAAGCATTAAAAGTAGCTTATAAGGAATTATCAAGTATGATGCCAGATGGTGAAAATGATGAAATTTTTGAAGCTGCCGAAGTAATTGAAAAAATGATATACATAAAAGAAAGACAGACTCAAAAAAGTCAACTTAAACATGCACCTATGAGCAGAGCCGATAGGAAATATAAGCGTGAAATAAATTCTATGTTTAATGACTTGTTTGATAACATGTAATGTCAAGTAAATTTAACTTTCTTGCGATGATTGGAGGTAGAAAAATGGAAAATAATAAAGCTATTTGTAGAAAAACAGACGACCACTTTACAGAGGGTAAGGAATATGAATGCACATCAGCATATGCAAAATATGAAAGTGCGGTTGTAGATATTCTTGACAACAATAAAGAACTTGTTACAGTGGAAATAAATGATAGAGATTTTCAGTTTATTTTCAACTAAGAAAGAATGATTTACTTGGAAAATTAGAAGAGGTGATGTAAATGAACAAAAAAGAAGAATTAAAAAGATTAATTGACAATCCTTTAAAACCAAATGCAGTTGAATGGGCAATGGATTCTGAAGATGTTTTGTCAAACATGAATTTACTTTCACAAGAAACTAAAAATTGCATTAACACGATAAAAGATCATGGAGGTGCATTTAAGCAATATAATGATGCTCTTGTTGCTATTTTAAAACGGGCGTATAAATCTATTGCAAATGTAATAACTCCTCCACCAATTAAGTCAAGACATCAAGTGTTTGTTGCAATGCGCTTTGATGATGAAAGAGAACGTCTGTATAAAGAGGTTCTTACACCAATCGTACAAACTGCTAATTATTCTATTGTTAAGGTGAACGACCAAGAATACGAAGGTTCTATTATTGGAAAAATTGTGGATGATATAACTGACTCAACTATTTTAATCGCCGATCTTACAGGGAATCGTGGTGGAGTTTATTATGAACTTGGTATTGCTAAAGGATTACAGCTTTGTAATCATCCAATAAGAACTATACTTACTTGTGATAAAGCATTTTTTGATGATGAAAAGGTTCATTTTGATGTACAAGGTGATAATATTATTCTTTATACATCTGATGAGGATTACAAAGAAAAATTATCTCGCAGAATTCAATCATATAAAAATGAAATGAATGGTTAAAATGACGATTTTTTGGTAAATAGATTGGAGATGATTAAATGGATTTAGATAATATAAATGACATTGAATTGCTAAAAGATATTGCAAAAAGCTATATGATACAAATGAAGCAAGATACTAATGCAAATGATGGAACAGATTATATATTTAAAAAGGGATATTGGTATTTTTTTGATCAATACGAAACTGGGATAACGGTTTATACGGAAGACAGCTCTCATGCATGTTTTCTTGAATATGACGAAGCTGATAGGTTTTTAATTAAGAAATAGAATGAAAAATTGCTTTCTTATTGAAAGCGAATTAAATATAGAAATAAGCATTAGAAGCAGAAATCATCTGCTTCTTTTTTAGTACAGAAAATGAGGTAATGAATATGAGTAAACGACACGACAATACGAGCAGAGCAAGTGAGTTTATCTGCTTAAGATGTCTTAGCAAAAATCAAGTTGGTGATAAAATACGCAGACCGAATATGAGAGAAAAGGATCATGTAAAAAACTTGTGTTGTCTATGTACAAAGTTACAAATGAGAACTAAAAATCTTGAAGTTAGGTGGTGCGATGATTTTGACGAGCGAATGAAATATGCAAAGAAAATTAAGTCAAAATATTATGATGAGAATAATGAGCTGCTACCTGAATGGAAAACAGAGAATATGTATGTAGGAAAGAGAGGTTGATTAATATGGAAAATTATAAAATCGGTTATAATGGTGATGCTTATGTTGAAAATATTCACCATATAGGTGTTGAGTATAATGGAAATTATTATAGCGTGATTTTCGGAGAATATGTAAATGGAGGATTCTTTAGTATTCCGAATTGGAATTGTGGTGGTGAGTTAGCTGAGTTTAGTGATGTCCCTTGGAATACAGAATCTATTCAGAGGTCATTAAAGAGTAAAATGGCAGCTAAAGCTATTGCAAAAGCGATAGCAGATTACACAAAGGAGTGATGAATATGTGTTATAAGATAAAAGTACAAAACAAAAATGCTGAAAAGCTTGATAGGAAGTTGGATGAGTTAAATGCACCACAGTTTTTAAGAGATTACTTGAATGAGTTAGAAAGTAAAAGTGGAGCGTTAAATTATTTAGTGGCAATTAAAGATTTTTTACAGTGGTTGATTGAAAGTAATATCATTAATAAGAAATCAATTTCTGGAATAGAAGTTTCTGATTTTAGTGACTTGCGACCACAAAATATTAGTTCATACCTTAGATACAAGGAAACAAATGGAATGTCGCCAACCACAACGGAAACAAGAAAGAATATTATAAAAAGTTTTATAAAAAATGTATATTCATATAGAGAATGTTTATTGAGAGAACTTTATAACAGTATGGAGGATTTTAGTAAACAAATAAAATATAAAGGGATATCTTCTAAAAACAACTTAACACAAAAACTTCCAACAGAAAATCAGCTTAATGATATGGAAGAAAAAATAATGCGGAAAAAGGATGAATGTGTAAGGAATAGAAACATTGCTATTTTTCGTGTCTTAAGAGGAACTGGAATAAGAGAGTCTGAACTTGCTGGCTTGGATTTATCAGATTTGCATTTAGATGAAAATAGTGAATGTATTGATCTTAATGATATGTCACATATTATGGTTTTACCAAAAGGATATCAAAGAGAAACTGAAAAAAGACCTGTATATCTTACTGGATCTGCTCTGAAAGCATTAAGAGAATGGCTAGAGTATAGAAATACATTGAATAATATTGTAGACAAAGAAGCTGTGTTCGTAAATAAAAATGGCACACGTACAACGGAAAGAAATATCAAACAGATATTTGAGAATTATGGAAATGGTATTACTCCACATATGATGCGACATTATTATGCTAGTATAATGAACAGAAATGGAAATCTTGCATTTGTTCAGCAGCAGTTGGGGCATAGTAGTGTAAATACAACAGTTAATAATTATGCCAATGGAGCTGTTGGCATGAGAGAAAAATTAATGGAGATGTGATTATGGTTGAATATATTGGAAAGAAAATCAGAACCGAAAAGAGAATAAAGGTAATTGAAGTGCATCCATTTGATTTAGTTAAATTTGTGTAATATGTATACGACACTATTTCTTAGTGTCGTGTTCAGATATTAAAATATCATTAGGAGTACATTCGAGAACGTCACATAATCTTTGCAATGTATCAAAGTATATGCGTTGTGCATTACCATCATACAAATTGCATGTTGCTTGATATCCTATTTTTAGTTCTTTTGAAAGCTGATTTCTATTTAGTCCTTTTGCGTCAACTAATGGTTTTATATTAAGTTTCATATATATTACCTCCTTGATAATATATACTTTAGCATATATTGTTAAAAAAATAAATATAATCTTAAGAATAACTATTGACATTATATTGTTAAGGGTGTATAGTATGAAATATCAAAGGTAATCCAAGGTACATAAATACAAAAGAGAGGAGGAACGTACATATGGATTTACAGAGATATGATGTTATAAAAGCGAAAATCAAATATCAAGGCGAAGGATCAGTCCAGACCAAAGAACGTCCATATGTGATCGTATCGAATCCAATTGGTACAAAACACGCTACGATAATTACGGTGATGCCTTTGACAAGTAAAATAAAAAAGACGAATATGCCTGTTCATGGTTGTCTCGAAGCAAACGGAGAAAATGGATTGCAGTTATATTCGATGGTAATGGGTGAACAAATCATTACCATTTCCAAAACAGAGGTAATAGAAAAACTTGGTGCGGTTACAAATAAAGAAGACAGAAGGATAGTCGATCAAACATGCTTCAATGGTCTATTCTTTGGAACTGGGTATAAATTGGAGGAGGCGAGAGCATAATGTACGTTAGCAAAGAAGAAGCAAAAAAAATAATTGACAAAGCTCCTGGTCAGATATGGATTGATTCGTTCAACGGTGTTACGTTTATTCATACAAAACCAAGACAGATTAATGCCGATGAAGGAAAAATGATGATTAATAAAGCTGCCACAGTAGATTATTTTGATAATGACTTTTTTGGTCATCTATGTTTAGAAGGTGTACAAGCGGAGATTGTACACAACATAAATTTTCCACTTATTTTTCGGGAATAGTGTCCTAATTATGGGACACCATCTGATGTATAATTATAATACATAAAAAAGAACAAACAGATGTTCGAAAAAACTATTGACAAGAACGTATGTTTGAAATATCATTATTATTGTAAGAAAAATGGAAATACAAAAAGCAGCCAAGCGATTCAAACGGTGTTGGCGCACCTTTCTACTTGACTGCTTTACCCAATACGGCAGAAAATACCGCAAAAATATTTTACATATTTTACCAATTGTTGTCAAGACTGGTAAATCTATAGCGTTTCTGCATTTTAAATCCATTTTTACAATTAAATAGAGAATATTAATATAGGGCATTCGCCAAGCGGTAAGGCACAGCACTTTGACTGCTGCATTCATCAGTTCGAATCTGGTATGCCCTGTTATAACCGTGCACAATTTCACTTTGAGTAGTGACAAGCACCATTAGCTCAGTTGGTTAGAGCAACCGGCTCATAACCGGTAGGTCGTAGGTTCAAGTCCTTCATGGTGCATTAAAACTAAAAAGAAGGAGATGGTTTTAATTGGCGCAATATGTAATTACAGATGGTAATCGTTGGATTATGCGAGATAGAAAGGGGTGCTACGTTCCAACGTCATGTGAGGCTTTGGCAGATATTTATGGAAATAAAGAAGCCAATTCTGTCTATAACAATAATCTTTCTAAGGCTTTCAAATCGTGCTTTCGTGTGCAAAAATATGACCAGCCACCAGAGCTAATAAAACAAATGACACATGAAGAAACACAAGAGAAGACTGAAAGGGTGGCAATAGCTGAAAATATTCAATATTGGATTGAGAAGGTAAAGGGACTTAATGGATTAGCCTCAGAAGCAGTACATAGAAAGAATGAGTTAACAGACAAACTTAGCACAGTAGATAAAGAAATATGTGACATATTACATTACATAGAATTTTGTAACCTTAATGCTGCACAAGGATATAAAGCCTATAAAATGCTCAAGGAACGGAGAATAAAACGCAGAAGCATTAAGAACGAATTGCAGGTGGTAGACATTATTTTGGGAAAGAAAATTTCTGAAACAGCTACTGATGAGATTGAGAAAGCTATCTCAGGAATGGATAAGCGTAAATATGAACCAAGAGTAATGACTGAATTATTTGACTATTAGGGAGGTAGATAAGGAGAATGTTATTATGTAAAAATTGTTGGACTCAAATGGTGGGAGTTATGTCGTTCTCAAAGGACAAGCATGAAAAATTCAGTCGTTGTCCGAAGTGTTGTTCAGAAACACGACATACAAAAATCAATGATAACGAGTTGAGTTTTAGAGAAGTGTTACATAGAGAAATTAAGAAGGGAAAGTAATTACATAATGGAAATACAACAAATATTGGAATGGTACTGTGATAATGAAATGTATCGGCTCAAAAAGATATGCTACCCAATGTTGATAAAAATTGGGGGTATATCGGACAAAGATTATGACGATTTTTACAGCATCGCTTTAAGTGTATTATCAGACACCGCATTAAGATTTGATCCAGAAAAAGAAATAGATTTTGATTCATTCTTAGCCAGCAACATTAAGCGAAAGTTTAAAACCGAGATTCGTGATCGTAATCGTGCAAAACGTATTCCTGCTAAGAAACTTGAAAGTACAAGCAATCTTGTTACAGAAGACGGGGTGGAGCTTGGAGAAACTATTCCATCAAAGTTTGATACATATGAAACTGCTTGTGAATACTTGTTTGAAGGTACTAAGATTGAAAGATATTTGGACAAGTTATCATATACACAACGTAAAATTGTATCGTTATTATCTGATGGATATAAGGCAAAAGAAATCAGAGAATTATTACATATGGATAATAAGCAATATTCTAATAATCTTGCGGTTATTCAAGCATATGAAAATATAAGAGAATTAATGTAAGGAAAATGTAGGAGGAATTAATTATGGCAAAGAAAGTAAGAGAACAAACAGTATCATTGTCTTCATATTTAGCAAGTGTAAATAGTGAGGATATTTCAGAAAATCAGGATGTACAGAGAATGTTTTGTTGGGACAACCCGGCAATGAATGAATTGATTTTAACAGTTCTTACGGAAGATTACATTCCTCCTATTATTCTTGGTGAAGAAGAATTAGGTGGTGGATTAACACAGGAATATATTGTTGATGGTATACAGAGAACCACAGCATTAAATAAGTTTCGCAATATGAATTGGAAAACAACTAAATCATTTGAAAATAGCGTTATTCAGTATCAAGCAAAGAGAAGAGATAAAGAAGGGCATCTTGTAAAAGATGAAAACGGAAGTATTCTTTGGGATAATTGCGAATTTGACATTAAGAACAAAACTTTTGAACAGTTGCCAGATGAATTGAAAAAGAAATTTGACGATTATCAGATCCGTATTGTCGTTCATCAGAATTGCACCATGCAAGAGATTAGTAAGCTTGTGCGAAGATATAATCGTAACAAGTCTATGGGTTCTAACCAGAAGGCTCTTACATGGATTCCTACATATGCAAGAAAAATCAAAAATATTGCAAACAATGAGTTTTATAAAAATTGTGTTGCACCTTCAGAACCAATGCGTAAGAACGGAACATATGAGCAGACGGTTGCAAATTCTGTAATGACTGTATTTCATATAAATGATTGGAAAAAAGCACCAAAAGACAGAAATGAATATCTTGAGGAAAATTCTTCGTTCGATGAATTCGAAAAGATAAATGAATATGGAAATCGAATCGCAAAAGTTTGTGGCAATAAATTTCAGAATATATTTGTATTCAAAGATATTCTTTGCTGGATGGCTACATTCCATAATTTCACAAAGTTAGGACTCGAAGATAATAAGTTTGCAGGATTTGTAAATGCACTTGTAAAGGATTTACATAATAAAGTAATTGGAGAGTGGAGTTATGACACACTTGATAAAGAAGCTGGTACATCTGATAAAAAGATTGTACAAGCAAAAATTGACACATATACAGCTTTAATGATGGATTACTTACATATAAATACAACAGAAAATGTGGAAGAAAATACGGAAGAAAGTATTCTTTCCTTTGTACGGGAAAATGCAAATTCTAATGCTACGAATGATGATGTTGATTTTTATACAGATATGGTTGAGGATTGTGTGAAGATTGACGCACCTGTATACAAGTCTTGTAAAATGGCATTAATTGCTCTTATGGCATACGCTTGTCAGAAAGAGCAGGATCAAGACTTTGAAAGTTGGATTAAAAATTATAAGATAAGTAATTTTAGCCCATCTCAGAAAGCAAATTATCTCTATCTGAAACGTGATTTTGATAAATTTATTCAGAGGTAGGTAAGTGTATAGTGCTGATTTTTCAATTTTTGGCAAGGTTGTAATATATGATGCTGAGTATACCTGGATTTGATTGGGCGGTGCATTGGTGCTTACGGTGGATGGGTTCGAATCCCATACTGTCCATCAAGTTAGGTATATTCGGTCAACCGTATTAATAGGAAGGAGACCAAGATGAGAATTTATTCAGAAATGGAATGTGATTGCGGATGTGAGGATGGCAAATTTTGTATATATTTTAATAAGGATACCAAAAGTTGTGATTTTCATAAAATGCGTAATGTAAAAATTGTGAAAAATAAAGATAGACAATAGAATTCTTTTCTTTGAATTTCGAGGTGATTTTATGAATAATGAAGATAAAATAAATAAGATTATTGAGCTATTGCAATCACCTGATTTAGATGATTATGAGTGCTACATAGAAATAGCAAAAGTAGTTGGTATTTACAATTATGAAAGAGAAGACAATCGTGATTGAACTTGAAAATTCTCTTTATTTGGATTGTGAGGTGAAAAGATGAAGATAACAGGAATAATTCGTAGAGTTGATGATTTAGGTAGAATAGTAATTCCAAAGGAAATTAGAAGGCAGGTGTTTGGAAAAACGGATGCAACTGGTGAGCCAATGGAAATATTTATTGATAGAGGAAATGTTGTACTTCGAAGATACGAGGAAATACAAACTTGTAAATGGATAAAATACGATTATAGAACGATTTGCCCGAAAGAACATGACGATGCTGATGATCCATATTGGAGGATACCTGAAAATATGGCAAATTTAAAATATTGTCCTTATTGTGGCAAAGAGATAGTTGTTGTAGATAAATAACAGTAAAGTTCGATTTCATAAGGGTTGGAGGTGAATATAAATGGCATGTGATTATTGTTCGTACCGTTATTCTTATGATTGTGATGATGGTTGGAATCGCCATAAAAATTGTGAAAGTTTTAAGTTAGATTGGGATAGTTTATCTGAGAAAGATAAGAAAACCATTCAGAAAATTTTGGATAGAAGAGGAGACTAAGTTATGGAACAGATTCAGGAAAATGAACAGTGGAAATTAAATGGCAACTGTGAAAAATGTAGAAGAAATAATTATTGTTCAACGCCATGTACTCATCGTAATAGGCGAATAAGAGCAGAATTTAAAGGTCTTGTTGCAGATACAATGAATAAAATGACTGGTGGAGTGATGAGAGAGGTTATTGATAAGACGGTAAACGGCATTTGGTAAATTGATAAGGAGATTTATATGGTTACAAAGACATTATATACTTGTCAGTTCTGTAATACTGATTATGCAGATAAAGAAAAAGCAATGGAATGCGAGAAAAATCACAAAGTTTTGGAAACAGCAACAATTATAGGTGACTATAAATCATTAAAATCTATTCCAGACGGATGCCCTACGAAGATTAAAGTGAAGTTCAAGGGTTCAGATAGGTGGATTGAGTATAAGAGATAATTTGGAGGTCGTTTTTATGAGTAATGGTGATATAGCATTAATTATTTTTTCAATCATTGGATTGATTATTTCGTATTCTGTTTTATGTAGTATGCCAGGAGATTTTTTGAAAGCATTTGAAGAAAGTTGTAAAGAGTCAATACATAAAAGAGATGAAGAATTAGATAAGAAAGAGAAGATGAATAAAGAATTGCGAAGATGGTTATTTAAGTAGAAAGAAAACTTCGTTTCTTGCGGAATTTTTGGAGGTATTATGAAGAAAAGAATTAAGGAAATATGTGGAGAATTAGACGGAGATATTTATTGGAAGGATTGTAATTTCTTAGAAAACGAAGATGATGATGAAATACCTACATTTTACAGTAGAGATGATTGTCATTCTATATCTTTTAGAGATCTATTGTTATGGTATTTGCCAAAATTAGGAAGTTGGCAAGATGAACCAAATTGTAATGATTGCGATTGTAAGGATTGTGATAATTTTAGGCATACAGAAAACTGTAAAGAGATGATTTTGGACGAGAAGGTTAAGAAAAGACACTATGAATTATTTCTTGAACTTGTCGATATTTATGCTTATTACACGCAGCAAGATCATGTAAAGTACAGACAATTAAAAGAAAAATGTAAAAGTGTTTTGAAAGAAATTATGGAGTAAAAATATGTCAAATTTATATGTATATCTAATGCGTTCTCGAAATAAGGATAATAAGGATATTCCAAATTTTAAGCAACGAGTAAAAACAATCCTTGAATATAAAGAGAACGAAGACAAGGTGATTGAGGCTTTTAAAAGTTTTGCAGCTAAAGGAGTTCCTGGCGAACAGACAAGAGTATATAGATCAGTTAATTCTAGGAATGAAGAGAAAATCAGAGAAGAGTTGATTATTCGTCTGCTGAGAGATAAGCCAAGTATGACACAGCTTAATCGTACATTAGCTTCAGTTGCACAGCAGGTACAGAATCGTGATGAGAGTAAATGGTTGTTTGATTTTGATGTAGACAATGAAGAAAAAGTAGAAGATTTTATTGACGATATTTATTTTTATTCAGAATTGGATAATCATGAATTGCATAAGACTCCTCATGGCTATGCTATCGTAGTACCGCATGGTTTCGATACAAGAGAGTTGATGGAAAAGTGGAAAGATTATGATATTACATTAAAGAAAGATGAGCTGTTGTTTTTGGATATGATAACGAATAAGTGAGGTTAGAATATGAAAATTATTGTAGATAAAATGCCTAATGAGCCAAAAGAATGTATCTTTTCTGAATGTACAAATCAGTTGCGTGGTAATTATGCGTGTAATTTATATCAAGGAAGAGGATGTGAGCCTAATAGATGTGATTTTTTAAAGCCAATTGCAAATTATCATGCGGTTGAACATATGGGTGATAATGTGGTAAAGATGATTCTAATAGAGTGAGGTAAGATGAATGGTAAATAAATATAATTTATGCGATAAAGTAAGGACAAAAATTCATTATGAAAATGATAATAGAAAAGAAGTAGATGCCTTCATTCGTGGTATAGAACTCGTAGATGAAACAGACGAAATTAGATATAAAATTTGGTTTGAATCAGATAAGTTTGATAAAAAATTAGGTTGCACAGGTTGTATAGGATATATAAGCCAAGAAGACATTATAGGACTTTGTTCTGAAATCAAATAAACAGAGAATAATCTAATATAGAAGTAATTCTATTCACGGCTGATCAGCCAAATTTCCCTGAGAAGAGAGGTATTACATGAAAACATACGAAAAGATTTTATTTAAAAAAGAAGCAGAGTCTCCTTTGGCTTGGAGAAGTGATAAAAAAGCCAAAACATGTATTGAAGTTATATTCTTCTTTGATTTTAAAGAAGGTGCAAGATTTACAGTAAGAGCAGGCAATATATCTGCTTGTCGTAGAAATCCGTTTAAGGCATTTTTAAGAGTGTTAGAGCATGAATCAATTGGAATGGCTAAATACGATTGGCTCAAAGAAGATACAAGAAGCAAAGATTTGTGGAGACGGTTATAATTAAAAGAATAATCATATATAGAAATTTCTATCTTGGCGATTTAGCCAAATTTTCCAATTAAAAGTAACAAGAAATATTTTTTTCATTTGAAAATTAAATAAAAGATAAAAGGAGGAAAAGAGTTTTGTGCGCACAGAAAAACTATAGTTTACTCCTAATTAAAATTGAAAAAATTAAATGTATTAAGTTTATGCGATGGTATGTCATGTGGGCATATTGCATTAGAGAAAGCAGGATTTAAGGTTGATAAATATTTTGCCTCAGAGATTAAGGACGTGGCAATTAAGGTAACAAAAGACAACTATCCTGAGACAATTCACATTGGAGATGTGAACAAGATTACATATAAAGATGGCGTATTACATACAGAAGTCGGAGATTTTGAGACAGATATTGATATTGTAATGTTTGGTAGTCCTTGTCAGACATTTTCAATCGCTTGTATTACTGAAAGACGTATTGGATTAGATGATAACGAAAAGTCTGGTCTGTTCAAACAGTGTTATAGGATTTTAAAAGAAGTGAATCCCAAATACTTCTTTATGGAGAATGTTGCTTCTATGAAGAAAGATGATAAGGATTTTATTAGTGAATTAATGGGAGTAGAGCCGTATTTGATTAATGCAGACATTGTTTCTCCTGCGTTAAGAAAAAGATATTACTGGACAAATATCAAACCAGAAAATGAAATTGAAAAAGTTGATATTTCATTAAATGATATTTTAACAAATGGTTGGAGTAATAGAGAAAAAGCTAGATGTTTAGCTGTAATTGATAGTAGACCAAATTCAACACCTGTAAAAATGTTTCATAGATATTATTCTACTGGATTCACGACACTGATTTTTAAGAATGAACAGCATTACAAGGATTGTGTTACAGAATATGAGAAATTATCTGGTGGCAAAAGAAAAGTTGCTGCGAGCGAATTAGACGGATACACAGATAATGTGTTTGATGGTGTTAGATATATGAACCAAGATGAATTGGAAAAATGTCAATGTGTTCCATCTGGATATACAAAGTGTTTAACCAGGAATGAAGCAGCAGATGTACTTGGTGATGGTTGGAATATTGATGTAATTACATATTTCTTTAAAGGAATGAAATTTTAACAGAGAATAATACAATAGATAGTCAAAAACAAAACAACACATACAATATATAGTATTAAAAGGTTGCAATAAATACTATATATTGTACAAAAATCAAGACCACAAGAAAGCGGAATTTCTTGTGGTGAAAGGAGAGAAGTAAATGGCATATATAAAAGAATATTGGCAGAATAAAGAACAGAGAGCAGAAACTGCTCGCAAACATACAAAAGAGATGCAGAATAAATATGGTTGTTGTATTCAAACTTCAATTTTGGGTACAAAAATTTATGATACGGATTCATTTGTTAGAGATTTTGAAGAGGATATCGAAGATAAAGATACAAAGATTATTGTAGAGAATATTGATAGTGTAGGTGCTGTAATGAAATATGGTAATTCAAACACAGCAGTTCTTAATTTTTCTTCATATAAAAATCCAGGTGGAATGTTTATAAATGGTAGTAAAGCACAGGAAGAGTGTTTATGCCATGAATCATTCTTATATAATGTGTTGAGTCAGTTTGTATTAGCGTTTTATGATTGGAATAATCGACACAAGAATAAGGCTTTATATTTGAACAGAGGATTATTTTCTCCTGATGTTTGGTTCTTTAGAGAGAATAGCCATGTAGAGTGTAGTGTTATTACTTGTGCTGCCCCAAATAAGTCGGCTGCTCAGAAATATCAGAACGTGTCAGACGAAGAGAATACTAAAGTATTAAGAAGTCGAATTAAATTTGTTCTTGATATGGCAAAAGATAACAATGTAAGCACCCTTATTTTAGGAGCTTATGGCTGTGGTGTTTTTGGTCAAGATGCAATAGAAGTAGCGAATATATTTAAAGAATATTTAACTACTACTCATAAATGCTTCGATAGTGTTGTATTTGCTGTTCCAAGTGGCAGAGATGGTAACTATGAGAAGTTTGTAAAAGTATTTTGATAAAGGAGGACGAATAAATGGTAGATATTCAATGTAAAGATGGAAAATATATTATTGATGCAAGAATTCATAGTGAAGTTGATACAAATGATATTGCAAAAGTGCAGGAAAGATTTACTTCTGATTGTGCTTATGAGTTTGCAGAAGCTATGAGAGAAGCAGTAAACGTTAGCCATTTGGTAATAAAAGAACAGAGAGGAGGCAAATTAGATGAATAATCCATTAAAAAAGATAAAATTTAAAATATTAAAAGATTATACAACCGATGATGTTTTTAGAGAAACACAAAAAAAGTATGATGAAAAGATTAGAGGATTATCAGATAGGATTAATCAGTTATCAAGAATAATTGAACATACTTCTGGGAACACCGTGAATTTTTATCTCGATTGGAGTTGGGTAAATACATTTTATATGTTACCAGATAAAAAAGTATACACATTACATATTTATAAAGGAGCAAGTGAGACTCCAATTATTCTTAAAGAATTATCTGATGGATATGTTGATGAAAAATCATGTATGTTCGCATTAGAAGATAATATTGCACGTTTTGAAGTAACAGTTAAACGTGTAAATATGGATGTAAGATATGTATTCTTAATTGATTATGAAAATAAAACATATATTGTTAAATCCAAAACTGAAATTGATCTTTCTAAGAGTAAGGAAAAAGAAGAACAAGAATCATAGATTTCTTGAGGAGAATAAAATAATAGGAGGTGCAAATAAATGCAGAATATTAGTATTAAAGGAGTTTGCGATTGTGTAGACTTAGACAGAAATATCAAATTAACAAATGGTGCAGTTGTAGTGCAGAAAGAAAATAATAATGTAATAGGTGTTTATTTAGTGATTTCGTTCAGAGATAATAAAAATAAATATGGTGGTGACAGTACATCAACATATTGTAGTTTGGTAAATCTCGACAATGGACAATTAGCTTTTGAAGAAAGATGCAGTCGTGCTACAACAGAGAGACGTGTTCTTAGACATCTAACAAGAGCAGGTTTTAGTTATCCTTATGATCCAAATTCTCATGAGCAGGATAGTAAGTTTTACAATATGAGAGTTCAGGTTTATAACAATGGAAATTACAAAATGAATCTTGAACTTGGTGATGAATACATTATGTATGGTAGATAGGAGGAATAAATCATATGAAGAAAAAATTTTTAGCAGTCATATTAGGATTAACATTGTGTTTTGGAATGACTGGATGTGGTACTAGCGAAGGTAATAAAAATTATGATAGTCATTCAAAACTCGTTTCGATAGAAGGTGAAAATGATTTATATTATTATTCCACAACTCATGTCATTTATATAGTATTTAATGAAGCAGAATATCAAGCTGGATATGGTTATATGTCTCCATATTATTCGGAGAATGGTAAGTTATGCACCTATGATACTAATACAAAACAGATAGTTGAAATTGGAGAATAGTATGATAGACAACGAATTACGTCAGCAATATAGACAAGCTGTTGATGATTTGAGAATAGCATTTAAGAAGACTTGTTTGTACAGATTTTGCGAAGAAGTTGTGAAGAGATTAAGTAAAATTTTGAATTAATGAAGGAGTAACGATGGAGAAATTACAAAATAAAACATTACAAAGGTTTATAGATGATTTTGTAAAAGAATTGAAAAGAGAAAACGAAAATAGAGAATATCATAGTATTAAGAAATTGAATATTCCATTTATTCTTTCCAGTTTATATCAGAGTTTTTCAAACAATCCAAACTCTTACAAGGAGTTCATATCGGATTTAGAAATGTATTCAGATTACAATATTACGATTGACGATCCTAAAAATGAGTATAACGGAATCATTGATGTAGATATCAATTTAGTAAGGTACAAAGATAGAGTTGAATCTTTTCAGAATTATGATATGCCAAATTATTATTATAGGATTTGTTTTTCGTATGATGAACGAGATTGGGGATATTGTGAATGTACACCTGACATGGAAGATTATAGAGAAGATAAGAAGTGTTGTGGTCATGGTTGTGATGCTTCATTCTGTAGTTTTTCATTACATAAAATTAACAACATTATGAGTGATTCGTGGCATGGTGATGAACACGATTACTGGGATTTTGAAGATAAATTCTATATGGATGACAAAGAACTTGCAGATAAAAAGAATAAAGAAGAGACTGAAAGAAAAATACGAGAACTACAGAAAAGAATTAGTTCTGATAGCAAAAAGTTAGCAGAATTGACAAGTAATTTTCCAGTACATATAGATGAAGAGTTGGACAAGTATAAGAAAACTATTGAATTTATGAAAAAGATTGGAATTTGATTTCACAGTAAACCGAAGTTTCCTTTGGATGATAAGAAAGAGAGGTAAAAATATGAACATTTGTTTAATGGTATTAATTGGATTATTAGGACTTTGTATAGGAGCACTTATTGGGCTTGGGATTTCTTTTAAGATCGATCATGATTACATACTTGGAACGAACGATATTACTAAAGAATATTTAGAAAAAGTAATTGATTTAGAAAAAGGATATTTCAATACAATTGCGACAGATTTAGCAAAAGCAGTAGATGACATTAACAAAGTATATGAGAAGCCAATTTGGAGAAAGACAGAGGAAGAATTACCACCATGTTCAGGACTATATTATGGCAAAATTAAAGGTAATCCACATGGAGAAAATGCTATGTGGAAAGTAGTATATAACGACAATGAATGGAGCTTATCTGGCTATCCTGATAATAAAGTAGAAATTAGTGAATGGACAGAGATCTATTAAGAGAATAAGAAAATGAAAGGAGACGAGGTTCGTGTACACAAAAAGGAATTCCTTACTCCAAGTAATTAAATATGATGGAAATTAACAAATTATATAGTGGTGACTGTATGAAATATATGTCACAGATTGAAGATGGTGGGGTTAATTTAACTCTCACAGATATTCCATATGGAGAAGTAAATAGAGACAGTAATGGCTTAAGAAAACTTGATAAAGAAAATGCCGATATTATGACATTTGATTTACAAGAGTTTTTAACAGAACTATATAGGGTAACTTCAAGTACAATTATTATTTTTTGTGGCAAGGAACAATTATCAGAAATACATAAATTTTTTTCTGATAAGCAGAAAAAGAACAAAGGAACTGTAAGACAATTAATCTGGAAGAAAACAAATCCGAGTCCTATGAATGGTCAACATATCTATTTATCAGGGATTGAAAATGCTGTTTGGTTTAAGAAACGTGGTGGTACGTTTAACGCTCGATGTAAAAATACAGTGTTTGAATATCCTTGTGGTCGAAGTAAATTACACCCAACTGAAAAGAATCATAATTTAATCAAAGAGTTAATCCTTGATAATAGCAACGAAGGGGATATTGTGTTTGATCCATGTGCAGGTAGTGGTTCACACTTACTTGTTGCAAAAGAGAATAATAGAAAGTGGCTTGGAATGGAATTAACAGATACATATTTTAAGATTGCAAACGAAAGAATGAAGCAAAACTAACAAGAAATTTTGGTTTCTTAATGAGGTGAAGGTTTGAAGAAATGGATATGTGAAGATGTATGTGGGTTTCATTTGGTTGCTGTTTATCCAGAAGATTCTCAAAAAACTTTATGTGAAATGGTTTCAGATGGTAACTATGGTGACGAAACTGTAACATTAAGTAGTCAAATTTCTATTCAAGAAGATGAGGGGGTTTTCATTATATTGGTAGATAATAGATATGAAATCTGTGTTAAAAAGATTAAGCTTGTTATTGTTGATTAAGTAATGGAGGGTATGGCTCTGAAATGCCATAAAATCAAGGATTTCTGAGGTTGAAAAACCACATAAAACGTTTCATTCGAGGAGGTGATCTATTGGACTTAGATAGAGCGATAAGAATTATAAATTATTATATAAATGAAGATGAAAGAGTATCTGATCAAAAACAAATTGAAGCACATAAAAAGTTTTTCAAGGAATTGTTTAGTGTCGATCTTATGGACGAAAGAGGCAAATATAAATCTGCATATCAAATATTTTCTGAAGCAAGCAACAATAAATTAAAGAACAATTCTGTTCAGATTTCCAATCATTAAAGAGAATAAACCAGCAGGAAAACCATGTTTCCCTTGGTCATGAAAGTAGGTGAAAAAATAACAGAACTAGAGAAAAAATACTATAAGCTTCTGATAGGCGAGACATTTCATTGTTATGATATTACATTAAATGAATTACTTATTATTATGAACGCAGAGCTTAATATTAATACATTATCTTTACAGAAATCGGGAAGACATAATTTTTATTGTAGAGTCGATGATAAAACCAAACAGTATTATTTACGAAAATTTGGTTTATTGGATGAAGATCAAGTGGAACTAGGAGAACAGAATGGGTAAATCATTAGAATTTGTAAAAGAACGAATTGCATCAGGTCAGTGCAATGGTATGGAAAATAATAAATATGAATCCATGATTGAGCAGGATATACGAGAGTTATTTACGGTTATTACTTACACCAAAGACGGAACAATTTTAATAGATGTTCCTTATCTTAAAGGTGATAAACCTTATTTTAATGTAATTATTAAGCGTGATCCAGATGCAGATTTTGCATATTTTACAATGCAGCGTTGCAATTGTGATGGAACATTTGTATTCTTTCAAGATTTAATGGGTGAGTGCATAGATAAAATGATTCATCTTAAAACATGTAATGTAAATAAGGAGATTCCAAAAGATTTAACTGGATATTCTATCATCTATACTGTCGGAGATTTTGTATTGACAGAAGAATTTGGAGACGAATTTACAACTAAAGAAAAGCCTTGGATGCAGAGTAGATTTACAGCTATGTTGCCAATTAAGTTTGATGTAGTGAAGAATGGAGAATAACAATATGAGAGTATATGAATTGCTACAGAACGATGTAATTTCTTATTATCCTCCACAACCACACAAACAGAAATATAAACTTGGAGAACACATTTCTATTGATGAACTAGCTGAAGTAATGTTTGGTTCACCTGCTTTAAGGTTAGATAGAGATAAAAATGAGGACAAGATGTTTCGAATCATAGAAATAAAATATGTAAAGTTTTCTTGGTGGAAGTTTTGGAAGAGAAGAAAATATGTTGAAGAATATCATTTAGAAGTAATGTAGGCAGGTGAAAATATGAATAAGAGACAGAAAAAGAAATTCATTAAGAAGAATATGACTAAGCTAAGGAAGATACATCCAAGCGAAGGTGATATTATAGTTCTTCGGTGGAATCCAGATAGTGAATATATAGATTTTGACACCATTGTTGAGTTCTATAAAGCATGGGAGAATGCAGGAATCTTTGATAAATGCGGAGCTGCTATTGTTCCATGCAACTTTAAAATTTTCAACAAGGAAGAAGCTCAAATATATGTTGATAAGTTACAGAGTATTATAGATCAGATGGGAGAATAAATGAATATACAAACAATCGAAGGGTTAGGTTATAAAATCCTCATAACTGAGTATATCACTAAAGATGTTCAAAGAAGAACCCATAAGAAAAAACGTATTAATAAGAAGTGGTTGAAAAGATACGGCATGAAAATTGTACCAGATAACACGAAAATACTGTTAGTGAATAATACACTTATGATGACAGAAAAATGTTATGAAAAACTAAAAAAGCTTACTGATAAAGATGTTGATAGTATGGAAAAATTTTTGAAAAAAGCTACTAAGAAACAATCTCAATAAAGAAGCATTTCCTTCGAATTTTTGAACGATAAAGAGAGAATAAATACATAGAAAATAGAAAGAGAGGTACTGAAATGGCAGAAAGAGCATTAGCACATGTAGAAAAGATTGAGTGGATCAGACCGATTGAAGGAGCTGATAATATTGAACTTATTGGAGTTTTAGGGTGGGTTTGTATCGCTAAGAAGGGTGAGTTTAATGTAGGAGATATGGCTGTTTATATTGAAATTGACAGCAAGTGTCCTGAAACAGATGAGAGGTTTGCATTTTTGGCAAATAAGAAATTCAAAGTTAAAACTATGAAACTTGGCAAGTTCAAGGTAATTAGCCAGGGATTAGCCCTACCATTATCACTTTTCCCAGAATTACAGGATAGAAATATTGGTGATGATGTTACAGAAGCTTTGAAGATTACATATGCTTCTGAAGAAGATGCTGCAAGAAAGACCAATAAGGTTGATCCAAATGCTAAATATAAGTTAATGGCAAAGCGTAGACCAAAGTTATTTGCTAACCCAATTGTAAGAAGGATTATGAGATACAGCATTGGTCGTAAGATTATGTTTTTATTGTTTGGTCGCAAGAAAGATAATCCAAAGAAGTTCCCAGATTGGATTGTCAAAACAGATGAGACGAGAATTGAGAATGCACCATTTTATCTTCAGAGTACCGAAAAGTGGATTAAGACTGAGAAATGCGATGGTACAAGCTGCACATTTGCAGTTGATAGATTGAAGAAGGACAAGAACAAATTTGATTTTATTGTATGCAGTAGAAATGTAAGACAGGCTGATAGAGAACAGGCTTGTTATCACGAGTCAAATATTTATTGGGAATTGGCTGACAAATATGACATTGAAAAGATTCTTACACAGTTTGCAACAGAGAATAATTATAACAGAGTTGTGTTACAAGGTGAAGGAGTTGGCTTAGTTCATGGCAATCCATATAAATTTACGGAGAATAAGTTATTTGTATTCAATCTGATTATTGATGGTACAAGACTTGGAACTGTAGAAATGGCTGATTTCTGTAAGAGTCATGGATTAACAAGTGTGCCAATTATTGATACGGCTTATGAGTTACCTAAGACTATGGAAGAAATGAAACTTGAAGCTGATGGATATAGTGAATTAAATCCAAAGGTTAAGAGAGAGGGGTTTGTATATCGCAGTATTAATGGTCAGCAGAGTTTTAAAAATGTAAGCCGAGAGTATTTATTAAAACATAACGGATAGGAGTTATTTATGAATAAACCTACATTGTATATCATGTGCGGTTTGAGTGGTAGTGGCAAGTCAACTATTGCCGCTCAGATTGCCAATGAGAATCCAAATACAATAATCGTATCATCAGACGCAATTCGTGAAGAATTGACTGGTAATTACGAAGACCAAGAACATAATGAAGAAGTATTTAAAATTTTTCACAATAGAATCCGCAAGAATTTAGAGAATAAAAAGAATGTAATTGCAGACGCAACTAACCTGACTATGAAATCTCGTAGAGCAATTATGATGAAAGTAAATGGGTTAAATATCAGAAAAGTGTGTGTAATTATACCAAAGCCGTTTGAACAGTGTAAAGAAGATAATTTACATAGAGAACACCCTGTACCTGACTTTGTGTTGGATAAGCAGATTAGAAAATTCCAGATTCCGTTCTATGAGGAAGGATTCGATGAGATTATCATTCATAATTTATTAAATAATTATGAACCAAATGATATTCCAGATATAAGAGGATTTGACCAGAAAAACCCACATCACACAATGGATTTATTTGAACACTGTAAATATGCATCGAGATTATTTTGTACAAAATATTCTTATCCTGCAAGATTCAGAATAGGTGCTTTGTATCATGATTTAGGCAAATTGAGTACACAAACATTTGATGAAAATGGAATAGCTCATTATTATCAGCATCATTGTTATGGTTCATACCAATATATGACAGCTATGTATCATGTTGATTCTGATGTTGTTTTAGATACATGTTTCCTTATCAATTATCATATGATGCCTTTTAATTGGGATACTGATAAAGCAAAACAGCGTTGGAAAGAAAGGTTTGGAGAATACAAATACAAGATGCTTTTAGATTTTAATGAATGTGATAGAGCGAGGTAGTTATATAAGTAGTATTTCAGTTGGTGATTTAAAATCTATTCTCTAAAGAAGAAGGTCTTAAAGATTGGTGTGCTTATATCAATGGCGTAAAAGCCGATGACGATTTTAGAGAGATTAGGTTGGTGAATTAAGTTAGGAGAATAAATATGTATAAACAGATTATTATTGCAAGAAAAGACCTCGTAATGTCGTCAGGAAAGCTTGCGGCTCAAGTCAGTCACGGCTCTATGGCATTTCTCAGTTGGTTTATTAGAAATAATTCCGATTTAGATGGTCATGTCGATGGCTATATTGACGAAGATATTCTTCACAATTGGATTGAGGGCGAATTTACAAAATGTGTTCTTCAAGCCAAAAATAAGAATCAGTTGCTAAAAGCTAAGACTATGGCAGAAGAATTAAGAATGGTTGAAGGTAAAGATTTCTGGCTTATAAAGGATAACTGTCACACTGAATTGGAACCTGAAGAGGATGGTAGGACACTTACTGTAATTGGTTTTAGACCAATGGACAGTGAGATTATTGATCAGATTGGAAGAAAATATCATTTGTATATGTAGAAAAGGAGAATATTAAAGCAAGGAGGTAAGAAAAATGTCGTATTGGACTTATATCAACGGTACAATAACAGTTCGTCCTATGGGTAGAACACAGCCTGAGAAGAGATATATTCTTGAAACAGTGCTAAATCATCTGCCAAGAGTAACAGGTTCTGAAGGTGACATGAATACATATATCATTCAGAAAAATGGTTATAACAGTTCATGCTCATGTGATGAATTTGGCGAAGTGACAAATAATTTAGTAGATAGATACGGATATAAGAGTCGTAGTAGAGGATGGTTACAAACACAGGACGAATATATCCTTGTGGTAAATGCAGCTTTAAGAGACAGAGAATTTGAAGAAACCTATAGAGAATTTATGAAGTGGTTTGTAAGACTCTGTAAGAGAGTAGGTTGTGAAGATGTTCTTGTAGAAATAAAAGGATATGACAAATCAACTATTATCAAAGACAGAAATATTCAGAGAAAAAAGTATTCTTGGAAGAGTGTTTTTGATGGCTTATTTGAAGATCCAAGCTGGTGTAATGACAGTAAAGAAGGGTATAAAGAGCCGAACTGGTGCGAATTTATGATATACGACAGAGCAAAGGATTCTGATTATCCTATGACACTTGCTTACAAATATTTCAACGATGAAGAAAATGATAAGGAAGTTGAGAGAAGAATGAATTATAGATAATTTCAAAAGAATGCAACATATCCTTGAATTATTGAAAAGAGGTGATTAAGTGTTAGTACCTGCAATTCTGTATAAAGAGCAGATCAAGAAAGAATTTCAGAAATATTACTATACAACAGATATGATGTATGAAACTGGTTGCATGTGCAATTGGAGTCCTGAAATTGCAGAATGTCCAAATGAGAGTCAATTCCAATATGCAATAGTTAATAAGAACGAAAAACTCATTGGCTACTTAGGATATTCCGTTGATTGGTATGCATCTAAAGCATATAACTTTGGGTTGTTCTCATTTGACAGAGGGAATGTTCTGGTTGGTAAGGACGTATTCGATAAATTAGAAGAGCTGATTAAAACATTACATAGAGTTGAATGGAGAGCTGTTGGTGGCAATCCTGCTTGTAGATGTTATGATAGCTTTATCGAGAGACACAATGGAACGAAACATATTCTGAAAGATTCAATTAAAGATAAGAATGGTGAATATCACGATGATATTATTTATGAAATTGTGAGTGAGAATAATACATTGGAGGTGAAAAAAATATGAGAAAATGTAAAGGAAAAGTAAATATTTACACAAATGGAATGCAGCAAGAACAGACTTTTGATATTGGGTATTTCCATGAGTGGGGATGTAACTATGAAGAATTTGAAACTAATGCAGGAAACTATTCGGTAGCCATTGTAGAATTACCAGATGGGAAAATTATAACTCCATCACCAAATGATATTGAATTTATTGATAAGATTGTGAGTGAAGAATAATATATTGGAGGTGAAAATATGTATCAAAATTGTTGTAAGAAATGTGGAAGCGTTTCGCTACATACAGAAGTAAAAGGCAATAACACAGGACTTTATTGTGATGATTGCGGTGCATGGATCAAATGGCTTGGTAAAGATGAATTGAGAGCTTTTGAACATGCAAAACAGATAGAAAAACAAATAGAAAAGAAAATATACATAAACAGTTATGGATTTCAAGATAATAAAGCAGACATTGAACTTGGTAGATTATGTTGTTTTAAGCCATTGGACAAAGATGAGATTTATTTTGGTCATATGGCTGGAAAAGTTGTTGATGATTTTGAAAACATGACTTTTATGTATGTTTTAAATATTGATAGTAGATATTTCTTTTCTCGCAATGTAATCATAAAACCAGAAGATGTACATACATCTAACGATGCAAAGAGATATTTCTAAGTAAACCAATCTTTCTTGTGAAAATTTTTAATCATATCTAAGCCATTCGGCTATGGGAATCCCGACAAATAAGAGAATAGTACAGTGTAACTAATAAAAATATTACATATAAAGGAGATTTTAAATGAAGAACACAAATTGGAAAGTGCCAGTAATTATTGGCGTAGGAGTATTAGCAGTTATTTTAATGATTGTATTTGGTGTACAGAGTTCGCAGAATAAAGCTATTGCACTTGAGGAGCAGGTAAATACAGCGTCATCAGATATTAAGGTGCAGGAAAAGCGAAGAGTTGACCTTGTGTATAATCTTGCTGATTGCGTAAAACAGTATGACAAACATGAAGCTGATACATTAACAGCAGTTGCAGATGGTCGTGGATCAACAGGAGATATTGAGAATGTAACAACAGCTATTACAGCAGTTGCAGAAGCATACCCTGAGTTGAAGTCCAATGAGAACTATAAGACTCTTATGAATGAGTTATCTATGACAGAGAATATGATTGCAGAGTATCGCAGCAATTACAATAAGCAGATTAAGGAATACAAGAGATATGTGAGAAAGTTCCCTACAAGACAGTTTCTTGGATTGCTTGGATATGAAGTACAGGAATATGAGTATCTGGATTACAATGCGCCAGTTGATGCTCCACAGTCGTTGTTCAAAGAGGATTAGTATATGAAATATGGTTTTGATTTTGGCGATTTTGAAATAACAAAACGTGAAATCTTGGCTAGTATTTCTATTATTGCAGTTATGATTCTGTTTGGTATTCTGATTTCTTCCAAGATTTCAGAACACCAAATGGATAAAAATGAAATTTATAACAAAGCTGTTAAGATAGAAAGTCAAGAAATGTTCCAATATGGAATGGATACAAATGTTGGTAATGCGTTTGTATATGGTGACTTGAAAGCAGTAGATACAGTTACATATCCTGAAATTGGTGGAGAATATATGTATGTAAAAAGAGTCAAAGAGCGATACACAATGCATACAAGACAAGTAGCTCATACAAGAACTGTTAATGGCAAATCACAAACTTATTATACAACAGAAACATATTGGACTTGGGATAGAGTCGGAAGTGAAGATATTAAGTGTAAAGAAATATCATTTTGTGGAGTAAATTTCACAAATAATAAAATTGATTTACCTGGTACTGATTATATTGACACTATCAATGAATCAAGTCATGTGAGGTACAAATATTATGGTATTGGTACTGAATATAAAGGAACAATTTTTACAGATTTGAGAAATAAAACTATTTCTGATAACACATCATTTTATAATAATTTGACTATTGATAAGACGATAGAAAGGTTAGAATCTGATTTTCCAATTATTATTTTCTGGATCTTTTGGGTTATTTTAATTTGTGGAATGGTATTTGGGTTCTACTATTTGGATAATAGGTGGTTAGATTAGCAAGAAATTTTTCTTCCATTTGGATAGATTGGAGGTATGAAATGAAAAAGTATTATAGACAGGCAATCGCATTTCTTTTGGTATGGTTCTGTAGTGGTGTAACGATGTATTCATATCAAGTAGAAAATAAAATACTTGGAATTACTTTTACATTTTTAAGTTTTTTATATTGGTTCATTATAGACAAAGATGATTAGGAGAATAAATACATGACACAATTACCAAAAACGAGTTGTAGTATTCCAATGCCAGAAGTTGCAGCTATTTATAATCCAAAAGTCATTGCAAGAATTAAGCTCTGTGGTGGTGCTGTAACGATTAATGTTGATGAAATAATGGCATGGAAGAAACCAACTGATGAGCAGATTAAAAACTTACATGATTTATTTTGTATTGATGTTGAGATATTAGATAGAGGAGAATAACAGTATGAAAGCATATTTAGTAGAGCGACCTACAAGTGGTTGGTGTCAAGATTACGCAATGGTAATTATTGCAGAAGATGAACGACATGCTGAAAGAAAAGCAAGAGTAAGTTCAGATGATTTTAAGAAGTGTCAAGAGATTACCATTACAGAAATTGATATGAACGAAGAACAGTGTGTTTTGACAGCAAATACAGGCGCATAGGAGAGAATAAATATATGAAACTGATTAACAAATATGCGAATTCAAGATATTCAAAAATGAACGAATATTATTGTGAAATTACAACAGAGCTGGACAAGCTTGCTGGACTTGATCCTAATGGACACTGGAAACATTATGTGCTTTGTGATTATGAGGATGGTTGTTTGCCTATCAGAATTCCAGGTGGAACACTTGGAAGTATTGAGTATGATGAGAATAAGATTATTACAAAAATTCATGTTTGCACTGATTATGTTGTGAAAACTTATCCTGATAATGTAAATGAACAACTTCAGAAGTTTATTGGTCAGAAGATAGAAATAGGAGAATAACTATATGTCAATAGGTGATGGAAGAAAAACATATTCAGACAGTACATTAAAATCTATGTCAAAAGACGAACTGATTGATATTATTCGCTGCTTAGAAAGTAATCTTAGAAATACTCATGAGACAAATGATATTCAATATGAGAACTGTAAGAGGTTGCTGAGTGAAGAAAAGAATAAAACACTTGATGAAGTTCTAAAGACTTGTGACATTGAATGTGGACTTTATAGTGGTGATGTTAAAAATCTTACAAGACACGTTTTGATGAAAGTGTTGGATGGATTGAGAGAATAAATATTTGTAAACAATAATTTTTATATTATAGGAGGAAATAAATATGATAAACAATTTTTTAAATGGTATGTTTGGCAAGGTAGGAAGTGGAATGTGTAGACTTTCTATGAATGGTGGTATTGCAGTTAAGACAAATGGTGGTTACAAGACATATAACATCAAGACTGGCAAGCTCACAAACTGTAGGAACTTTGTATTTGATATTGGTGAGGAATTCTTCTTTATTATTCCAACTAATAAGGTAGAGAAGGGTGACATCATTCTTGTAAATGGCAAGCCAAGATGTGTTATTGAAGCTGATAAGACAAAGATCACAGTAATCAATTACGAGGATTCAACAATCGAAACTGTACTTCCTGAAAGACATGTATTTATGGGTAATACATATTTTTATGGCAAGATTGTTTCAATGTTTGGTAGTGACGTTATCAAGGGTAAGAAAGGTACAAACAATATCTTCAAGTATATGATGCTTTCTCAGATGATGAAGGGTGATAATGGTTCTACTGGTACAATGAATGGAAATGGTGGAATGAGTTCTATGTTACCACTTATGATGATGGGTGGAAATATGGGTGATATGTTTGACGGAATGTTCGACTTCGACATGAGTAGCAATGATGACGATGATACAGAAGTAGATGAAGAGGAGGAAGCATAATATGGGATGTGGTTCATGGACAAGAGATAGTTATGTAAGTTATTCAACAACAAAAGGTATGAGTGTTTCAACGGATGGTATGATTAGAGGTTCTTATTCTAATCAGGACATGTTTAAGGCAAGAAATATTGATTCTGCGCTTGATCCTAAGAATGTTATTAGAGAGTGTTGCGATACAGAGGAGCATCCAAACACGATTCCTGTTATTCTTGCACTTGATGTAACTGGTTCTATGGGGCAGGCTGCTGTTGAAGTGGCAAAGAAGTTAAATGTAATTATGACTAAGTTATATGAAAAGGTTACAGATGTTGAGTTCCTTATTATGGGTATTGGTGATTTAGCTTGTGATAGCTGTCCAATTCAGGCTTCACAGTTTGAGTCAGATATTCGTATTGCTGAACAGCTTGATAAGATTTATTTTGAATTTGGCGGTGGTGGAAACAGTTATGAATCCTACACAGCAGCATGGTATTTCGGTTCTCGTCACACTAAACTTGATTGCTTAAATCGTGGAAGAAAAGGAATTATTATTACAATGGGTGATGAGCAGTTAAATCCATATCTTCCATTTAAGAGTAGAGGTCATGGCTTATCAGAGGTGACAGGTGATAACCTTCAGTCTGATGTAGAGACTAATGATTTATACGAAGAGGCTTCTCAGAAGTTTAACATTTATCATTTAGATGTAAATCATGGTCACAGATGGGATGAAGAAGAAATTGAGAAGTCTTACAAGAAGTATCTTGATGATACACACTTTAGAAGAGTAACTATGGATAGTATTACAAATGAGATTGTAGATATTATTGTTAGTGAAGCAGAGAATAATGTAACAGATACAGTTACTACACCTTCTAACTCAGAAGGAATTACTTGGTAGGATAGGAGATTTAAGAGATGAAAGACATTAAGATTGTGATAGGTGCTAACTTTGGAGATTGTGGAAAAGGATTAATGACAGATTATTTTTCGCAGAAACCTAATAGTATTGTTGTTTGTTCAAATGGTGGTGCTCAGAGAGGACATACCGTAACAACGCCTGATGGAATCAGACATGTCTTTCATCATTTTGGATCTGGAATATTCAATCATGCAAGTACATATTTATCTGAGGATTTTATTGTTAATCCAATTATTTTTAAGCAGGAATATGATGAATTGATGAAATTAGGATATATTCCGAATGTTTATATCAATCAAAACTGTATGTTGACTACACCTTTTGATATGATGGCAAATCAGATTATAGAAGAAGATCGTGGGGAAAATAAACATGGTAGTTGTGGCTTGGGAATTTTTGAAACTATCAAAAGATATAAAGCTGGCATAACTAATGTAGATAGTCATATCAGGGAATATTACTTAGAACAATTTGAAAGAGAGAATATTATATTAACAGATGAATGGTCAAAAATATTCCTTGATAATGGTATATTTGAACATTTTTTAGATGATTGGGATTTTATGAATAATCACTCATTGGCTATATCAGATAATTATTTCTTAAATCAATTTGACAATATTGTATTTGAAGCTGCACAAGGTTTATTGCTTGATCAGAACAACACAGAATATTTTCCACATCTAACACCGTCTAATACAGGTATAAAAAATCCCAAGAGAATAATTGAAAATGTTGAATGGAATGATGAGATAAATGTTGAAACTTGTTATGTATCTCGTACTTATTTAACAAGACATGGTGCTGGCAAATTTCCATCTGAATGTAATAAGAGATTTATCAACGAATATATGTTTGACAAAACAAATGTACCAAATCCATTCCAGGATACATTAAGATATGGAACACTTGATTTAGGAGAATTATATAGTAGATGCTCAAAAGATATAGGAAACTTTGGAGATAAAAAATCAATCGCCATTACACATTGTAATGAATATGATTGGGATAATGATAAGTTAATTGAGTTGTTCAAGGATTGGAATATTTATTACTCAGATGGTGAAACACATAATGATGTGAACTGAAAACAAGAAAGATTCGTTCCTTTTGGAAATGTGGAGATAAAAAATGGAGAAATTTTATATTGTAACAAATGAGAAATTCTTAAAAGAGATTAATGATTATAGGAAACATGAAGAAGAAAGAAGAATAGTAGCAAATAATTTTTTTGAGAACAAAGGTATTGTAGGGGAAGAATATTATATTAGTGGAGATGGATTTGTAAATCGCCCATTTAAAGAGCATGAAAAGAATAATATCAGATTATATATATCTGATTGTAATGAAAATGATCAGAAATTTGGAAAAGAGTTACTGAAGCCAACGAAACTATTCAGTGATTCTGATGTGTTAATGAGAAAGTTTAGAGCTAACAGCAAGACTTTAAAAGAGTTTCAGAATTTATGCATCGAAAAGAATATTGTCATTAACAATCATTCGATTCGTGAAGGAGATTATTTTAAGGAACTACATTTAGGCGGATATTCAGTTTCAAGATTTAAGTATGAGAATAAATTATACTTGAAAATTTCTACAACAAAATATGAAACTATTACACCAGATGATGATACAGGTTTTACAGAAATTAAAGGTAGCGAATTTTATAAAGCACTTGAAGAATTTGAAACGAAGAATGGGTAAATATCGTTTCCTTTAAAAATAAGACTAAGAAAGATGTGTGTTAAATGAGAAGAAAATTAAAAACGATTGCAAGAAAAGTACATAATTTTATTGAACGAGTGAGGATGTCTGAATCGGATTATTTAACTATGAAAGAACAGTCAAATAAGTTTAAAAATATGATGTCATCTTGTGAATTTAAGTTAAACGAACCAGAATATACGGATGTTAAAGATGCAGATGGAAATATTATTATGCATAGATTTAAAAAGTTTCAGTCTGCAAGTCTCAATATCAACATAGATGAAATGTTGAAAAACGGTGGAATTTTATATGATAAAGAAAGAGTCAAGTTAAATATTAAGTAAAAAGGAGAGAATAAATATATGAAAGCATTTGATAAAATTTTTGATGCAATTATCAGCCTTAATAACAATATTGCACATTTAATTAATTGTTATAAAAGCGAACATGATGATGTGATTAGAACCTATAACCACTATAAGGATATTATTCAGGAACAGGACAGAATTATTCAGTCGTTATTGAAATCACAGACAAACAATAAAGATATGGAATGCATGGTATTTGTTCCATATAGAGGTAAGCCAGTTGTAATTAAGAATGGTGAAGTAGTCAGTACGGATAACATGACATCATTTGATGTTGATTGGGCTTATGATAGACGAACTGACGTAACTGTAAGAGGAGAATAAATATATTGCTGGTAAAGAATTGTGCAAAATTTTTTGAAAAACCTTTGGAGATTACTATGATTTTGGACAGAAAAATTAATGAATAGGAGAATATATAAATGAACGAAGAATTTTTATTAATCATAGAAAGCCTAGAAAAATATAAGGTTCTATTAGAAAACAAGAATGATGAAATTTGTGATGGAATGACTGAAGGCGAGAAGAGAGCATATCAGTTAGGAATTACAAATATGTATGAAATGTTGAAACAAATTATTGAACATGACCACAACGAAGGTAATTATAACGTATTTGTTCCTGAGATTAAGGAAGAAGAATCTGGTGAATATGATTTAGAAGATTTTATTAAATGGGATTCTAAGAACAGAAAATAAATAAGTAGGAATTATCGGTTTCCTTTGGAGGTGAAAAATTGGAGAAAGAAATAGTATACATTGCAGATTTAGACCAAGATGTTGATGATGTTGTTGCAGCACATTATCTTCATAACGAAGGTGTATTGAAATGTGTTGTATGTGATCCATATCCAATGACAGAAGATGGGTTGAAAAGAAAAGACATTCTTGAAAGTTTGGGCGTTCAAGTATTAAAGAAAATGCCACCAGTTGCAAAATATGTATTTGTTGGTGGTGCATTAACGCTTGTTGCCGATTATATCAAAATGCATCACATTGACTGGTTAGTAATGAATGGTGGTTTTGTTGGTACAAACATCGCTTCGTTTGAACTGGATAAATTTAAAGGAAAAGAAACAGTAAGAACATTTAATTTTAATTGTGATGTAAATGCAACTGATTATGTCTTAAAAGTCGGGAAAGAGAGAATATCTAACATGGTACTTGTTGGTAAAAACGTGTGCCATGATATCAGAAATACAAGAGTTGGCATATGGTCGGATAAGAAGTATAAAGAATTATTTGATACATATGAAGTAAAAGATAAAAAACGTCAGCATGATATGTTGGCTTGTCATGAAGGATTAGCATTTTTGAATAATTCTACAAAATATTGTAAGTATGAAGTTGTAAAGCCATATAACACAGGTTTAAAGGGAACATATACCCAATGGGGAAGTACAAAAACAAGGGAAACACCGTACAGAGAAGTGTTGGCTGCAATAGAATATGAAACATAGTAAATTTCGATTTCATGTGAGGAGGTGAAATCTTGGAGAAAGTAATTAAATATAAATGTTCTGAATGCGGAGAATTATTTGACACACCTGATGATGCTTTAGCTTGTGAAACAAGACACAAAAGAATTGAGAGAGCTAATGTGATGCTTAGGCATGGATATACATTAAAACAAATCAATGACGAGTGTGAGATTTGGGATTCTATACCAAAACATTTAGAGAATGTAAATACGGACAACTGTTTCAAAATCAGCTACTGGCAATGTTGTCAGCACCCTGCTTATAGAATTACTCGTATCTGTTTTGATGGAGAGGTAAATGTAAGAGGTTGTGGTTCGTGGAGTGGATATTATGGTGATCATCTTAAATTAAGTAGCAGTGACTTAATGAACCCAAGACCAAAGGAAGAGTTGTTTATAGATAGTAGATATACAAGTAGATGGTAATTATAAAGGAGAATAACATGGATAGAAGTGATCTTGCAGAAAGAATGAAAGGTTATGAAAAAAGAAATAGATATTATCTTCAACGAAGAATGCCAGTGATTTTGAGGTTAGACATGAGAGCTGGACATAGCTTTACAAGAGGATTTAAAAGACCGTTTGATGAAGTATTTATAAAATCAATGCAGAATACCGCTAAATATTTATGCGAAAACATTCAGAATTGCAAATTATCTTATCAACAGAGCGATGAAATCACATTACTTCTTGTTGATTATGATAAGTTAAATACAGATTGTTTCTTTGATTATAGAGTTGATAAGTTATGTAGTATTGCTGCAAGTATGGCTACAATGGCTTTTAACAAGTATTTTTATGATAATGTATTTGTGTATAATGCGACTGCTACTGTTGATTTATTTGATAAAAAATATCCATTTAAAGAAGTATATTCTAAAGCAGTTGATAAGGGTGTAATGTTCGATGCTCGTTGTTTCAATATTCCAAAAGAAGAAGTAACAAATAACTTTTATTGGAGACAATTAGACGCTTCTCGTAATTCAATTCAGATGGTAGGTCAAGCCAATTTCTCACATAAAGAATTACAGAATAAATCATGCAATGATATTCAGGATATGCTTATGACTCAGAAAGGTATTAACTGGAACGATTTACCGACTTATCAGAAGAGAGGAAGCTGCTGTGTAAAAGAAAATCATTTTATAGAAAATGAAAAAGGAACTCAAATATGTTTTTCAGAAGGATGTTCAGATCCATTTGAAGATGAAGAAGCTTTAACAGGAGTATATAGAAGTAGTTGGATTATTGATACAGATATCCCTATTTTTAAGGGCGAAGGCAGAGAATATATTGATAGGTTAGTATTTGTTGGTGAAGATTAAAAATAAAGGAGAATATATATATGAATGAAGAAATTAAGAATGACGAAGTAGAAGTAGAAGAAGTTAATCCAGTAGATGAGTATTTAAATAATTATAAAGAACAGAAACTTGCTGAATTTTGTGTTCAGAAAGATAAAGAGATTGCAAACCGTAAAAATGAGCGTCAGAAACTCGTGGAACAGATTACAGATATGAAAGTTACGGTTAAACAGCATGACGAAACATGGAAGAATATGGATAGTTTGTATGCCAAGATTAAGAAATTATCTGTAAATGATTATTTGAAGTTATATCATATGATGAACAACGATATTGCAGGAAATTACTCAACAATTACAACTGTACTTCCTAGTCATGTTGGTATTAATGGCAGTTGGTAAAATAAGAGTACATGAAACTGACATTTCTTGAGGAGGTAAAAATTGAAAATATGTGTAACAGGTCACAGACCAAATAAATTATATGGATATAATCTATCTGATTCACGTTGGCAGAGATTAAAAGATCAGTTTAAATCAATTTTAAAAGAGAATAATTGTGAGGAAGCAATTACAGGAATGGCTCTTGGAGTTGATACGGTGTTTGCATTGGCAGTATTAGAATTAAAAAACGAAGGATATGATATTAAGCTGCATTGTGCAATCCCTTGTAAAAATCATTTTTGCAAGTGGATTAAAGAAAGTGTTGACCAATATAATGATATTCTTTCCAAAGCAGATACAGTAAAGTTGGTATCTGATGAGGAGTATAAGCCTTGGTTAATGCAGAAAAGAAACGAGTATATGGTTGATTTAGCTGATAAAGTTATTGCAGTTTGGGATGGCTCAAAAGGTGGAACAGCAAACTGTGTAAAATATGCTGAGAAGGTTGGTAAAGAAATCATCAGGATCGAGCCATAGAACAAAGAATATATAGTTGGAGGAAGGTGAGAAAATGCTAAAGAATATTGAAGATATTATAATTTCAAGAGCAAGAGATAGTGAAAAATTAGATGCTTTAAAACAATATGAAGATGATATCAAAACAGCGAAAGATATCATCAATGGAAAACTTACATATTGTGAGGAGTGTAAGGACTATTATCTTACAAAATCTTTCTTTTCGGAAAAAGAAACTGTTCCTACAAAGATTTGTGTGTATGAAGATCCGATTAATTCAGGTGGCAACGATTATGTAGATGGATATGCTGATATTTTATATAGTGTTTGTCCTAAAGGTCATAAGCATGTAGTTGATAGAAAAGAGAGAAGAAAATAAGAGAATATATAGTTGGAGGTGAGAATGTGATATATACAAGTTATTTTGCAAAACTTAAATCGTTACCAGATAATATAATTCCAATTTCAATTTGTGTAAAAGCACCTGATTGGTATACAGGATTACAGTATAAAAAGCTTGCACCAAAATATGACTTCTTTATGAAGTGGAAAGAAAATCATGATAATGATTATTATATAAAGTGCTTTAATGAGCAGGTATTAAATAAATTAGACGCTACTGATGTTGTCTTAGATTTTTCAAGAATTTGCTATGGATATAATGTTGGAGAAAATGATATTGCTTTGATTTGCTATGAAAAGCCTACAGATTTTTGTCATCGTCATTTAGTATCCGATTGGTTAAATAAAAACGGCTTTAAATGTGATGAATATTTATTTAGCAAGTAAATCTAACTTATCTATGATTCCTTCGAATCACAATTTCCAATAAAAATGAAAATCAAATAGAGAATAAACATATAAAGGAGGATTTTATGTTTGCAGAATTTGAAGATGATATACAGTTTTGGGGATGCAATATTCCGAATGAAGTGAAAATGGTTATAGATTCAGCAAATGAAAGTGTAGACAAATCATTTGATAATGAAGATCAGAAACAAGCTTATCATCTTGGCGTAGAAAATACATTGTCTGTATTGAAACAGTTGCTTGATGAAGGGTTAAGTAGAAATAGCATTACATTTTATTATCCAAACGCAACTACAACAGAAGAAATGGATATAGAAGATATTAACCAATGGCTAGAAACATTACCATATAAATAAATCACTGTTTCATTCGGATTTCGAGGAGGTGAGAAACTTGGATACGCAGCTATGTAAAGCAAAGAGCATTAGTAGCGGTCAATGGGTTTGTGGATATTATGTAAAAGGTTTAGATATGTATGGTAAAGAAATTCATATAATATTTGAACCAGCAACAGTATTCTATTCTCATGGTGAAACCGATGGTTTTGAAGAAGTAGATCCAAAGACATTGTGTAGATGTACTGGTAGTCATGATAAAAATGGCAAGTTAATCTTTGAAAACGACATTCTAAACGGAGAATTATATAATGTAGTATCTTATGGAAATGGTGAGAATGAATTTCTCGGAATGAATGTTGGTTGGTATGTTCAGAGAGATAACTTTGAATCATGGTGTGAGTTAAATGATTTGGAAATGTATGAAATAACAGGAAATATCTTAGATAATATCTAATCAGTCTTGAACAAATCAGTTCAAATTTTTCAAATAAAAGTGTCACGAATAATATATAAAATCCGTGACAAAAGAGAATAAATAAATGCGGATGGCATTCATGTTTGGGTGGAAGAACAGCATACCCTTGGGTTTTATACTTAAAAATCACTGTTGAAGATAGATTTTTACATAAATTTATTTTCTGTGTTCCGTCCATTTGGGCGTTTAGATAGATTGTTTTATTAACAATATTTACATAAATTTTTTAATTTTAAGGAGGACATTTTTAAATGGCAGAGACAACAGCAAAGGAAACAAATTTAAGACAGGCAAACGCAAAAGCAACAGCAGTAGGTGTAGTTAGTGAGAAGGATCTGAAGATTGTAACAGAGGATGGAAAGAATAAGGTAACAGGTCATATTACAGTCAAGACTTCTGATGTGAATTTCGTTAAATACAACGTCAATGTAAATGAGAAGACTAAGGCTGGTACTGACAATAAGACTTATGCAGGTATTCAGACAGTGATGAATGAGTACAAGTCTATTGCAGAAGTTGGTGAGGAAGAGGCTACAAAGGTTAGAGTAACTGGCGATATTAGTCCATTTACAGGTAAGAATGGTGAAAAGATTGTATCTTACAAGAGCAATTTCTTCAATAGATTAAAGGCTGATGAGGATTACGAGCCACACGCAGAGTTCGCAGTAGAGGTATTCATTTCTGGTATCAATCCTGAGCTTGATGCTGATGGTGTTGAGACAGGAAGAATCGTAGTAAGCGGATGGATGCCTACATATAACGGAATTGAACCAATCGACCTTGTGGCAGAGGGTGAAGTAGGACAGGCTGTTGATTCAGGATTCGAGGTAGGACAGACAGTAGAGTTCTATGGAGATATTATCAATAACAGAATTGAGACTGTTACAGAGATTCCAGTTAAGATTGGTAAGCCAAGAAAGAAGGTATCTGTAGAGATTAAGAGTGATCTTCTTATCACAGGTGCTTCGGAAGCATATGAGGAGGGCATTACACCAGAGCTTCCATATGTCGCTGAAACAATTCAGGCTGCAATTCAGGAGAGAGCAAATCGTCTTGAGGAAGCAAAAGCTAAAGCTCAGAGTGGCGCAAAGGCATCTACTGCAAAGCCAAGTGGTGCAGCACATGGTAGAAGTTTAGGTTTCTAATCTAACTTTGTTGTAGGTACGAATGAAATAGTTTGAAATATGTACCATTTTTATTAAGAAAATATTTTTGAAAATAAAGGAGAATTACATGAACGAATTAGATATTTTTAATCCACAGGTCAGCACAGTAGCAAAAGGTTTAGAGGGCAAGGTTATTCTTGTCTATGGTGGAAATAACTTAGGAAAGACTAAGCAGGCAACTCGTATGAAGAAGCCATTCTATCTTCCATTCGAGGCAGGTCTTAATGCCATTCCTGGTGTTCCATATTGTCCTATTACAAAGTGGTCTGACTTTATTAAGATTAACAAGCAGCTTACAGATCCTGCAACAGTAGAGAAGGCAAGAGAAATGTATTCAACAATTATCTTTGATGAGATTGAAGCGGCTGCAAATTACTGTCAGGAATTTATTTGCCAGAAGTATAAAGCTCCTTCAATCGGAGAAGGAAATGATGGATATGGACTTTGGAAAGAGTATGAGACTGAGTTCTGGAAGCAGATTAACAAGTTACTTGGTGCTGGATATTGCTGTTACTTTATTGCACATGCACAGGAGAAGGATGGATACATTTCACCAAAGGCTGATAAGAGAGCGTTAGCACCCATCATCAATAATACAGACTTATGTGTTTATGTTCGTTCTAACGGTGTTGATAAAGACGGTAAGGTTGTTAAGTCTTCTGGTTTCTTAGCACAGACAGATGAGTTCTTTGCTCGTTCTCGTTTCGATTATCTTCCTACTACTTATATTGAGGAGTTCACTGCTGAAGCTCTTGAAGATGTAATTATTAAGGCTATTGAGATTCAGGAGAGAGAAGAGGGAATCACAGCAGTTACATACGAGGAGCAGAAAGCACAGAGAACAGTTGATGTTAAATCATATGATGACCTCATGGACGAGTTACAGAAACTTGGAGAGAAGCTTGCTGATAATGGATATCTTGAGGATTTACAGACAATCGTTGCAAATCAGTTAGGCGAAGGTAAGAAGGCTAGTGATCTGAAGAAAGGTCAGGAACAGCTTATTGAAGCAATCATTTATGATATTGAGAGTTTCATTGAGGAGAATAACTTATAAGAGGTTGACACATGGCAGCTCGAAGAAAATGCGTAATATGCAATGAGCCAATTGTAGATGAGGATGGCGTTCCATACAAGGGACGCTATGCTCATAAAAAATGTTTTAATATTGCAATCAAGACATTGCAGAAAGATAAAACTGAACAGATAGATAAAGTTGCTACAAAGAAAAAAGTCGGTAGAAAGGCTAGACCTCAAGCTGAATTGAAAGAAGCATTATCTGAAGAGGAATATGCAAAAAAGCAACAGTATTATAAGTATTTAAGAAGTCTCATCGAAGGAGAAGAATTAAGTACAAAAGTATATGCCCTAACAGAAGATTATATTAAGCGTTATGGGTTTACATATGAAAGCATGTATAAGACTCTAGTTTATCTGCATGAAATCATTGAAAAGGATTTAACTGGTGATGTAATTGGTATTGTTCCATATTATCACACAGAAGCAATGCAGTATTATGAGTCGGTTGATAAACTGGAAGAACATAATGAAAGTATGGATATTTCAAATATGTACAAAGAAAAGACCATTATCGTTCAACCTAAAAGGAGAAAAATAAAACAGATTGATATTCAGTCAATTGGGAAAGAGGTGAAATAATGGCACACGAAGGACTTGTAGATAAAAGAGCATATTTGAATACGATTGGTTGTTTAATACAAGATTCTTCCTTAATAGATGATATTGATAGACCATTAGATAGAACTGATTTTAATACAGAGAACTTCTATGAATTGCTATTTGTTGCAATTTACAATCTACATATGCAAGGTTGCACCACAATTGATGAATTTAGTATAGATTCATATCTAAGCAATTATAAAGAACAGTATTCAATTTTTCAGGAGAATCAAGGTATAGAATATCTTTCAAATGCAAGAGATATGGCTACCATTGAGAACTATGATTATTATTATCACAGATTAAGAAAATACGCATTGCTTAGATATTATGAGCAAAAAGGTCTTGATACAAGATTTATTTTTGACAGTACCATTGCAGATACTTCAAAGATGGAAGTGGAACAAATTAAGTTTGACAATTATACCGAACAAGACATTATTGAAATGGTTGAAGCAACATTTGTTATTAATCCCAATATGAAATATTGTACCAATACACTAAGCACAGATGTTCAAGCTGGTGACGGTATGACAGATTTGGTAAATGAATTGATGGAAGTTCCTGATGTTGGTTTGGCTTTGAATAATGAGGGATTGAACACTGTATCAAGAGGTGCGAGATTAGGATGTTTATTTATGAGATCGTGTCCTCAAGGTGGTGGTAAAACTCGTATGGCTGCTGGTGATGCTTGTAAAATTGCAGTTCCGTATTTTTATGATGTTGTATCAAAGCAGTATGTGTATACAGGAAATTGTGAGCCAACTACTATTTTCTCAACTGAGATGCCAGTAGATGAGATACAGACATTGTTAATTGCAGCCGTTAGTAAAGTAAATGAGGAACATATTCTATATGGTACATATGAGCAAGGAGAATTAGAAAGAGTTCAACAAGCCATTTCTTATATCGAATCTAGTCCGTTATATATCGTACATATTCCTGATTTTTCCATTGAAGATATTAAAAATCAGATAAAGAAATATAATAGAGAATTTTCTGTTAGATATTTTTTCTTCGACTATATTCATACTTCATTACGTTTAATGGCAGAAGTAAATAGTAAATCTGGAATGGGATTGAAAGAGCATCAGTTATTATTGGTATTTGCAACCGAATTAAAGACGATTGCTCAACAGTTAGATGTGTTTATTTATACTGCTTCTCAGTTAAATGGTGAAGCACAAAATGCACAGTATAAGGATCAGAACTTGTTAGCTGGTTCAAAAGCATTAGCGAATAAATTGGATATGGGTGTTATCTCAATGGCTCCCACCAAAGCAGAGAAAAAGAAAATCGAATCAGTGTTACATAAAATGGTTAATATGCCTGTACCTAATATGTGTCATTGGGTATACAAAGTCAGACGAGGAAGATTAACACGAATCATTATTTGGACAAAAATTGATTTGGGTACTATGACAGAACAGTGTTTGTTTGTAACGAATTATGATTTTGAGTTAATTGATATGGATTTTACAAAGATTGAGCAGGTAGAAGAGAAGATTAAGGAACATTCTGTATTGCTATCTCAAGTACCTGATAATCCGATTGATGAAGAACAGGAAGAAGAACCAACTGATAAGAAGAGTTGGGGAAATTGGTAAGTGAGGTGAGAGCATGTATTTAGACAAGGATGCAATTCTTAACTCACTTACTAAGGAAGATATAATAAAAATTGTTACTTATTTTGGCTCTAGTTATCCAAAAACAGATAGTAATGGCGATTTAATATTCCAGTCGGTATGTCACGGATCAGATTCGTGGAAATTGTATTATTATCACGAACCAAACGAGGATAAAGGGTACAAAGGAAGAACTTTTCATTGTTACTCTAAATGTTCAGATAGTTTTAACGTTGTTGAATTAGTAATTAGAGCCAATAGAGTTAAAGGAAAGACAGTTACATGGTATAAAGCATTACATTTTATTGGGCAACTTACAGGAAAGTTAGCTGTTACAAGTGCTGATGAGATTGAGAAAGAAAAGAATCGTATTAATGATTTTGAATGGATTAATCGTTTGAAGTCAGTAAAAAAGAATAGACGTGAAGTACCTACATTGTCTGAAATTAGTGAAAATATCTTAGATACATTCTATTATGCACCTCATGAAGATTGGTTAAATGACAACATTTCTCGTGAAGCTTTGAGCAGGTATGAGATTGGTTATTATGGATTGACCAATCAAATCGTAATTCCACATCGAGATAAAGACAATCGGTTGATTGGAATTAGAGGTCGTTATCTTGATGAATCTGATATTGAAAGAGTAGGAAAGTATGTTCCGCTTCAAATAAGTGGGAAGTTTCTTAGTCATCAATTAGGTTCAAATCTATACGGAATCAATGTTACCCAAAACAAAATTAAATCAATACGAAAAGCAATGCTGCTTGAATCAGAAAAAGGATGTATGCAAAATTATTCGTATTTTGGAGAAGATTCATTTGCAGTAGCAACTTGCGGAAGTAATATTACTGTCACTCAGCAAAAATTATTATTGCAATATCTCAAATGTGAAGAAGTGATTGTGGCTTTTGATAGAGAATACCAGGATGCACATTCTTTTGAAGCAGAGATTTATTATAACAAACTTGTAAAAAAAGTAGCAGGATTAGTGCCATATTGCAAAGTTTGTTTGTTGTTAGACAGTGAGAATAGATTGCCTTATAAAGCCAGTCCTACAGATATGGGAAAAGAAACATTGTTGGAATTATTAGATGAGAAGATTGTTATTACAATGGATGAGGTTAATAGAGTGTTGAAAGAATCAAAGAAGGAGAAGTAATTGCAAGAATTAAAAGATAGAGTAAGACCTGTAACTGATAAGGACAAAGGTTTACCTACATTTTCATATAGTAAAATCGAGGTTTTTAAAAATTGTCCTCTTCAGTATAAGTTTAAATATATAGATAAGAAGTATTCACAGGATACTTCAATTGCACTTGAGTTGGGTAGTCTGTGTCATTATGTGTTGGAACAGAAGGGCAGGATGATTGCTTCTGGTCAAGCAGTAGATTATGACAAGTTAAATAATATTCTACAGAATGGAGTGACCGAAACAGACGAAAAAACAAAAGAAGAATTATTAGGTGTAGCACAGCTAAGAAGAAAATATTTTGAAGTATGGCACGAAGCTGATAATGCGAGTGGTGCTTCATACGAAGAAAAAATAAAACTATTTGATAAAGTGTTACACGAAGAAATGGAAGATACTACTTGGCAGCCTACATATTTTGAAAAACCTTTTGAATTTGTATGGGATAACAAAGTCATTTTAAAAGGTTTTATTGACCGAATTGATGTAAAAGATGGTCAGTATAGAACGGTTGATTATAAGACTTCTAAGAAAATATACGATCAGAGTAAATTGGCAACTTCATTACAGTTTGGAATTTATGCTTTGGCAATTTTAAACGAGTTTGGTGAATTACCTATTGAATCGCAGTATAGATTCATCCTTATAGATGATGAACAATATGCTCTTACAAAAGGATGGGAAAAACGTTTAATCAAAGCACTTGATAAAGTGTTTGGTGATATTGAAGCAAGTGAGAATAAAAATCTGTTTATTCCGAAGCCCACGCCATTATGTCATTGGTGCACGTTCTGCACAACAAATCCAGAAGCAACTATTTATAAAAATGAATGTGAATATTATTCAAAGTGGACACCAACTCAAAAGACATTTGAAGTTAATAAAAAGTGGAATGCTTTGGAGAATAATAATACAGAGAAGAAAAGAAAGTTGGTATTTTAATGACAGAAGAAAAACTGAAAATGATTGAGCCTATTTATGACTCGTTTGAAAATGAAGATATTAAAGATTTCTGTAAACTCTTGGTATCAGAACTTCCTTTGTATTGGTGGGATGTACCTGCCTCGTCTACAGGCAAGTACCATCCTGCATATGCATTAGGCGATGGTGGATTGATGAGACACAGTATTGCAGTTGTACGATTCCTTAATTGGTTTTTCAGTCTTGAGCAGTATCAGAACAAGTTCACTGACAGAGAAAGAGATTTATTAAGATGTGCTGGTTTAGTGCATGATGGCAGAAAATCAGGTGCAAATGATGATGTAAAGGAAGTGTTCACAGTATTTGATCATCCGTTGTTAATGGCAGAAGCAGTTAGAAAACACAAAGAAGATGCAGTTATTTCAGATGAAGAAATTGAGCTGATTGCTAATGCGATTGAATCTCATATGGGGCAGTTTAATACCTCAAACAAACCAAAAGATGCTGGAATTGTACTTCCAAAACCATCAAATAAATATCAGGAGATTGTTCATTTGGCTGATTATCTTGCTTCACGAAAGCCGCTAGACATGGAGTTTGATGAATGGAAGAAACCTGAATTACCACCTTTAGATACTTATGTGTTGAATTTCGGTAAGTATAAGAATGAACGTCTTGTGGAGGTAGCACAAAAGGATAAAGGATACATTGATTGGTTGAAAGAGAATTATGGAAGAGAACCAGTTAGAAGCTTATTAAAACAGTTATAAGAGGAGGATTTGAGTGAGTTTTTTTGGAGTACATAACCATAGTGCAGAGGGAAGCAATTTAAGACTTCGAGATTCTATAAATAAAGTGCCTGAAATGATTGAGTATGCTCACTCATTAGGTCATGCTGGCATTTGCTTTACGGAACATGAGTCTATCACTTCCTCTTTAGATGCACTTAAATACTATGACAGTCACAAGGATTTAGAAGGATGGGAGAATTTTAAAGTTGTTCTTGGTAATGAGATATATTTGTGTACAGAAGATGTAACTGCCGAGAATAAATTTAATAATAGATATCCTCATTTTATTTTAGTAGCATTAAATGCTCATGGGCATCAAGGCATTAGAGAATTAAGTACAAAAGCTTGGACTAAGAACTCTTTTATGCATGTCATGATGCGAGTTCCTACCTATTATAGTGACCTTGAAGAAATGATGGCAAACTATAAAGGAGATATTATCGGAAGCTCGGCTTGTCTTGGGGGAGCTTTACCACATAGACTTTTACAATTTCAGGATTTAGAAAGAGCAAATCCAAAGGAATATGAAAAAATATGGCAATCTTGTAAAGATTGGATTGCATATATGAATGAGATATTTGGTGAAGGATACTTCTTTTTAGAGTTGCAACCTTCTCATATGATGGAGCAAATCTATGTCAATCACAAGTTAATTCAGTTATCAGAAGAGACAGGTACACCATATATCATTACAACGGATGCTCATTATCTTAAAAAAGAAGATAGACAGATACATAAAATCTTTTTGGAGTCTCAAGAGGGCGACAGAGAAGTAGATGATTTTTATTCTACCACTTATATCATGAGTGAAGATGAAATTCATGAGTATATGGACGAATACTATGGTCACGATGTAGTTCAAAAGGGATTAGACAATACAATGCTTATATATGGAAAAGCAGAGTATTACAAACTCACAAAAGACCTCGATATTCCGTATATTCCATTAAATACCTCTGAACCGAACAAAGAATTGTATGAAAAGTTTAAGAATCAAATCCCTTTATTAAGTGAGTTTTATCATTCGGAATACGATTGTGATAGACATTTAGTAAGAGATATTGTTGCTTATATTGACACAGATCCTTATTACCAAACAGACGAAGCTTATGAAAAAATAAATGAATGTCTTCATTATATAAAGGATTCATCCGAAAAAATGAAGGTTCGTTGGTCTAAATATCTTCTTCAGATTGCTATTGATGTACAGATTGCTTGGAGTGCAGGTACATTAGTAGGGGCTGGTCGAGGTTCTGGTGTAGGTTTCTGTCTATTAAATATTCTTGGTATCACACAGATTAATCCATTAAGAGAAAAAACAAAGACGTATCCTTGGAGATTCTTGAATCCAGAACGTGCTTCTGTTTTGGATATTGATATTGATATATGTGGTTCAAAGCGTGAAGCAGTTATTCAGGCTATGAAAGATACATATGGAGAAGATAGAGTTAGTAAGGTTATGACACTATCAACCGAAAAGAGTAGAAGTGCTATCTTAACAGCAGCTCGTGGTTTGAAGATTGATAATGATATAGCTCAGTATATTAGTTCATTGATTGTAGCCGATAGAGGTCAATTAAGGACTTTATCACAAATGTATTATGGTGATGATGATAACCCACCTGTACAAGAATTTGTTACAGAAATGAATAAATATCCTGAATTATGGGAAGCTGCACAGAAGATAGAAGGACTTGTCAATGGTGTAGGTTCACATGCAGGTGGAATTATCTTAGTTGATAGACCATTTACAGATACAACAGCACTTATGAAAACAAATTCAGGTGATGTTATTACTCAGTTTGATTTACATATGTGTGAAGATTGTTCTCTTATTAAGGTCGATCTGCTTTGTATTGATGCTTTGGATAAAATGCAAGCAGAGTTGGAACTGCTTTTGGAGAATAATGTAATAGAGTGGCAAGGTTCATTGAAAGCTACTTATGAAAAATATATTGGCGTATATACTTTGGAACGTAATGCTAAAGATATGTGGGAAATGCTTTGGAATCACAAAGTAATGTCATTCTTTCAGATGGAGAAAGAGAGTGGTGTACAGGCGGTTGCATTGGCAAAACCTGCTTCTGTCGATGAATTAGCAACCATTAACTCAGTATTGCGACTTATGGCACAGGAAAAAGGTGCTGAAACACCATTACAGAAATATGCTCGTTTTAGAGAAAATATCCAGTATTGGTATAATGAAATGACTGAATATGGTCTGACACAAGAAGAACAAGATATTCTGAAAGATATTATTGGAGTATCATTTGGTATCTGTGAAGCCCAGGAGTATTTGGTACTTTTAACAATGCATCCGAAGATTGGCGGTTTCTCACTAGCTTGGGGTGATAGGTTAAGAAAAGCGGTTGCAAAGAAGAAACCAAAAGAGTTCTTGCAATTACAAGAAGAGTTCTTTGCTAATGCGAAAGAGAAGAATTTATCAAAGAATTTAACGAACTATGTGTGGAATGTGCTTATTTGCACCCAGCGAGGGTATGGATTCAATAAAAGTCATACACTAGCCTACTCGATTATAGGTCTTCAAGAGTTGAATTTGTGTTATAAATACAGCCCGATTTACTGGCAGACAGCGAATTTAATTGTAGATTCTGGCGCAGTAGATGAAAATGCAGGTGATTCTACCAATTATGGAAAGATGGCAATAGCAATAGCGGCTGTTCAAAAAGAGAATGTTAAAGTAGAGCTTCCACTTATCAACTCAGCAGACTTTGGTTTCAAAGCAGATGTTGAGAACAATCGTATCATTTTTGGACTAAAAGGTATCAATGGTATAGGCGATGATATTGTACAAGCAATTATTCAGAACAGACCATTTAATTCTATAGAAGATTTTGCCCGTAAAATGCTTGATACAAAACTTATTACCAAGTCAAAAATGGTTCAGTTAATTAAAGCTGGTTGCTTTACAGAGTTGCACTCATCAGATAGAAAAGAAACAATGTGTTGGTATTTAAAAAACTATGCTTTTACTCCAAGTGACAAAATTACAATGCAACAGTTCGCAAAAATGACAGAATTGGGTATTATTCCTGAATCATTAGATTTAGCAAAACGTATGGTCAATTTCAAAAAATATGTTTTAGATGATGAAGGATTGTATGAAAAGCATATAGATGAAGGAAAGAAAGTACCCAAAAGAGGATATCATGATGGTTATTATATTCTCGACAACAATTCTCAGCCTTTCTTCAAGGAACATTTCACAGAAGACTCAGTAGTTAAAATAAAAGGAGAATATTATATTGTATCAGAAAAATTGTTTACTAAAGAGGTTGATAAATACATTCAGCCATTAAAAGATTGGTTTGACAATACTGATACATTGAATCTCTATAATGAAGCTTTATTTAAAACTGTTTGGGATCAATATGCTGATGGTACATTACCTTCTTGGTCTATGCAAGCATTAAGTTTCTATGATGGTGAGCATGAATTGGAGAATATTAATGAAGAACTATATGGCATAGTTAATTTCTTCGATTTACCAGAAGAACCAGAACCTTACGATTATTACACTCGCTATATTGATGGTTCACCAAAGAAAATGCCTAAATTTAAGATTTCAAGAATAGCAGGAACAGTTATCAATGCTGATAATTTGCATTGTATGGTTACACTTCTTACAAAGTATGGTGCAGTACATGTGAAGTTTAATAAAGGTCACTATGCATTTTATAATAAACAAATTTCAGCAAAGCTTGATTCGAATAGTGATAAGAAGACTGTACTTGAAAGAAGCTGGCTAAGTAGAGGTTCAAAGATTGTTGTGGCAGGAATCAGAAGAGATGATAGTTTCAGACCAATGATTTACAAAGACACAATTTACCAGCATACAGTAAATAAAGTTCAAGAGATACATTTAGATGGTACATTGCTACTTCAATCTGAAAGAACAAAAGTTGATTAAAAGGAAAGTGAGGACTAATGGCATCAGAAAATAGAATAAAAATTATATGCAGTGTAGAGACAATACGATTTTATAAAAATGAATTTGGAATTGCTGTTGTCTCAGTAGATAAGGTCAAAGAGGGAAAACCTAAGACCGACAAATTCAATCAAATCATAATCAAAGGTACAATGCCACAGTTAGTTGAAGGTAATCCATACGTATTGGTGGCAGATTATGTAGAAGATCCCAAATGGGGAGGACAATACAATATCATATCAATCTATAGTGCCATTACCTTTAATGAGAATGACAAAGTTGGACAGAAGAAATTCTTGTCCACTTTGTTCACCCCACTTCAGATTGAAAATATGTATGACGCATTGGATGATCCTTTTGATTCATTGAAGAATAACAAGGCAGAAGATTTGGTAAAGGTCAGAGGTTGTGGACTAGACACGGCTGCACGATGGATTGAAAGATTTAATCGGAATATCCATTTAGCAAAAATCTTTTCAGAGTTGGAACAGTATAACCTTACGAACAATATGGTGAATAGATTAATGGAACGATACAATTCACCTGATTTAGTTGTTGAAAAGGTTAAAAATAATCCATATATCTTATGTAGCGAAGTAAAAGGAATCGGTTGGAAAACAGCAGATAAAATAGCACTTGATAGTGGAATGGAAGAATTTTGTTCTCAACGTATTAGTGCCTTTATTTACAAATACCTTGAAGATTCTGGTCAGAATGGTTGTTCATGGATCACACCTGATGAGTTAATGGGGGCAATTATTGATGAACTTGGCGAAGATGTTCCTGATATGAATATTACAGAAGCAATTCATGATATGGGTGATGAGCTGTGGTGGAATGAAGATAAGACACAGATTGGTCTTAGAAAATTCTACAATATTGAAGATAAAATTGCCAAAGAATTAATCCGATTAAGAGATGCAAAATCAGAGATTACATATGGCGATTGGGAAGATACAATCAAGCATGTCGAGCATAGGAATGGTTGGCAGTTTACAGAAGAACAGCGAATGGGTGTAAAAGAAGCACTTGAAAACAATGTAGTTGTTATTCATGGTGAAGCTGGAACAGGTAAGAGTTCATCCGTGTCTGCTTTTCTTGAAGCATTAAAAGATTATGTATATGTACAGTGTGCTTTATCTGGTCGTGCAAGTTCTCGAATGGCTGAAATCACAGGAGAAGAAGGATATACAATTCATAGATTGCTTAAATATCCTTGTACTGATGATGGGGGTAAGAATGGTTTTACATATCATGATGAAAATCCATTGGATGTTGACATTGTAATCGTAGATGAGATTTCAATGGTTGATGCTTATCTTTTCTATTATCTTTTAAGAGCAATCCCTTCAGGTGCAAAGCTTATCTGTCTTGGAGATATGGGACAGTTAGAGTCAATTGGGTGTGGCAACATTGCGTTTGATATGATTAATTCTCCTGAGATTCCTACGGTATATCTTAGTCAAGTACATAGACAAGCAGCAGCATCAGCCATTGTTACAGAAGCAAGACGTATTCGTAAAGGAATACAGATTGTAGAAAAAGACTGGGTTGGTACAGAGACAAGAGGAGAATTGCAGGATTTATCATTAGATTGTTATTCAGATAAGAGTAATACTTTCTATAAAATAATGCAGAGATTTTCAGAAGCAATGAACACAGAGAACTTCAATGTCATGGAAACTCAGATACTTGTTCCTGTTAAGAAACAAGGTGATGCTTGTACTTATAACATCAATAATACGATTCAGGATTTATATAATCCAGAAGACGACAATAAAGAACAGATTGAGGTTGTATCACAGGGCAAAGTAACAATTCTTCGAGAAGGAGACAAAGTTATCAATACACAGAATACATACAAAACCAATCCACCTATCTTTAATGGTAATCTTGGTATTATTAAAAAGGTATTTCCAGAAGATAAAGCAGTGCTTATTTCATTTATGGGTATTGGAGAGGTATATGTAGAAGGAACACAAGTTAATAATATTGAACTTGGTTATGCGATTACAGTTCACAAGTCTCAAGGTTCTCAGTTCGATCATGTTATTTTCGGCATTGATTTTTCATCATATTCCCTTTTAACAAGAGAATTATTATATACAGGAATTACAAGAGCGAAGAAAAAATGTGATTTGGTTGCTCAAACTGGTGCTTTGAGAATGGCTATCAGTAAAGAGGGCGTAAGTAAGAAACAGACTCACTTACAGCAGTGTTTGTATGACACAGCTCATCCAAAGTTAGTATTTTAAGAGAATAATACAATGGGAGGAATTGAATGGAATATAAAATAACAAAAATTACTCATTCAGGTTCAAAAGGTGAAAGAGGTCAAGATAGAACTGATGGCAGATATCCAATGAGAATCGGAAGAACTGTAGAGTTAGATTTAGATAATGTGGAACTTGGGAAACCAATGATTATAAATTATCTTAAAGATGCTGATGATTCAGATTATAGCAATATGTATCTGCGAACAAGTTGTGTTATATCGGTAATCAGTACAGCAAGTGCAGTATTCATTGAAACAATGAACAGTATTTTTACATTTAAGAAAACTGAATTTCTGGAATGCCCATAAATAGGGCGTTTCAGAGACTCAAAAAGAGGAAAGACGGATTTCACAAGGGTTAATTGCATTTTATGTTGGACGTAACAAAACAACAATTAGTCGTTGGGAGAAAGGACAAATAAATATTTCACTTGAGTTATATGAAAAAAATAATGAAATTTTACAAGGAGAATAAAGACTATGATTCAGATGAACAAAGTAATGAGAGATTTAAAAGCAGGAATTAGTGAAAGAGACGTTCTTGATGAGGAAAGAACATATGTTAGCTGCAAGTGTGAGGATAACGATGAAAACTCTTTTGTGATTAAATATCACAACTATGAGACAAAAGAAGAGGACAAGTATCGAATTATTGTAGAAAAATTATAATAGGAGGATTTATGAGTTCAAAAAACAATTCGTATGCAAATACAGACACAAAGACATTATTTTTATCTGATGATGTAGACAACGAATCTATTGGTGCATTAACATGGAGCATTTTACAACAGATTCGAGAAGATGATGAGAAAGATGAGAAAGAAAAAGATTATAAGCGTGAACCAATTAAACTATACATTAACTCGTATGGTGGATCTGTTTATGATATGTGGGGATTAATTGATATTATTCTCAATAGCAAAACTCCAATCTATACATATTGTACAGGATATGCAATGAGTGCAGCTTTTAAGATTTTCTTAGCAGGTCATAAGAGATATTGTTATAAGCATTCAACATTTATGTATCATCAGATGAGTTGTTGGAGAAGTGGTAAATATCAGGACTTGGTAGAAGACAGAGAAGAGATGGACTGGTTGAATAAAAAGATTGAAGAATATGTAATCGACAGAACAAATCTCACAAAAGATGATATTAATGAGATTCGTGAAAAGAAGAAAGATTTCTATATTCATTCTGACAAAGCAGTCAAGTATGGAATTGTCGATGAAGTTTTGTAAAGAACAGAGAATAATACAGTAGTAAGAATAAACTGATTTCTCGTAGGAGGTGAATTATGAGTAAAACAAAGGAAGAATTATATGAGTATTTTTCATATATGCAACAAGAGGATAACAAATCACTTCTGGGTGGTATGGCTTGGGATGATATTGCTTGGAATATTAAATATGCAGAAGACAGCGGAATATCAAGAACACAATTAGGTTTTGATTTTCCTAAATTACTTGGGCATCTGATTATTGATGATGAAACATATGAAAAGAAAAAGAGAGAATATACTGAAAGTATTGAAACTTATAACCATAATGCAGACTTGTTAAGAGCTAATAAATGGAAATATAAGCTAGTCGATGATTCAGAAGAAAGCAGACGACATTTGGCTGATACATATATTCAGTACGCAGAAAATTGTAAAGAATTACTAAAAGACCTAGATGTGTACCACAAAGAATATTTGGATTATATGAAAAATACTAAACAAAAATTGACAGCTTCTTGCGAAGATAAGAGATAATTAAGTGGTATTAATAAATGATAATAAGGAGATTTTCTATGAATAAAATGGTAATTGAAAAAGCAAATAAATTAATGCGTTCACAACAATGCCTTAATGATTTAAGACGAATAGTTATATACCCATATCCTAAAATGTTCTCAAAAAGAAAACATGATCAAAAAACAGGTTTTTGTTATAACGGTGATTATGTTAGTTTTGCACATTTAGATGATGTAACAAAAGATAAACTTAAATCTGCTATACTTACTGTCATTGATGATAGATATAATGAATTAAATGATGAAATAGACAAATTATGAATCGACAGTTTCTTTGGAAGAATGGAGGTAATAAATGAGAATAGCATTAACAGGTCATAGACCTCAAAGATTAGGATTGCCAGACGATGAAACTTCTGATAAGTGGGGACGTATTACAGATTGGTTGTCGCAGCAGATTATTAAAATTGTAGAAGTATCATTTATAGAAGATGAGACAGTTGATTTGTATTGTGGTATGGCTTCAGGATGTGATATTGCTTTTGGGCTAGTTGGCACAATACTTAAAGAAGGGTTAGATTGTAAATTACATTGTATTTTACCTTGTAAAAATTATAATTCTTCTCATAAATTATATAACTCAATTAAAGAACATGCTGACGAATGGGTTGAATTATCAGATGAATTCTATAAAGGTTGTGACAATGTGAGAGATCAATATATGGTTGACCATTGTGATGTACTTCTTGCAATTTGGGATGGTAATAAATCTGGTGGTGTTTGGTCAACAATTCGTAAAGCACAGAAAGCAGGTAAGAAGATTATTTACTGCCCAAAAGAGATTTTAGAAGGAGAATAATACAATATGAAAATTTTAGCTTTAACAATTTTATTTATTTTAATGTTTTTCAGAATTAAAAGTACGCCAAGTGCATTAAGTAAAACATTGTGGCAAAAGAGAATGTTTAAGTCGCTTGCAAAAAATAAAGAGAACAATAATGGAGAACCAATAAGTGATGCCATGTATGGAGCTGTAATATTTACCGTATTCTTTATGGAGCTATTCTTAATTATCTTCTACATAGTGTTAGGAAACAAAATTGGAACAACTGAGTTTATTGTAATGTCTGTATTACAGGTATTCACTTGCTTATGGTCATTTGGTGTAAACCTGTCAGAAGTAAAAACAGCTTTTAGTTACAATATTGAAGATCTTAAGTTCCACAGATTCCAGTTTCTATTTAATGTTGTGTTAGATTATATCTATTATCCGTGGGCGATTTATATGTTATTGAAATAAGCCATTATTTTATACGAAAGAATAGGAGAAAAATAATGATAGATAGTAGAGAAACAACGGCATATGAAGATGGAAGAGATATAGGATATATTGTTTGTGAAAAATTGAAAGGATTTGTTTTCGAAAAATAAACTGGACAGAAAAATGAATATTATATTTTTAGATATAGATGGAGAGCTTACATATAGTAATTACGAAAATCATAAAACTGCAAACATAGATATTGAAAAAGTAAAACTACTTAAAGAAATATGTGATAAATCAAATGCAAAAGTAGTAATTAGTTCTTCGTGGCGTGGTTCTGAAAGTCATACTCCTAAAATTTATTATATATTAAGAGAGATTTTAAAGAACAACGGAATATGTGTTGTTGGTGATACTCCTCATTTAAGCACAGAATTTGAAGACGTAACAGAACGAAAGAAAATTAGTTTTGACGATACACATCGTTTAAAAATTAAATTTGGAACAGGTAGAGCTGCCGAAATTCAAAAATGGATTAATGAACACAATGTTGATAATTTTGTAATTCTTGATGATGAAGATTTTGACTGGTCTGATTATGGATATGAGAACAATTGGATTCAACCAACATGGGTTGGTAATGGTGGCTTAAAAAAAGAACATGTTGATAAGGCAATAAAGATTTTAAAAGGTGAATAATAGTGAAAATAGGTCAATTTGTAGAATATAAAGGATATGTCGGAAGTATTGAATACAAACCAGATGATATATCATATTATGGCTTGATAATAAACACTGACGATTTCGTTAATTATTATGGTAAAGACATTTTTGAGTTAGAAAAAGAATTTCACAATGCGGTTGACGATTATCTTATATTTTGTGAAGAAGTTGGCAAATCAACTATTACATATTGAGAGGTATTAAAAATGAAAAAATATAACGATCCATATCCAACCATTGAAGAAGTGATTAAAAATAAAGATTATGATTATGTATCGTACAGAATAAGCCATATAAGTGAAGAAGATGGTATTTTTGCAGGATGTTTTAAAACAGAAAATGGAAAAATTATTTCGTTAGACGGAGATTTTTATAGTTTAAATGAAAAAGTAATTGCTTCTGAAGAATGGGAGGATAAAGAGGAAAATATTAATAACGGATTAACTGTTATTGTTGAAGGAAGTTGGATATAAAAAATATGCTTTTTAAAATTCATATCTAAGGATTAAGTAATTCAAATTCATATGAATAATAGAAACTTTAATGGAAGGCATGTCTTAATAACAAATAAAAATCTTAGAGCATTTCGCTCACAATTAAAAAAGAGAATAATTAAATATGGAGGTAATTTTATGATAGAAAGCAGTGTTATTAGAAAAATATCAGATTTAAACAATGATAATCGTGATTGGCAGTCGTTAGAAGAGATAGAAAACAAAATTATTAAAGCTGCCACAAAAGGATATCAATTGATTAGTGTTGGTAGACTAGGTGATTATGCTGTAAATATTTTAAAGGATAGTGGGTTTTCTTTATGTGAGCGATATATAACAACAGAAAACGGATATGATTTTTTAGGAACTCTTATACGTTGGTAATGAAAGGAAGGAATATGCTAATGGGTTGTTTTGATTATGTTAAAGGGAAAATAAAATGTCCAAATTGTAAAACTATATTTGAAGCAGAGGATCAAGTAAAATGGACAAACTGTATGCTTCAAGAGTATGAAGTTGGAGACAAAATACCTGCAAAAGATGGCGAATATACATATGGTTCAAGCGAAAGAGGAAAGTTAATATCATTCTGTCCAATGTGTGATTCACTTATTTCATTTAAGGTTGTCGTAAAAAATGGAAAAGTATACAAAGTAAAAGAAACTGGTTTGATTTTATAGAAGATTGGAGATGAAGAAAATTGAATAAAAGAAAATTTAAGAAAGCATTTATTGAAACTATTAAAGAAATGTTGGTAGTGTTTATATTTACGATTGCTGGATGCTTAATTGCTACGTTTAGTAATGCTATTACTGGAACAATCGCATACGGATTAGTATTCATGTTTATAATTGTATTCGCAGCGAATATGTATTTGGAATATAAAGATCTTAAATATAAAGACGAGTAAATTGGAGTTTCATTGGAGGTGATTCTTACGGAATGGTATGTACTCTATAGTGATTCAAATGCACGAAAAATTGTTAAATGGAACATATTCAAGCATGGAGCTTTTAAAAAAGAAGTAGACAAGCTTTTGAAAGAAAATTTAACGAAAGACGATTTTTCAGAAAAACTTGGAAGATTGCTTATGTATTATACGTGGTCTAAAAGCGAATATGAAGTAATCGTATCACCTTGGGTTGGACGAGCAGAAGATATTAAAATTGTTGTTTACAGTCAGGTACATATGAATTGGGATAGATTTGTTGATTATGTGTGGTCTTTTAGATAGCGAACAGGAGGACTAAAATTGGGATTTGAGACAAGTGAAAAATTGGATAAATGGGTGGAAAATCATAGAAAAATATGTTGTGGTTTTCATTCAATAGTAGGCGAACAGTTTGTATACGAGTTTTTACCGTATTGTACTACAGAGTGCCAAACAGTTAAGTGTACGCTGTGTGGCAAAGAATTTACAGATTATGTTGGTTAGGAGGATTAAGATTTGAAAACAGTTTTTAATTGGATTGGTGATGATTGGAGACGAGTAAAGAATCATTGTAGAACAACCGATAATAAAGATTTTACAGAGAACGAAGCAACAGATAATTTTAAAAAGAAGTTGCTTATATCAGAACATTCACCAATTAGATTACTTGAATTTGATTGGTCATGGAAAAGTATTTATTATTGGTTGAGTACAGAATGGTCAAGACATAAATTTGAAAAATTTATTAGTTCTCAAAGAGATGATAGATTGGTTGATGATACTCCACGAGGAAAGAAACCACAAGATGCATTGGTTAATTTTGATGGTTATGCTAATGAACAAAACTGTATTGATGGATGGAGAAAAAGATTGTGTGGAAACGCCACACCAGAAGCCGTTGAATTAGCAGAAGATTTCAAAATTGAATTACATAAAACACATCCATTGGAATCCAATGTATTAGTACCTAATTGTATATATCGTGCAGGTTGTCCTGAATTTGGTTGCTGTGGAAAGATTACTGATTTTATTAAATGGGCAAAGGATAATAATAAGGAAATTAACTGGCTTAATATTCAAAATAGATATGATTTATACAATGAATGGTTTTATGAGGTACACAAATAAATGTTCATTTCAATACATATAATTTGAAGAAAGAAGTGGTAAACATATACGATATTATAAATAGTGATATAGAGAATAAGGTCACTGAAGGTGACTGTGTTGTGATACACGAAACTAATTGGAATTATACAAAAAGAATTGGAAATCCATACAAAGCAATTGTATTATGGCAAGGCATAAACAGACAACCTCTTATTACAAAATATGGTGAATATAAACCTTATTGGTCTACATACACAAACATTGTTGATATAGTTGGACATGTGGATTTAAAAAATCTATTTGTGAAAATTTATCCAAATTTATTAAAAGAAGGTGATTAATATTAGAAATCCGAATAGATTATATGATTTTTATAATGAAGTAACAAGATTACATATGACACACATGCCTGATTGGAGAGTTGGTCAATTTTGGATGAACTTTTTAGGTTGGGTGCAAAATGTAAAGAAACGAGATCCGTTCTTTCCAGAAGAGTCAGAAATGCTTACATACTTAAAAGAATATTGTGGAGAAAAGGAGGAAGTAAATGAATAAATTTGATATTACATCAAGGGTTGAAGAACTCAATAAAGCTTCCGAAGCTTATTACAATACTGGACAGCCTATTATGAGTGATACTGAGTTTGATAATAAACTTGAAGAACTCAGACAGTGGGAAGATGAAACTGGTATTGTATTATCAAATAGCCCAACGCACAATGTTGGCGCAACAATATTGGACAATATAAAAGAAGTTACACATAAAACACCAATGTTATCATTGGAAAAGTGTCATAGTGTAGAAGAGATTATTAAGTTTGCAAATAATCATAATCTTGTGGCTTCTGTAAAATTAGATGGCTTAACGGTGCGTCTTACCTATAAAGATGGTGATTTTATCCTGGCAGAATCCAGAGGAAATGGTATAGTTGGATCTGACGTGACAGAACACGTTAAACAGTTTACTAATGTTCCATTACATATTAATAAGGAAGGAACTTATATAATTGATGGTGAAGCATTAATTAAATTAGAAGATTTTGCAGAGATTAACAAAAACGAAGAATATAAGAATAGTCGTAATTTAGCAGCAGGTACATTATCAAGTCTTGATACTTCGATTGTAAAAGATAGGAAACTATCTTGGTATGCGTGGGAAGTAGTTGAAGGATATAAAGATAATTCTTTTATGGTTTCTTTATTAGAGGCACTTGACCTTGGATTTGACGTAGTTCCATTTGCTAATTTGGCATTGGCAGATATGTCAATTGATGAAGCTATTGAATATTTTCTTGATGAAGCAAAAGAGAAATTTTTACCGCAAGACGGCGTTGTATTCAAATTTGATGACATTGAATATGGCAAATCTCTTGGTAATACTTCTCACCATTTCAGGAATGGAATTGCTTGGAAAGCAAAAAATGATTCATTTGAGACAGAATTAACAGATATTGAATGGACAATGGGTAAAACAGGAAGTCTTTGTCCAACTGCTGTATTCAAGCCAGTAGAAATTGAAGGGAGTAAAGTAGAACGTGCTTCGTTGCACAACATATCCGTATTAAGACAAATTATGGGTAGACCATGGCGAGGTCAACATATTGGCACATTTAAAGCAAATCTCATAATCCCTCAGATTAGATGGGCAGAAGAAGATGATAATAAGACAAAAGATTATATTGATATTCCAAATAAATGTCCAATATGCGGATCACCTACAAAGATTGTTAAAGACAATGATTCAGAAGTTCTTTATTGTACTAACGAAGGTTGTAACGGTAAATTACTTGGCAAACTCAGTCACGCAGTAAGTAAGAATGCTTTTAATATTGATGGATTATCAGAATCAACTATTGAGAAATTCATCAATCTTGGATGGTTAAAATCAATCAAAGACATCTATCATCTATCAGAACACGAAAAAGAAATGGGGTTACTAGAAGGATTCGGTAAAAAGTCCGTAGAAAAACTTCTTTCGTCTATTGAAAAATCCCGTAACACCAATCTGGAACATTTTCTTTATAGTCTTTCAGTTCCTATGGTCGGAAAATCTGCAAGTAAAATGATAGCAGAAGCAGTAGATTATAACTTTGACAATTTTATGCAGCAGATGGCATTAACAGGAGCAAAATATTTTAAATATATTCCTGGAATCGGAAATACTTTAATTAATTCTCTTGATGATTATTTTGAAAAACATTGTTCTGATATTTTAAAATTGTCAAAAGAACTCATATTTGAATCAAAAGGTAATCGTAATACTAATGGTTCATTAAAAGGATTAACATTTGTAATAACTGGTTCGCTTAATCATTATGCAAATAGAGATGAACTAAAATCAGAAATTGAAAGTTATGGCGGCAAAGTATCAGGTTCAATCAGTTCAAAAACTTCTTATTTAATTAATAATGATGTTAATTCTACGAGTTCTAAAAATTCTAAGGCAAAATCTCTAAACATTCCAATTATTAGCGAAGAAGATTTCATTAAAATGATTCAGTAAAAATTCCAATTAAAAAAGAGAATATAAATATGTAGTAATTAACATTCAAAATAGGAGGACAAATGAAAAAACGTATAGCAATTTTAGTATGTTTATTTGCAATTTCTTTTCCTGTCGTCCCCATTTGGGGACACGATTATAAAAATAATATAGGAAAAGAATTAAAAATAGGCACAGAAATAGCAACAAATATTAATCAATTACTTAGTTGTATTGAATTTCCAAATATCGAAACGAAAATTGGCTATTTGAACAATTCAACAAATATAAGAGTTGAGCCAAATCTTGAATCTTATGTTGTTGAGGTAAAGCCCTTTAATACAGAAATTGAATATTATGACTATGACGAAAATTGGGTATGCATAGAGCAAGATGAAAATGTATTTTATGTGTATAAATCACTGATTTCAGAAAGTCCAACCGACTACTTATCATATAATACCCCCTATAATAAAATTAAAAGTTATATGAGTTACAAATCAATAACTTCAAAATCGAGTGACCAATATAAAATGCAGCAAATAGCATATACTGGCAATTATGGTATTCGTCAGGTAAATGGAAGATATTGTATAGCGGTTGGCTCTGCATATACCACAAAAATAGGTCAGTATATTGATCTCGTATTAGAAGACGGGACAATCATTCCGTGTATTTTAGCGGATTGCAAGGCTGATATTCATACTGATTCTAATAATATTTGTACCAGTGATGGTTCGTTGGCTGAATTTATTGTTGATACAAAAGCATTAAGTAAAACAGTTAGATATACAGGCGATATTTCTACTGCATGTGAAGATTGGGAAAGTATGATAACGCAAGTAATTGTTTACGACAAAAAGGAGGAATTCTAATGAGTAAAGAGCATATTGTAAATCTTGATAATATTTCATTATTAAAAGAGTTTATTAACGAAGTAACTTATCATATTAAAAGTGATGTGGATGCAATTTATGACCGACAGATTGTGGATGCAAAGTCATTATTAGGTGTAATGTCAATTGCAATTCATCCACTTAGAGTAGTTATTCATAGCGATGACTTATCAGAAGTTGCATATTTTGCACATATTTGTGAGAAATTCAAATAGGGAGAATATTATTATGCATGAAGAAAATTATATTGAACTTGATAATGTAACAATTGGTGATTGTCTTGATGGATACAACTATAAAAATAGAAGGATTGTTGTAAATGATGGTCATATTATTTGATTTGTGGACGAAGAACTTGAGGTAAAAAAATGTTAATTTTAATTGGGAAGACTTGTAGTGGAAAAAACTTAATAAGAGACAAATTAATATCTGAATTTGGCTTTCATGAAAATGTTACATATACCACAAGACCAATGAGAAAAGGCGAAATAAATGGAGAAACATATCATTTTATTTCAGATGATGAGTTTAACGAAAAAGTAAAAAATGGATTCTTTTTAGAATGGCAGGAATATGTGACTAGCGATGGTATATGGAAGTATGGATCTTCTAAAGAAAGCTACGAAAATTCTAGCGATAGAACTATTGTTATTTTAACACCAGCAGGAGTAAAAGAGGTCTTAAAGGAGAATTATACAGCAAAGATTATCTATGTTTTTTCCAATATTCAGACAATAAAGAAACGGTTGGCATTGCGTGGTGATAACAAAGAAGAAGCTGATAGAAGAGTTACATCTGATATAAGTGACTTTTATAAAGCAGAATTATTGGCAGATAAGATTGTTTATAACAATTGGAATTCTAATATTGATGAAGTTGTTAAAAACATTGTGACACAATATGAAAGGTTATTGAATAAGAATGAGAAATAATGAACTTACGATATACCTTGCTGGGAAAATGCAAGGACTTACATATGAAGAAATGACCAAATGGAGAAACATGTTTAGGGACAATTTAGAAGATTGTTCAGATGCAACTAATTCAAAAATAAATGTCATTTCTCCGTGTGACTATTTTAATTTTGAAGAGAAAAGACAACAGAATGAAAAAGAAGTTATGAATTTTGATATTTCTTTAGTTCGTAGTAGCGACATTGTTATTGTAAATACAACAGAATTAAATAGTAGTGTTGGTTCTATAATTGAAATTTATGAAGCATATAAAAACGATATTCCTGTAATAGCTTATGATGAGAAAGGATGGTATAGAATACTTCATCCATGGATTAAATGTTGTATTACTAGAACAGATTCTTGCGTAAAAGATATATGTGAATATATAAAAGATTTTTATATGCAATGAAAGAAGGTGTAGGAAAATTTATTTAAGTGGTATTAAAACAACTCATGGTTTAGCAAGAGAATTATTAGATAAACCTGATGAGTTTTTAACAGTTACAGTTGAAAATAAAGAATATAGTATTGACCACATAAAGCCAGTTAAAACACATGCAAATATTGATGATGGTGTAATACATAAAACGCTTGTATGTGAAAAACAGGTTGATGGCAATATTATTAGATAAGAGGTGAAAAAATTATGGGAATTGGAGATACTTATGTATTCGGACATGAAGAGTCTGGTTATAACAGAGAAGCATACGATGACAAAATGATTCTTATCGAATTAATTTGTAACAAGCAGACAAAAATGATTCTTAATGATCCAACTTCATACGATTCTTCTTTTTACAAAAAATTAGAAGAATTGAAGGTGAAAATAAAAGATGCGAATTAGAAAACCCTTATAAATAGGGCGTTTCAGAGCATAAAAATTCCAATGAAAGGTTGATTTCTTATGAAATTGAGAAAGGAAATAAAATTTGAAAGTAATTAAAAGAGATGGTCGAAAAGTTGATTTTGATCGTAACAAAATTATAAAAGCGGTTCTTGCTGCTTTCAATGAGGTAGATGGTGAAATTACACCAGAAGCAAAAAGAAAGGCTACAGTAATTACAAATCACATTGAATCATTAAATAAGAAGTCTATGAATGTTGAAGATATTCAGGACATTATTGAAACGATGCTTATGGATGGCAAGCGCAAAGATGTTGCTAGAGCATTTGTGATTTACAGAAATGACAGAACGAGAGTGCGTGAGCAGAATACTAGTCTTATGAAGTCTATCAAAGAAAAACTTACAGCATCAAACGTTCAAAATCAAAATGCCAATATTGATGAAAAATCATTTGGAGGTAGAGTTGGAGAGGCAAGTGATACTGTACTAAAACAGTATGCATTAGATAATTGCATGTCAGAAATGTCAAGAAATAATCATTTGAATAATGAGATATATATCCATGATCTTAACTCATATGCCGTTGGAATGCATAACTGTCTCAGTATTCCATTTGATAAATTACTTGCCAATGGATTTAATACAAGGCAAACAGATGTAAGACCTGCTCAATCAGTAAGTACCGCATTTCAGTTGGTGGCTGTTATATTTCAGTTACAGTCTTTACAGCAGTTTGGAGGGGTTTCAGCAACTCATCTTGATTGGACAATGATTCCATATGTAAGAAAAAGTTTTTATAAGCATTACAAAAACGGATTAAAATACATCAACGAATCTTTAAATCCTTTATATAAAGAATTTACAGAAAGAATGAATGATGCTACGCCAATTAACGAATACACAGATGTTGCACCAAAGGCTTATCAATATGCTATGGATATGACAGAAAAAGAAGTATATCAAGCAGTAGAAGGTCTTTATCATAATCTTAATACTCTTCAGAGCCGTTCAGGTAATCAACTCCCATTTACCTCAATCAATTATGGAACATGTACAGAACCAGAAGGTCGTATGGTAACTAAAGCATTACTTGATGTTTCTATTAAAGGTATTGGCAAGTTACATAAGACATCAATTTTCCCATGTGGTATTTTCCAGTGTATGAAAGGTGTAAATAGAAAACCAGGAGATCCAAACTATGATTTGTTCAGATTAGCATTGCGTTCAACTGCTCAGAGATTATATCCAAACTATGCTAATGTGGATTGGTCTGGTAATGAGGGATATGATAAAAACGATCCGAAGACATATTTCAGCACAATGGGCTGTCGTACCGCTAATACATGGGACATTAATGGATTTGGTCAGTTGAAAGATGGAAGAGGTAATATCTGTCCTGTGACAATTATTATGCCTACTTTAGCAATGGAAGCTGAAAGTAACGCTGCACAAGAACAAGAAATGTGTGGAACTTCTAATATTGTAGAAGAATTTATGGATATTCTTGACACAAAAATCCATGAAGCAAAAGATATGTTACTTGAAAGATTCGAGTGGATTTGTTCTCAGTCGCCAGATTCAGCAAAATTTATGTATGAAAATGGTGTTATGGAAGGATATATTCCAGAAGAAGGGATTGTATCTGCATTAAAACATGGGACTTTGGGTGTCGGACAGATTGGATTAGCAGAAACACTTCAGATTCTTATTGGATGTGACCATACAACAGATAGAGGTATGGAGCTTGCTAAAAGAATTGAAAAGTTATTTTACGACAGATGTGCTGAGTTCAAAAATGAATATAAGCTTAATTTCGGAACATATTTTAGTCCTGCCGAGAATTTATGTTACACCTCAATGCAAAAGTTCAAGGATAAATATGGTGTAATTCCTAATGTTTCAGATAAAGATTTTTTTACTAATAGTGTCCATGTTCCTGTGTGGGTTGAAATAACACCAATGCAAAAAATTGATATTGAATCTCAGCTTACAGGATATAGTCGTGCAGGATGTATTACTTATACAGAACTTAATGGTAGCGTAAAAAATAATATTGATGCACTTGAAACAATCGTAAATTATGCAATGGATAAAGACGTACCTTATTTTGCAATAAATGTTCCAAACGACATGTGTACCAATTGTGGGTATACAGATGATATTGCCGATAAATGTCCTATGTGTGGATGTAAAGAGATTAGACGACTTCGTAGAGTAACTGGTTATCTTACAGGTGATTACAAGAGTGCATTCAATAAGGGTAAACAGCAAGAGGTAGAGATGAGAGTTTCGCACGAAACTTTTAAATAATAAGAGAATAAATAAGTAGAGAGGATATAAAAATTCCTCTACTACTTATTTTAAGGAGTGATATTTATAGGAAGAATTTTAACAGAAAAAACGAAGAAAAAACGAAGAATTGTATTTTATAATAAAGCAATAGATAAGGCTAAGTCAGAAATAGGAAAGAAGTACAATCGACTGACAATAACAGATATTGACTATGAAAAATCATATGATAGTTACTTTAATAAGAAATATCATAGAATATATGTTAGAACTAAATGCGACTGTGGCGAAATACCACCACCAAATCAATTAGCTGCTATTCAATGTGGACATATTAAATCATGTGGATGTTCCAAGTTCAACAATCCCTTAAGGATTGAAGACTTAACTGGGCAAAAATTCGGAAGACTAACTGTAATTGGAAGAGATTTACAACGTGACGAAGAAGAGTATAAAAATGGAACTAGGACGAATGCACATTGGCTATGTAAATGTGATTGTGGTAACTCACAAATTAAAAGTGTTACAGGATATCAATTAAAAACTGGACATACACAATCTTGTGGATGTTATGCTTCTGAACAAATCGTAAAAAGGAACAAGGAATATTCTACTAAAACAAATAAATTTATTGATAATGGCGATAATACATACTATTTATTAGACGATAATAATAACAAGTGTCTTATTGACAAAGATGATTACGACATTGTTAAAAGATGGTATTGGCGTAAAATTGATAAACGTGGCAATATCGACAAAGGTTATTGGGTGACAAATGTAAAAATAGATGATAAATACAATAAATCTGTTTTAATGATTCATCAAGTAATTGCAGAAATAAAATATGGTGAATATGAATCGTCAAATTCAATTCCAGATCACTTATCTCGTGATACTGACGACAATCGAAAATGTAATATCATTCTAAAATCTAATCAAAGAAATTCCCACAATAGAGGTTTAAGCAAAGTAAATACTTCTGGTAAAACAGGTGTAAGTTACAACAAAGAAAAGAATATGTGGACAGCATATATAACTGTTAATTATAGAACCAAATACTTAGGTGATTATACAGATTTTAATGATGCTGTAAATGTTAGAAAAGAAGCCGAAAAAAAGTATGGTTTTACGTGTGATGACATTGTAGCAGACTATGACAAGGAGGTAATTTAAAATGAATTATCTCAAAATAGAGCATGAAGATGTATGCAACGGCACTGGTTTGAGAGTCGTTTTGTGGCTCTCAGGCTGTTCTCACCATTGTTATAATTGTCAAAATCCTCAAACATGGAATCCCGATAGTGGCATTCCATTTGACGAATCAGCAAAACAAGAGATATTTAACGAATTGTCTAAAGACTATATATCTGGCATTACTTTCAGTGGTGGTGATCCACTACATGAAAACAATCTTGATGAAGTCCTCAAATTAGTCAAACAAATCCGTATTTCTTTTCCTGAAAAAACCATTTGGTTATATACTGGCTTTTGCTGGAACGACATTATGTGTTCTTTTGCAGGATTACAAGCTGATTGTGTTGTTTTAGATAAAAAAGACATTGAAGCGTGGGAAAAGAGAAGAAAGATAATTTTCAATGTAGATGTGCTCGTTGACGGAGAATATATAGATGAGCAGAAAGATTTATCATTAAAATTCAAAGGTTCAAAAAACCAACGAGTCATTGATGTGAAACAATCTCTCGCTCAGAACAAAGTAGTTTTATATTGCGATTAAAGAAAGAGGGTGATAAACACGTCATACTTAATAGATAAATTCAAAGGTATTTACCGTATTAAAGTACCATATAATCAATGGACAAAAGATTTCACACGAAAACTTAATGGAAATCTCGAAGATGTAGATTGTTATATTGATTGTATGTATGGTAATAAAGTATTTCACTATGGCAGAGATGTTTTACAAGCATATATACCTTCACTTGGAAGAGGACACAATATTTTAAAATCAATTAACGAAATTGACCAGTCAATTATCTTTGATATAGAAGAAACCGATTCAGAAATTCTCTTAAAATTCAAATATGCCGACTCTGACAAAATTATTCCATTATTAAAACCGAAGACAAGCGGAGCTAATATAAGCCCATTTTCATCAAGAAATTTACCTAAAAATAAGACGTTTAATATACCAGATGAACAGTTGGAAGCCTATCAAGAAATAGTGTCTAAAATTCCACAGGAACGCATTTTAATCCTAACGCATAGAACCAATAGCTTTATTAAATCATTGGCTACGAAACGAAATCCAATAGAGAATATAAAAGCAGATATGAAGTTAAAAGGACTGCGAGGTAAGGAATATATCTATTCGATTGGTGAATGGGACAATTATATTAAATTTTTAAAGGAGAATATATAAATGGAAACAATTAAGATTAAATATTTTGATAAGGAAATTGACAAGATTGAGAAATTTAGCAACGGCGACTGGATTGATTTGCGTTCTGCTGAGACTGTAGAGCTAAAGAAAGGCGAATTTCGTTTGATTCCATTAGGTGTAGGAATGAAGTTGCCGGACGGATATGAAGCCAATATTGTTCCACGCAGCAGTACATATAAGAATTTTAAGATTTTACAGACGAATTGTTTCGCTGTCATTGACAATTCATATTCGGGAGACTCAGATGAATGGAAACTTCCTGTAATTGCTATGGAAGACACAGTAATTAATAAGAATGATAGAATCTGTCAGTTCAGAATTAATAAAATTCAGCCAGAGATTGAGTTCGAGGAAGTAGAGCATTTAGACGAAGTATCTCGTGGTGGAATCGGCTCGACAGGGAAGGCGTAAATATGATAATTATTCCAATAAGCGAAAAGTTTACATTAACTATTCAAGAAGCAAGTGTTTATTTTAATATAGGAAGAGATAAATTATACGAACTTGCGAATGAAGAAGGAAATACTTTTACTATACATAACGGTAAAAATATCCTTCTCAAGCGCAAGCAATTAGAAAAATATTTAGAGAATAAATCGTATATATAAAATTGTAAAAGATCAAGCTTTATGATAATATAATCATATAGGTTTGGTCTTTTGCTCATAGAAAGGAGTACAAATGGGTAAAGACTTAAAAGGTAAGGAACTTGGTAAAGGTTTAAATCAAAGAAAGGATGGAAGATATCAGGCTAGATTTACTACTTTAAACGGAAAAAGAGTAGAAAAGAATTTTGATAAAATTAAAGAGGCTCGAAATTGGCTCGATGAAGAAAAACACAAATTAAATTTGCTAAATAGTAATAATATAACAGTTGATGAGTGGTTTAATTATTGGATAAAAAATTATAAAGAAGGAATTGTCGCTGATAATACCAAAAAAAATTATTCAAATCGTTACGAATATAATATCAAAAAAACAATAGGTGATATGGAATTAACAGATGTAAAACAAATTCATTGCCAACAGGTATTAAAAAAGATGATTGAAGATGGCAAATATGCTTACGGAACAATCGAACTGACAGCTATAACTCTTCACGCTTTATTTAAGAGTGCGTTTGAAAATGGGTATATTGTTAGAAACCCAGCAGACAGCTTAAAAATAAAGAAACGAGATATTAACGATGATGAGAACGACAAAAGAGTTCTTACAAGAAATGAACAAAAAGAATTTATCCAATATGCAAAAAAATCCATTTATTACAATGCGTTTTCACTCGTACTTGAGACTGGATTAAGAGCTGGAGAAATTGGTGGATTACAATGGTCTGATATTGATTTTGAATCTGGATTTTTGTATGTTAAAAGAACATTGTTGCAAGACTCAAAAAAGGGTGGTTTTTATTTTGGAGTGCCTAAATCAAAAACAAGTAAAAGAAAAATTCCATTAACAGAAAATGCTAAAGCTATACTGTATGATCAACAAAAATTACAATATAAATTAAAAAATCAAAGCATTAAATGGCATAATGAATGGAACGGTCTTGTGTTTACCACAATTAATGGGAATCCTGTTGGTGCATCTACTTTTAGAATTACAATGATTCGAATAGTTAAAAATATCAATAAGGATAGAGAAGCAGACGCTCTTGGTAAAACATATAATATTTTTGAGCATTGTTATATGCATTCTCTACGCCATACATTTGCGACCAGATGCATAGAAAAAGGCGTACAACCCAAAACTCTTCAAAAAATATTGGGGCATTCAAGCATACAAATAACAATGGATTTATATGTTCATGTTACAGATGAACATTTAGAAGAAGAACTTGATAAAATGAACATTGCAATTTAATAAAAATTTTTGGTGCAAAAATGGTGCAAAATCAGTAAATATGTAAAAAACAAAGCTGTAACTCCAATAAAATCAACACTTGTATAAAAAAAGTTACCGATTACGCAAAATAAGCAGGAAATAAGTGTCCGAAGAGTGAAAGCTTTTTGGACGCTTATTTTTTTGCAAGAAAAACAAGTAATGAGGAAAAATCTGTAAGAAAAAAGGAGAATACA